GTCACCTTTTAATCCTTGTGGACCAGTTGCGCCTGTTGCGCCAGTGTCACCTTTTAATCCTTGTGGACCAGTTGCGCCTGTTGCGCCAGTGTCACCTTTTAATCCTTGTGGACCAGTTGCGCCTGTTTCGCCAGCAGGACCTTGAGTTCCAGTACCAGCAGTAATGCCAGAAACTGCTGCGGTGATTGCAGTATTTCTGTTTGTAATTTCAGTTGATATTGCTGTATTTATTGCATTGCTTCTATTTGAAACTTCTGTTGCAATCTTAGTATCTGTATAAGAATTTGCTGTTGTGACTGCAGAAGCTGCTGATGCTGTATCTTTATTATCTGCTGCGATTCCAGCAGCAGCAATAGCTTCTGCTTTTGCAGTTGCAGATTTGTTTGTAGCATCATTTGAAGCTGTATTTATTGCCTCTGTTTTTGCAGTTGCAATGGCAGTATTTCTATTTGTAGTTTCGGCTGCGATTGCAGATGAAATAGCTGAAGCCACTGCGTCGATTGCTCTTTGATTTGTAAAATATTTATTTGTTGAGCCTTCTGTAATAGAGTTTGTAGTTAAAGCTGCAATTGCTGCTGTAAAGTCTCCTCCTACTGATATTGAATCTGGTAGCTGAGATGAAGGAATTTTTCCAGAAGAGTTTAGTGTGGCTAGGCCATTGGCTTCTCCAGCTTTAAATGCATAGGAAGTTGTTGCATTCCATCTTGAACCATTACCAATTTTAAACTTAAGGGTATCTGTTTCAATGCCAAGTTCACCTGATAATAGTATTGGGTTGTTAGACACCCAGTTTGCTGCTGTGTCTCTTCTAAGTTGTATTCTTAATGATGCCATTTTATGAACCTCCTGCATCAACAATTATACCATCGTTGTCTGCAGAACTTCCTCCTTCTAGAACTTCGTCTTGTACTACTGTAACGCTGCCTTCTGGGTTTCCGCCATCAAGCAATGTTTGGTTTTCAAATGTTCCGCCTTGGTTTGATGTTGAAGGATTTTGTCCGTCGTATCCAATTACAAGTGGTAATACTAGATTGGGAGAATCTGAAGTATTTGTTTCCTTAAATGTAATCTTATTTTGAACATCAATTGTATGAACATTTCCATCAAATGTATGGGTGTGCATATAAAATGGTGTTGGGTCTGTGCTGGGCGGGGTAAGCTCTACCCAAACCGTACCGTTATATATTCTTAAGTTCTTGCTTACTACGTTGAAATATATATCTCCAACAGTGGCTATGTCGGGGTTCTCCATAGAAGTAAGAAGATTAAGTGCAACCTTCATTTGTCTGGACATTTTATTATCCTACAACTACTACTTTATATTCTCCAGCTGACGGGGCTACTGCAAAGTCTACTGTTACTGTATTTGAGCTAGACCTTTTTACATCGGCTTCAATCTGTGCAAATGGTGATGCTGCTTCAAATATTTGAACAGTTACATCAGTTGTTCCCAAGTCATGTGTTATTGTATAAGATGTAGCAGATGCACCAAGTGTTTCTGCATACTTTCTAGCAATTGCATGATAGGATGTTCCATTATTTGTTAATGTCCATTTGTCTGAAGTTTCATTCCATAGAATTTCTACATCTGTATCTAGTCCACGCTCTACTGTTATTCCAGCATCTGTCGTTGGTGTGCCAGCAAAATTGCTATTTAGCTTTACCTTATTATCTTCAATATTAATCTGTGTCGTATTTACAGAGTTAACAGTTCCAATAACATTGAGGTTTCCACCAACCTGCAAGTTTCCAGTAATTTCTACATTGTCTGGCAAGCCTACGGTTACCGCTGCGTTGTGTCCGCTATTTGGAGAAACAGTAATTTCATTTGCTGTTCCTACAATAGTTGCTACATAGTCACCTGTTGTTTGTGAATCTAAATTAATATCTTTTACAGATACTACGCCTGCGTTTACATTAAAGTCTGCTGCATCAAAAGAAGCAACACCTTTGTTTGTTGTGCTTGCGTCTTCACCAGAAATTGTAATTGCATTATTTGTTACAGCAACATCAATTCCTTCTCCACCATTTACAGTTAATCCTTCTGTAAGTAATGAAATGGATGTATTTCCAGTGTCTCCAGTTATTGCAAGCTCTGTTGCTACATCAACCTGACCAGCTGCAGTTAATCTACCTTGCTGATCTACTGTGAATGTCGGTATCTTTGTTTGTGATCCGTATGAACCAGCAGTTACTGCGGTATTATCTAAATCTATTGTTGTGATTCCTGTAGAATCTACGTATGTTCTTGTTAAGCCAACTCCGCCTTCAATTGAAGCGCCGATTACATCTTGAATTACTTCTTGAGAACCGCTCATTGATTGCCATGGACCGTCTGGTGATGCTAGTCCATTGTAGTAGTACATAACATTGTCGCCACTGTTATAGTAAATTTGACCAATTACTGGATTAGATGGAGCTGAGCCTAAATTCTGAATTCTAGCATTTAAGAGCTCATTTTTATTGAGGTCAATGCTAACTAAAAACTTTTTTGCCATTTTCTTTCTCCCTTATGACAGATATGCTGTCCCTGAAAACGGTTGTGCCATAGTCAGTGTTAATATGTTTATACTATTATAGTCTATTCCAGTTTCTAATATATCCCCAGCACTTGACTTAACAGTCACATTGGGGTGGAACCCAAGGTTATGTGTTATTGGCAACGAGTAAATTCCATTTACTGGTCCAACTATCTGTGCTAGTTCCCAAGAATGAGTCAGTGATATCTGCTTATCCAGAATGAAACTTTTTGCTATATTCCACGTATTTGTCTGTGTGTCTTTTGGACCCCAGAATCTTGTTGTATTTGTATCAAAATAAAAATCTCCAGGAACTCCAAGAGCATTATTTGGATTTCCTTGTCCGCTTATAATTGTGCGCCCTGGCGCACCAGTAGACCTTACAACTACTAGGGGGTTATTCTCGGTTACTATTAAACGTGTTGCCATTATACCGTTACTGACCTATTTAGAGTCATGTACCCTTCTAATAATCTTGTCTTATTAACGCTTGGGTCAACTATAACTAGGTCGTATGCAGATTTTGGATAGAACATCTTGTTTGTTCTGTCAGCAGAAATAGAAATCTTTAGCTTTCCTTCTGTTGGGCTAATTTGTATTCCATCTTGCTCTGTTAATGTAAATGCTAGTTTTTTGCCACCCTGGGTATCTCTAACTTGGAGTTTTGCTTCATGAAAATTTAACTGAATTGGGGTTTGGTCTTCGTCAAGATACTGAACTTCAAATGTAAAAGTCGTATTTTGGTCTACTTCGAAATTTTTTTGCGCTGCCACATTTACCCCTAAATTAGAAAAGCCCTTATGCCAATTTTAGCATAAGGGACTTCCCAATTGACTATAACTTAGGCCTTGTTGGTAAATCCAAAACTCTTATCATTTGGATTTAATGCCTTTAGGATTACGGGCGCTACCGCTGCAATTCCGCCAAGTAGCAAATCTTTAGGATTTGTATTACCTGTCATGTATAAGGCTAGTGCTGCTGAAAGAAATGCTCTTCCGTAGCTTGCTAGTGCTGCTAGGATCTGTTCTTGCATAGTTACCTTTCCATCTTTGTTTAAATCTGCTTTTGCAAATTTAGCCATTTTGTTATCTCCTTGTGGGCAATTTGCCCTTGGAATTTTCGGCTAGGCCGAATACTATAATTCTACCACTATGCGGAAATATCCACAAGTTCGCAATTACCGTCAGAACTGCAAGCTAGCGTGGCAGAGGGTGATGTCCCATCTTCTGTTTCGTAGAATGATAAATCTTCCCAACGAATATCTTTGGGCATTTTTAATACAAGGTCATCATATTCTTTTTTTGATACCTCCTGGTACGGGGCCTGCTTGTATGTGTGATCTGAGTGAGGCAGAAAAGATATGCCAGAAACTTCATCAAAGTTTTTATATACCCAAGCTCCTACTTCCATCCATTCATCTTCTTTAACGGAAACTGTAATCGATGGCTTATGCTCACACCAAGCACGTTGATAAACTAGCCATATGTCTAGGTGCTGAATGGCTGTTAAATCATTTCTAACAATTGCACCTTCTGGCGCTTTTACTGGAAATGAAAATACATAAGTGTCGTTTGGCTTCATGACGTCGTCTTCCACTGGAATTCCGACTTCCTTCAAAAATGTAGAGATAGGATCTCCTTTTGAGCCACGAACTGTGCGAATGTAATACGGTGAATGCCATGGATGCATTCCTGAAGATACCCCGACCAATTGAGATACTGTTCCAGAAGGCTTTACGCAAGTAATGGCGGCAGACTCAGGAATCCCAATTTTCCCAGCCTCTTCTTTATTAACTTCTCTTGCTCTTTCACGCATTGTCATTAAGAATGACTCAAGCATTACTAGATCTTCTTTGCCAGACATAAACTTATGGCCAAACTGCCCTGTAAGGGAAACTCCAAGCAGCCTTTCTTCTTCTGTGTTATCTTTCCAAATTTTACGTAGGTACTTAAAGTCAGTTAGCGTTGACTGCCAAGTTCCAAGAATTGTAGCAAGCTCAACTTTGCGTTGAATGTCTTTCTTTGTATCATTTTCACGTAATACCACTTCTGAAAGGTTGCAAAACTGATAAGGACGTAAAATAATTTCTGAGCACGGGTTAGTTCCGTAGTGTATATCTGGATCTCTTCTTCCAAACTTGGCTGCCTGGGCTTGAGCTGCGGCCACATTGTATATGCCTCGTTCTCCCGACTTTGAATCATAAAGAGATTTCCATTCTGCAATAAATTGCTCCATCTCTGGCTTGCGTGAGTATGCAACAGAGTTATTTGATAATGCACGTTGTGGACTTGGCTCCCACCAGTTTCCCGACTTAGCCTGCGCCATTTCAATATCGTTGATGTTAGAAAGAGAAATCATTGCTGATCGTCTTACGCCACCCACAACAACAACTTCACCAATTTTACACATTATGTCGTGACATTCAATTGGCTTAAGATTTCTTCCTGCTGCATTTTTAAATTTTGCAATTGTAAAATCAAAAAGGTTTATAAGTGGTTGTGGGCCAGAAGATCTTCCACCCATTGTCTTAAGTCTTGCTCCAGCAGGTCTAACTTTAGAAACATCGATTGCGGGGATATGACCTGTCCACAGTAATGCAAGTAATTCACGATAAGATTTAGCCCAACCTTGTTTTGAATCTTCAACAACAATTACAGTATCTGATTTTTCAAGTTTTTCTGGTACTGAGGGAAGCTTATTGATGTACTTGTATTCAACTGAGAATCCGACACCAGTTCCACACATAAGTACATACATTGTTTCATCAAATGAACGAGGGGAATCAACTGGAAGGAAGGCACAGTTATATCCAGCAACATTATCTCTTTCTAAAGCAGCACCTGAAGTCATTACTGATCTCATAGATGGCATTACATTTCTTTCAAAAACAAACTCTTTTAATTCCGCAACAAGCTTTTCATTTGGAATATAATTGTGATTTGTCTTTAAATGATTAGTCATAAATGTAAAATATCTATCTACTGTTTCTCCCCAAGTTTCTCTACGCCCTTCTGCTTCTACCCACTTTGCATACCTGGATAGGGCAATAAAGTTTTCATAAGGATTTTCAATAGTTTGTGACATTTATTATACGACCTTTTCTCCGCCTTGCGGTGCTAATTTTAAGTGAAGTCCTAGTGTATCAAACTTTTATTTAATGGTCTAGGGCTAAAAAATATTTTAAAGAATATCATTATGTGAGATAGCATTTTAGTCAACTAACTTGACAGGTGTTTATAATCAATGCTATTCTTAGAGTTCGTTATCTCTATAGGAGGAAATGCCAATGGAGAATATAAAGCAACAGTTTAGCGATTTGGTTCGTGACTGGACAATAATAGCAGTAACAATGTTATTTTTGTTTGGATCACCTGCAAACGCTTTACCTGTAGTAAAACCTTTAGTGAAAACTGAAGCCCAATTAAAGCAAGAAGTCTTAGATAGTTTTAGTAAAGAAATTTACAAGCCGTCTGAGATGCTTACAGATCAAGAGTTGTTAACACTTCTGGAGACTGTAGGATTCGAAGGAGTAGGCCTTAAAAAAGCTTGGTCCATAGCAAAGCGTGAATCTAATGGAAGACCGCTTGCATATAACGGGAATAGGAATACAGGAGATAGTTCTTACGGACTATTTCAGATAAATATGATCGGAGATCTTGGTCCTACAAGACTTGAGAAATTTGGTCTACAGAGTAACAAAGAGTTATTCGACCCAGTAACAAACGCAGAGATAACGTACTATATGACCAATGGCGGTATCGATTGGTCAGCTTGGAAGGGTATGACCCCAAGAGCTAAGGAATTTTTATTAAAATTTCCGACAAAGTAAAGGAGATGGGATGAGGATACAATACGTATCAACTTACATCTCCATGTCAGAAGAAGGATTGGTTGAAAAGCTTTTATGCCCAGTAGACCAATCCCTTCTTTTTTGTAATCAAGATTTAGAAGATAATATTTTTTTATACTGCTTGGAGTGCAAATACCTGAAAAATATAGGTGCAGCTACTTATGAGAATATAGTTAAGCGGGTTAATTTAAATGATAATAATAAACAATAAGACATACCCAGATAAAACAATATTTAAAGTAATTGTTCCTGACTCCTGGGTTATACATACAGACAGGAAAGAAATAAAAGATCTCCCAGTTGTTTTTTTGCAACCAGGGATGACAATAATTGATGAAAATAGAAACATCAAAATAAAAAATATAAAAGTAGTTCCAGAAGATAATAGAGTACCGTTTTACCATATGCATATTTATAAAACATCTGGGGTATCGTTGTACGCTAACCTAGTAGATTATTTCAATGACTTACAGATATATAGAAACTATATTTCATACATAAACGATGAATTACTATTATCATCTAGCTTTATTAGCGGCCATTTTGCTTCATACCCAGTAGATTTATTTTTAAAAAATAATAAAAAATTACATACCTTTACATTATTAAGGGATCCAGTTGATAGATGCATTAGCGAGTATTTATACAAAAATAAATTTATAACAACTGAAGAGCAGCCTAGCGTAGAAGACTTTCAGATATACATGATGTCTGAAAGATTCACAAAAAACTTACAATCAAAGAACATAACTTCTTCTTTGGATATTACATCTGCTAAAACAATCTCCAGCTTTGCTCTTTCTGATTTAGACATAAGGCGTCAGCAAGGTCCATATGATGCCTACGTAAAAGATCCCAGGTCACTGGCCAAAGAGACAAATGAAAAAAATTGGAAAGACCATATTAATAAATTTTCTTTAATAGGTACTCTAGAAAATAAAAAAGACTTTGATATAAAAATTAATTCATTAATTCAGTCAGAGGGGTATTTGTCACACAAAGTAAATGACCTCTATTTGAATAGAAGCCCTTTCTCTACATCGGAATTTAAAAAAACTTTGCCAAAGCACGTAATTGATAAAATTTTATATAGAAATCAGCATGACGTAGAAATGTATGATTTTATTAAATCTAGGGGTGTATAATGGAAATAAATCCAAAAGAAATATTAGAAAACGAGTCAACTCCAATGATCATAACAGATGCAATGGGTAGAGAGATATGGTGGCAAGATGCTGGAAGACCAGATTGATGAAAAAAATAACCTGGAAGAGAACCTTCCAATGGTTAACTATATTATGCTTCACAGAATATACGACATGCTAAGTTTAATAGCAAAGGGATCTGTAGGGCAAGAAGAAGTTAGCAAAATGATAGAGTATCACGAACAAGGATATCTATTGGGCCCAGAGCCAGCCTTTAGGCCTAACGAAGAAAATGATTGACATTAGTTTTTAACTAATATATAATTATGTTTGTATGAGTAGTAGCATTGCAAAATGTTCCTCATACAAAGTATCGTAAAGATACAAAAACCCAATCGGATCCGCCTCTGATTGGGTTTTCTTTTTTTATTAAATAGGGTGTATAATTAATTCATGAGCCCAAGATACTTTGCTAAATTTACTGGTAGCCACACACAAAATGCTGGTAACTGGTATCATTTTGCTGCAAATGATTACAAGCAGGGATCCCCAGAAGAAAAAATTCATTCTATTAAAGATAAGATTTATAACTTTTACTTAAAATTGATCAAGCTTCGCTAATAGTGCGAAAGTGCGGCGACGGTAGAGACTAAATTTTTTTGGCTATGCCAAATGATGTCAGAATATATCTTATATTATCGGATGAAGGTTTTACGCCATGAGTATACTCTTCAGTAGCGGGGTGAGAAGCAAAAGAACCTCTAACTGGCTTATATTCAAACCCCTTATATGGATAATACAACTGTCCTCCATCGTAATTATCATTAATATAACAAATGAAACCACGCTCTACATAAGGGCTATATCTACTTTTATCAAAATGAGCTTCTAGTATTTGTCCTGGGAATAACCTTTGCAATGCACGTACTTCGGTTATTAGTAAGTCTGGGTACAGAAGCTTTATCTTGTCATTAATTGCTTTAAGAAGGCTTTTATCTTTAATCACCTTAATATTAGTTTTCCACACAGTATCTTTAAGGTTAGATGTATGGCTAGTTTTGGAAACCTCTGAGAGTTCCCAAGGTTCATCGTCGTAAATTATTGCATCAAGAGCAAGAAGCTCTTCTTCGCTTAAAAAATTAGCAATGGTGTAAACATTATCATCTAAATATGTCTTATTCATACAAACCTTTACAGTACAGGAGAATCTAGAACTAAATCTATATTGTCATCAATATTGGATTGATGTTCTCTATCACATGACCCACAACTCTTACACATTATTAAAGTATACTATATCCAGCAAAGTGAAGTGCGGCGGCAGAAGAGACCATTTTAGAATTTAGCATCATATAGGGGATCTCCACTATATTCGTATATTAGATTCATTAATAATAAACAGCTTGTATGGGATTCTAAGTACCATATGTCACATACCCCTGAACTTGCATTCAAACATGTCTCTAATCGGCTCTTGAGGCCTTCTATGACCCATTCTAGCGAAGACATAGCCATAAGTTTATTAGCTTCAAAATAATTATTTTCTTTATAACGAACTTCGGCTAGATATTTCGCTAATTTGTCCGATTCGTCCGCATTTACCAAAATATACTACTTGCTACATATATAACAACTAGCACTAGGCCAAGGATCTGTATAGACCTATATAGCTGAGAGTTCTTCATTATCTATATCTTCGTTTAGGTCGAAATCAAAGATATCTTCTAGTCCCACCTTTTTTAAACTTGCAAATAAAGCATACCCAGAAGAGATTGCTATCGCAATTAGAACTACTAACACCCATAACTTCTTCATATATATCCTAGTCAACTGCTTTTATATTGTAGGGATACTGAGATTTGAACTCAGAATCTATTGCATATAAGACAAGTGCTTTAACCAAATTAAGCTATATCCCCTAGGGACTAGCGTATTCGATTCCCGCCGATTAATTTTTCAATACAGTGTGTGCAAAAGTTTTCAAGTATGCCTTTAGCGTTTATACGCTCTACATACTTTGGGTTTTCGCAAAAGTCACATTTCATAAATCTATTGTACCATAATTCTAGTTGACTGTAATATTACATAATTGTAAAATGTTAATAAAATATTTTTTTGGACTTATCACTTGATCTTAGGTCTTAGGTCTTACTATATATTTAATATTTATTATTTATTGATTTACTGACCCCCCGACCCCCCTAGAAAAATTATACTATTTCTATTTTCGTTGTCAAGGATTTATTTTTTATTTATCTGTTTATTTTTTAAAAGAACAAAGGTATTTATTCTATTTCTATGCATTTGTCCGTTTTGTGATAGATCTAAATTGTCGATATTCCAAAATTTTAACATAGGTGCAACTACTTCATTCATGTGTATTGGTAAATTATAGATACCAGCTTCTGCAACTGAGCCAGCTATATCTCTATACCCCTCCATATTAACACTTGGCATCTCAAAGTTTGTTATAACATCTGCTAGAGCCCCTATAGTAGCTTCTGGATCTATCTCAAAACATTTTTTTGCTACATTTCTATAAAATATCATATGTAGATTTTCGTCTCTAGCAATCTGAGCCATTAGAGCATCCCCTACTGGATCTCCGCAAACCAAACCAGTATTTCTATGGCATATTCTTGCAGCAAGCTCCTCAATGGATGTATATAGCAACATGTGTAGCCAATCGTGTGCAAACATTGGCATCTGTAAATTATCTGACATAAAAGCTATTCTAATGTCCTCAAGTTTTTTTGGATCAATTGCACGAGTTGTTAAAACATAGTCTCTCAATGCCATGCTATGCCTGGCCTCCTCAGCAGTCCATCTATCAATCCATTTTTTCCAAGGATGATTCCTGCCAAAGTTTGAGACTAGCTCTGCGTGATACTGAGGCAAATTATCTTCAGTAACCAGGTTTAGTATTATTGCATCTGCTACAAGTTTAGATATTTTAGACTGAGACTGATCCCAGGCTTTCCCATTTAATGGACCATCAAAATTTTCTCCATCCGACCATGGGACATACTCATGTGGATACCATTGTTCACTCATCGAAGCATGACGAATCATCTCTGCTTCAACAAATGGTTCTAGTTGGCGCATCATCTCTGGGTGTAAATCTTTATTATAGGTAGCCATATTAAATAATTATACCAGGGTTAATGTTATTTCAAATTTGAAAAAATGTTAATATATTTTTATCTTGTACGATACACACTACAGAAAAATTCGGACATTTAGGATAGACCGCACATAATGAGCGTGAATGTGGCGCAACTCACAGGGTTTTTCTAAGATTTATTTGCGACACGCCCGAGAAACACCTCTAAATGTCAGTCCCCCCTGCTATGATAAAGGTATAAAGAAAAACAAACGAAAGGGGTCAAAATGACTCAACTAACCGAAACACTATTTAGCACTATCGTGCACGATTTCCACAATGGTGGCGTAAAATCCTCTTATGGGCTAAACGCTTACACACGCAAGGAAATCCTTGCCTACCTTATCCGCTCTAAGGGTTGCGAGTGTATCAACTGCCTGTGAGGCAACTCACACGCTAGGCTCTCCGCTCTACGGCGTGTCGTGTTGATAATGTCAGCCCGATACGCTACAATTCCTACTATAACTACTAACGAAAGAAGAACAGATAATGACTATCACTTACTCACTATGGGACGGCGCTCAACTACTAGGCGTGGATTTCACCGCTACTAGCGCAGAAGAAATGAACAAGACAGTAAAAGAACTACAGACAATTTCTAGTAATGTAGTAGCACACCTACGAAAGGTTTCAATGTAATGTCATACGCATACTCATACCAAACTAACTCAATAGATAAATACGCCTCTATTCAATCAGATGTCGCAGACGCATACGCCTACCTTGATGAGGTAGATGAGGAACAACCTCCCGTTGATGATTTTGATGATGTTGATGATGAGGAATTAGCAAAACTATTCACACTTACTTGGGAGGCATAATAAATGATTAGCAACGGATTAGAATTAGCACTAAACGAATACGGCTTAGAGTTTGATAGTTTCTTAGGGGCTATCTACTTACCTTGGCACACTATAATCATCACCGCCTTACTAGTAACCGCCTATAAGATTTACAAGAGAAAGAAGAATAAGTAATGACTACTACTCGCCTACTAACTACCTTAGTGCAATTAGGTATCGGTATTCCCGCCCTGCTAATGCTTCGCCTAGTAATAAAAGACCTTAGAGAGAATGGACTCAACTAATGAAATCACAATTAGAAAAAGACATAGAGATAAAAGAAAGCTTTATAGATTTACTAAATGATGTTTATCCTACAGTAAAGATTGGTTACTCTACCTTCACACCCGCCGAGATACTAGAGTGCTGTGATCCTGTTGCGTTTGCTATTGGACTAGTGGAGCACGAGGACTACTTAGCAGAATTAGAAGAAGAATAGCGGCGTGTCGGCTTGACAATGTCAATCTGGCCCGCAAAGGCACGGGGTCGGGCGTGTCGTTACGAGATTGTTACAGAAGCCCTGGAATTCTACGGCGTGTCGATTTGACAGACATATCGGACATATTTGTGTGATGAGTATCACATAGGTTGAGCGTCTTACTATGTGGACTTACTGGCTAGTAGGTAGAGAAATGTCAGTGCCCTAATGTATAATGTCTACTATAACAACAACGAAAGAAGGTCAGTAATGAACCTAGATGAATTCAAGGCGCACATCACCGCCACCCGTGAAGCAAGTAAGGCAGAAGCCTTGTCAGTGCTATCTGCTACAATGTCCGTATCAACAACAACGAAAGGTGACAACTAATGTCAGCAAATGTTTATTCCGTAGAGTCCCTACTTATTGGGAAAATGTATTACTCTCGCTCAGTAAAGGGCGAAATAATTGACGCAGAAAAAACCTCTAAGGTTTGGTATGCCGATTGCGATACTTATCGTGTTCAGGTTCGCCCCTCTAATTCTTTTAGCGATACTTATCGTTATTTAGCGGTAAAGGTAGGTGACTAATGTTAGATACAAAATACATTGACGAAACCGAATTCTATTTCATAAAAGATGAAATGAAATTTCATTGTGATGAAAGCCAATTTGTTTATGTGTGTAAAGAACACGGCGAGCAAATGGGTTGCTACTATTGCGAATTTGACTACGATAAGAAATGCGAGTGTGAATAATAATGGGATACATTGAGATTTTCCGTATGGATGATGAAGGTGCGGGCTGGGTAGATTTATCCGAAGCAACACCCGATGAAATGTTCAACATTGAATTAGGGCTACTGAATGAGGGGGCTTTTGAATGAGCCAAATAGCGGGGATGTGGATTTGCGATAATTGCGATACCCTTGCCGTTGTGTCAGTGCTAACTGATACAATACAAATAACACAATGTAAATGCGTAACTAACGAAAGGGAAACTAATGTATAAATTGACTTGCGCTTATGACTCAAATGCTCCGCATTGGTCAGCAGAATACGAAAACGAATTTGGTGCGTGGGAAAACTTTTTCCTTTTCACCGATTGGGGATTTGCTAACGAATACTCAACTGTAAATCTAATGACGCCAACTGGCAAAATGCACACACGAGTTTTCTATCGTGAAGGACGAAAGGTCGTAACAAAATGATGACACGAAAAGACTATGTAGCAACGGCAGAAATTCTAAAGTATGCAAGCGATAAAACGCACCCCGCTTTATTTTCTAAAATCGTAAATGATTTCGCTGAAATGTTTGCGAAAGATAATGAGCGATTTGATGTAGCAAGATTTCACGAAGCGAGTAATTACAATGTTCCTAAATTCACTTCAAGATAAAGTAAAACGCATTCAGGAATTGCGCCGCAGTAATGCGGCGCAACCTGTTCGCAATAAAAAAAAATACACACGCAAGATCAAACATAAAAATAAATATTCAGAGTAGCGCATAAATATGCAGCTGCCCGCTCTTTTGTGGGGGCTTCATGTGAATTACGACACATGTCCGAATTGCCTGAAATTTTACGGCGTGTCGATTTTGATATGTCAGTCCATTCTGCTATAATTTCCGTATCTACCAACGAAAGAGGTCCACTATGGAACTATTTACAGTATCTTGCTTGAACTATGAAATTTGTGGCGCTCAAGAAACTTTTGACAATGATTCAGAATATGAAATTTATGGCGATGATTATATCTGCGCTGAATGCTATGCGTCTGAGGAAATGGAATTCTTTGAAACTATTGGCTGGTCTGATTCTGACGCCCTAGCGTCTGCAGGCCACGGTATGGATGAGGATTACTAATATGTCAGAGGCCACCGCTATAATTACCCCTATGAAATTAAAACGTTCTAATGATAGAAAGGTCGCTAACCTTGTCACAAAAAATGGAAAGCAGGCAGCAATTGCCAACACGTTCGGATTACCTGCTGGAAAGAATTATTCTTGTCCTGGCGCAACGTCTATTTGCGAGAGTGTCTGCTATGCAGGAAAATTAGAAAAGGTATTCCCTAGCGTTAAAGTTAATTTGTTACACAATTGGGAGCTCCTACGTAATGCAGATATGGACACAATGCTTATTCTATTGGATGAGATGATTGTTGAATTTATTGCTGACTGTGAAAAGAAAGAGGCGCCTAAGTTATTCCGTATCCATTGGGACGGAGATTTTTTTAATGATGTTTATACTTATGCCTGGAAGACTGTTATTGCTAATCATCCCGATGTTCAATTTTGGGTTTATACACGAGTAAAGTCTGCAGCGCTTATTCTTAAGGATGTATCTAATCTATCTTTATACTATTCTACCGATGATGAGAATAAAGAAATAGCATTCGATTTGAAAACTAATTCTAAGGTCCGCCTTGCATACCTAGGAAAGACATTCTCTGCAACGGAAAACACAATGAAAGAATTGACTGGCAAGCCTGGCGCTAAGTGTCCTGAGAATATGAAGAGTATTCCGCTTATCTCTAGCAATGGGTCCGCCTGCGTATCTTGTGGCCTATGCGTATACGGTAAAGCGGATATTAGATTTTCTGCGAGTAAAAAATGATGTATGACATTCTCGGATCCTTAATTGGAATTTTATTAATTGCATTCTTATTCTCACCAATTGTGCTAGCAGTGTACATGTGGAATGGTGCAAAATTTGATAACGACAATGACGGAAAAGATGATTTGCCTAATCGTTGGTAACGGCGTGTCGACTTGACAAAGTCAAGTTGGCCCGCAATATTGTGGGGGGTTATCCACAGGCTTACGGGGGTTATCCACAACCCCTGGAATTGTGAGTATTATCACAAAAGCTGCGACACGCCCATAATGGATTAGGTAATGTCAGTGGCCAATGCTATAATACTCTTATCCAACAACGAAAGGTAACAAATGACATCAGTAGAACACTCACTCAAATTCGTAACCGAGTTTGACGAAACACATCCTATCGCAAAACAATTCTTACAATTAGATGAACAATCACAAATTGCTATGCTAGAGTCAATGCTAAAAGATTTATTGGTATCTGCAATTCAGCCAGTAATTGACCACATCAACGAAAACGGCTCATACGCAATTCTAAAGGTGGCTAACTAATGGGATACACAACAGCGTTAGATTTATCAGACTTAGGATTAGAGCAAGGTATCTCTATTCACTTACAGGGTAATCACTATCCACCCGTTCCACTTTCTATGGTGCAACCTTGCATCGAGGCTATTGACGCATACTGGGCAGATGAGTATGATAAATTGATCGAAATGCCTGAAGGCGTATCTTATCGAGGAGATAAGTTTGCACCCGCACACGCAATAGTAGAACAGCATCACTTACACGCTTGGCTACAAGAAAGTGACTAAGGTCACACAATAACATTCTCACATAATGAGATAGGGCTAGACTAATGTCAGACCCCAATGCTACAATACTACCTAACAAAGAAAAGAGGCAAAAATGACAATAGAAGGAAAACTCTATCAGGTCGGCGATTTATTCACCAGCCTAAAGTCAAAAAAGACAGGTGTTATCAAAGAGATACACCCACAGGCATCTGGCTCGGTGCGTGTGCTACTGGAACTACCTAGCAGGGAAACTCGCTGGACTTCAGTATCAGCCAAGACACTACTTGGCTAATAAGACGGAGGCATACACCATAATCGGGTGCTAAGCCACGAAACAGGGACAGTTTAGGAGAGTATCTAGTCCAATGTCGTAAGTAAGAACTCTCCCCCCTTCGGGGGAAATGTCAGACCCCCCTGCTATACTACAACTAACAACAACCAACCAACGAAAGAGGAAAATAAATGGCTAGAGGAAAAGCAATCTCAGTAAAAATCGCAACACCAAAGGTAATCAAGGCACTAGAAACTAAGTTAGCACAACTAACTAAAGACTATCAGGCACAAGAAGCAAACGAAGCAAAGTATCAAAAGGCTTACAAGGCTTGGCAAAAAGAAATCGGCAAGTGGGCTATTGCTAATTTCTCAAAAGCAGAGAACCTTCGCACAAACTATCGCTCTTGGAACAAGACACTCAATGTTGATTTTGACATCATCACAGAGGAAACTTCTTTCCCAACAGAACCTGAAAAGGACTTTGAGGTAATTCATCAGCACACTTATCGTGAGATGAAAGAGGAGATGGAAAACGCAATCCGTATTCTAAAGATGACAGATGAGGAAACAGTTTCCACATCAACTTATCAAGCGGTTGCTCGTTATCTCTAAATAATTTGGGGGGCAGAACTAAAGTCCTGAACCCAATCGTTCTCGCATAACGCTAAATTGCGAACGACCTGAGTAAGTCGCCAAACTGCTCTCCTTCGGGGAACTACTAACAAAGGTAATACAATGGCAAATCGTTTCAGAGTAGAAATCTACGATGCAAACAAAGCAAATGACATCACGATTTATTCAGATCAAGGTGTTGATAAAGAATACTTAACTGAATTAGTATTCAGCAACATCAGAAACTTTAGCGGAAAGATTAACGCTTATGTTTTTGATAATGTAAAAAAGAAAAAAACAACTGCGATGTTTCTTGATGAGACCACAGTTGAGTTTAATAAAAATCTAATTAGCAATGCTAAAAAGGTAGAGGTGGGGATTTAATCTCCAGCTCGGCCCCCGCTTTTGGGGGGTTATCCACAGGTTTACGAGTGCTTGTGGATAACCCTGAAAGTTTGTGAGAATGATCACACCGCACAATTCGGACAAATGACTATCTAATCTAGACAATGTCAGTGCCACCTGTTATACTTACAACTAATCAAACGAAAGGTAAAAAATATATGGCTCACAATCTAGAAATGGAAAATGGCGAAGTTGCTTTCGCTCTCCGTGGCGCACCTGCTTGGCACAATCTAGCAAATCGCATCTTCACACAAGATGAAGAAGTTACAACCGCAACAATGCTTGAAGAGGCAAAGTTAGCAAATTGGAATGTTCGCTTATCTCCAATCACCGAACACATTCCAGAATCTTGGAATGATGTTTCAACTGCATCTCTTGTCATTCGTGATAACCCATTCAACGGCGGAACTGATGTTCTTGCTACTGTTGGCAAGCGTTACAAGCCTGTGCAGAATGAGGAACTATTTGCATTCGCTGATGCAATTCACGATGCTAACGCTGACTGCCGTTGGGAATCTGCTGGCTCATTAAAAAAGGGTAAAGTTGTATTCGGCACTGTTGATATTCCTCGCACAATGGTTCTTGACCCACAAGGCGCCAATGATGAGACAAAGTTATATCTAATCGTATGGACATCACACGATGGTTCTGTTGCTGTTCAGGCAGCCGTTACACCTGTTCGTGTTGTATGCCAAAATACGCTAAACCTTGCAATGAAGAATGCTAAGCAATCTTTCAAGATTCGCCACACGCAATCTGTTGAAGGTCGTATTCAAGTTGCTCGTGAAACTCTTGGGCTTGCTCTTGGATATTTCGATGAATTCGAAGTTCAAGCAAAAGCACTTTACTCACAAGCAATCACCGATGCTGAATTCTCTAAGTTGATTCAGACAATCTATCCTAAGCCAGAAAAAGATGCTAAGGGTGCAATCAAAAAGTGGGAGAACAAAGTTGTTCTGCTTGATGACCTTTATCATAACTCACCTACTAACGCTACAATCAAGGGAACAAAGTGGGGTGCGTTCAATGCACTAACTGAGCGCCTTGATTATTATCGTTCAGGTCGTGGCAATGGCGAAACACTTATGGCGGGTGCATCAGGGTTTGACCCAGTTCTAACCGCAGAAAAAAATAAGTTGTATCGAATGGTTGCAACTTTCTAAAAAAAAAATAAATAAAAATCCTGAGCAAGATTTAAAACTGCTCACAATTTTTCTTGGTCTGTTAGCTCAGTTGGTTAGAGCGCTACCCTGTCACGGTAGAGGTCGACGGTTCAAGTCCGTTACAGATCGCAAAGCGCCCGCAATATTAAGGGAATTAAAAGTGTGTTACGTGTCACATAAAAAAAGCCCTGAAAGCTATTGTAAATGTCAGTGGGCTCGTGTATAATTCTCATCATGACCAACGAACTAGTATCAAGTAAATATACATTTGTCTGTGACCCAGATGAATGTGACTGCCTAATTGAATTAACATCATCTGACGGGTTTGGATTTCCATCAGGTGTGACAGAACTCACGTGCCCGTGTGGTCGAAAGACCACCTTGGTGTCAGTGGTCAATGCTACAATTGCTCCTATAACCCAAACGAAAGAGGAAAAAATGGAACCAACAACAACACAAATCCCTGAGTCATATAACTCTAATCTATTGGTAACCTACAAAGTTATCCGCGGATTCTCAGATGCAGAATATGCAACTGACAAGATTACAAGTCTTGAGTGGGACCTACACAATGGACGCCAATCTCAGAAGACTGTCGGCGTTCTAAATAGCAAGATTGATTCTGCTAAAGAAATTATCTGCGAAGCATATGCAGACTCACAAGACCAAGACACATTGCGTGAAATCGCTGAGGCGCTTGGTATTGAACTTATTAAAGAAGTTGAATGGTCTGCATCTATTGAAGTTAGCGGAACATATTCATATAACATTCTTGAAAACGATTATGACTTAGACCTTGAGTCAGAAATTACAGATGCAATCTTTGCTGATTCACATAACGGTAACATTGAAATCAATGACCAAGAAGTATGTAATGTGCGTGAGAACTAATGTACTTTGAGTTGACCGCTCCCGATAGGCTATCTCTTGAGATGGCTTATTGGGATGCACAAATTACTGGGCTTGACCCTGAATTTATGCCACCGTTGACATTCAATGTTGGAACTGGTAGTATTGAGAAAGTTAGTCGTATTCGTGATAAGTATAATTTAAAAGAATCATACTGGTCAGACAAAGAAGCGACGGGATACTAGGAGATAAAATGTCAGACTATAAAGATGGATTTCAAGACGGGTATAAGTTTGCTCGTGAAGAGATGATGGAAAAGTTATCAGAGATTGATATCGCTGACATCGATACTTGGATCCTTGACCGTCTTTCAGAAATGATTGAAGGTGGAACACTGTGATGGCTGAATGGCTTAAGTGTGATCAATGTGCAGCCCAAGCTATGTGGGAAGCAAAGAAAGATGCAATGTCTCTTTATTTTTGTGGACATCATAAAAATTCACAGGGCGAATCTCTTGTGGACTGGGCCGAAGAAATGGTACAATTACTAAACTACGAGCAAGACCAACTAACAAAGGCGGAATAAAATGGGCGACAGAGCAAACTTTGGATTCAGAGATTCCAAGGAAAATATTGTATTTCTATACGGTCACTGGGCGGGGCACCGAATGCTAGAGAACTTAGCGGACGCCGTGCAGATTGCACATCCACGTTGGAATGACGAGGCATATGCAACACGTATTACTATTAGTCAAATGATTGGTGACGAATGGGCTAGCGAAACAGGCTGGGGAATTAGCGTTAATGAATTGGCCGACAATGAGCACAAGGTCCCTATTATTGATTGGAAGAATAAAACTTTCACATTAATGGAAGAAGACCTGCAGACTGTAGTATTCAGTACAAGCCTTGAGGCATTTGTTGCTAAATATTGTAGTCAACTAAGTGTGGTATAATTAATCTAGGACCTTGGTCCTGGTTTTAATACAGAAATGAAATGGTGCGCCTAACTAGTCTACGGGCCAGGCGCTAAGTAAAGCGGTTTATTTCTTTCGTTGGAAATCAGCAGCCATATTCATTACCCCCTAGTCAGCTTCAACTCTGAGCCTAGGGGGAATTTTTTGCCCGCAAGGGCGAGGGTAACATATCTCTTTTACGAGGTCAATAGCAAAACTCCTGAAAATTTGTGATCTTGACCACAAAGCTGAATAATGTGGCCTGTATCACAGGCAAAATCTATTCCAAATGTCAGTGGTCCATTGTATAATTGGAACATATCAACGAAAGGATATAAAATGCCAAATTGGTGTTACAACACATTAACTATCCAAGGACCTAAGTCTGAGGTAGATATGATTAAAGATAGATTGAATGCTCCATTTACATTAGCACAAGAGACATATGGTATGGGTGATATTTCATCTATGGGTTTCCCCACCAAAATTAAATTAGTTGAATATAATAATCCTGTATTCGCTTTCTTTAATATCCACTCATATAAGGATGAAGGTATTACTGATGAAGAATATGCCTGCCAACCTAATCGTGGTGACATAGATATCAAGAATGACCCTGATTGGTTCCGCAAGTCTGTTGAGTTTGCTAAGACTCAGAAGGATTGGTATTCGTGGAATAACTCTAATTGGGGAACTAAGTGGGATGTAGCCGTATCTGATGAGGAAAAGTATTCTAATACAGAATTACTTGAATACAAATCAGAAGGTGATGACAACTGGCTTGTATATAAGTATGAGACTGCTTGGTCACCTGCTGTAACTATCTTAACTAAACTAAGTAATCTTGTTCCGAACTGCCTGCTCACATTAGAGTTTGAGGAAGAAACAGGTTGGGGTGGGGAATATGAGATTGTCCGTGGTGAAGTAAAAGAACTATTGGCATATGAGAACCGTTGCTATGCTTGCCAGTCTTTTGATTGTATTGACTATTGCGAGAATGACTGCGGTGAATTCTGCTCAGAATGCAATGAGGGCTCTTGGCAGGATGAAGTGGCTATGAAAGAATGTCAGACCCATATGGTATTATTACCTTTGAAAACCTACACACAGGAAGAGGCACTAAATGTCTAGTTTCTTAGAAAATGAAAATGAAATGTTGATTGACGCAATCTTCTCTGAAATTGGAGAACAACTCGTTGAAGATTGGATGAACTCTAATTTAGATGAAGGGCAACTATATGCCGATTGGTGTGTTGCCGATATGTCTAACAGCAATTATCTAAAAGGCAGGTTCAATCAGTTTCACGATTTAAGTCCAACAGATAATTACTACCTACAATGGGATGAGAACGCAGAATGACATACTATAACTTCGTAATTAAATTACACGGCGCCGTTGGCGCTAATAGCGAAGAAGAAGCAATTGAGAAAATCAATGGACATCTTGACGACCTTGGCCAAGTTGAAAGCATTATCAAATATGATTTAGGTTGGCCCGATACGTCTTGGGAATTAGAGGAGGCATAATGTTAGGCTACACAAAAGAAGATATCGATCAGATGTCTAATGCTATACACGATGCAAAGCTTTTTTATATTATGAAATCAGATGTTGAGCAAGTAGACAAAGACCCTTTAGTTGAAGGTTTGTTGAAAGCAAATGATTTCCTGCAAGGCCTATGGGCAGAAGGGTACTTTGACTAATGGGGGCTAAATGTCAGCATTACTGGGAGTGTTCAGATGTCCCTGGAATTTTTACTTGTCAGTGCTCTATGGTAAGATACTTCAATAGAGAGACAGGAGAATATTACTATGACTAAGTCATCACAGTTTATGGAGTATATGAAACTTCATTTAATTAGTCTTGAACAAGATTTAGAAATGAATCCTGAATCTATCAATGTAATTGATATCCCAGGACAAATTGAAGCAACCAGGCATTTATTGTCAGTGGCTACTGATATAATGAATTCTACTAACGAAAGGGTATAAAATGAATGCAGAAGATATTGGGCTCCCGCCCCATTTGCAACGTATGGTCAACGCTGGAGTATCGGGCCTTGACATTATGCACGGAGAACTAAAGAATCTAATGCTCATTGCTGAGCAGGACCTAGCAAGTGCAATAGAACAAGAAGAGATATCAGAAGAGGCAATGGACTCTATGGTCCGTACAGAATGTGAAGGTCGCCTAGATATGCTAGTCGAACTGTATCAATTAACTTATCAATTATCATTTGCGATTGGAGCACGTACACTATGAAGCCTGAAGACAAAGATAAACTAAACGAATGTTTAAAGATTCTAGACACTACGGACCTAGGGCTGTCACTAGTATGGCTGTGGACGTGGTCGACAATTAACAACATCTTTGAGGATGAGACCTACAAGCAGAACTGCACCATAGACGAGATGTGGGGGCACCTCTGCGAGGCCGTGGAGGCGGGCCAGGGCTTCTCTCTAGAGTACGGGGCGGAACAACATCAGGACGATGTACTTGAATGGATGATGAATCGTGAATACATTGTAGACACAATGTTTGAGGAAGAGGAAGAAGACGAAGATGAAGATGAGTGACAACTACCTGAATGATCAATTAAATACAGCACAAAAGCTTTTGTGGGGTGGATCCGAAACAGAAAATATTGAGGCCCATAACATCATTGCTAAATTAATTAAAGATCGTATTGAACAAGCAGATCTTTCGTAGGGGCAAAAATTTTGTCTTACGAGGGGTATTTACAATACCCCTGAAAACTGATATACTAAATAAAACATCTCTTGAAAGGGGATTCAAATGACAACAAAGCGTGAATATCTAAAGCAGCAAGGCATTACAGTCGGTGTACGTGGTCGTTTCTCAGGAGCAGCCAAGGTAGCTCTAGCGGAAGCTGTAGCCAAGGGCGTTACATTTACTGCAGAAACACCAAGCAATAAGGCTAAGTAATTCCAGGGGTGGAGGTCGGGGCTTCGTTGGTCCTTGACCTCCTCTCTTATTTTTGGTACAATTGACAGTTAGGCGGAAGGCGGACGAATGAGTAAAACACAAGAAATCAAAGTAGCAGAATCATTAGTTAATCTAATGGATGACCATTGGTTCAATCCAACTATCTTTGGTCGATATCTGGCGGAACAGCCAATCTATACAATTGACCGAATTATGGAAATGGTTGTATCAGTAATATCAGAGCAGGCAAAGATGTATGATGTATATTCAAATCAAGGTACATATACAGAAGGTCTAGCATTAGCCAAGGAACTGAATGAATGTATCAAGGCATATCAGCAAGATAACAACTTAGTTAATCTTAAGTTGCCGTCCCGTTCTTACAAAGTAAAACGGGAGGAACCAGTAAGAGAACGAATCTTTGGTTGGCGGGAAGAAGAAGACCCATTCAGTCAATAGAGGCATACATACAATGAGAGATCGAATGCCTGGTTAGATAGATAAACATATCTAGCCCAAATTATCCACAGGGTTATCCACATCCTGTGGATTTTTTGTATGTGTGGGCATGTGGGCCAAATTTTCTATTTACGATACATGATCAAAACCCCTGAAGCTTGGGCCAAATTTTCTATTTACGAAGCCTTGACAAAAATCCCTGAAAATGCTACACAATATGTCTATATGATTAATTATACATATAGAATGTCGACAAATGTGTAGAGAATTTGGCAAAATAGATCAAAATTCCTCATGAAATCTATTGACAAATATGGATCAATATGCATGCATGTATGCCCAAATGAATAGACATTACGATACGTTATCTATTAAGGATGCGTCATTACATATGTATATCTAACTATATATAACTATAGTATATGATATGCTATCTATAGTATAAATTCTCCACAATGCTCCACTTTACTCCACAAAAAAAGCCCTAGAAGGGCTATTAGAGAGGAGATAAATGGGAGGGGGATATAGGAGTTAGCTGTTAATTTGTGCTATATCTGTGTCTACACAGGGCTTGTCATTACATCCACAGAGTTCTTGATCTAAAGCTACATTGCTACGAATATTATCTAAATAGTAATTTCCAGCAGAATCAGCATTTATCCAATCAGACATTACATCTGGTTCTATATTCTGGTACATGATATCTTTGCCATTTAACACTAGATGAACCATATATCCTATGCCTAGTATGTATTTGTATCTTATGGGTCCTGATGAAGATTCTATCTCTCCACTTGCCCCCGCCATATTTACTGCTTCAACATCATCATCATCAACATCTGTGATATCCACACCCATTGCCTCTGCTGCAGACTCATAGTCTGCCCATGTAGACTCATTTGGGTGATCATCCACAAACATCTCTGCTTCGCCTAAATCTAGGTCATAGGCTTCCATTGCTTTGGCAATCAAATCTTGAGTATCATAATCACTATAATTGTCGACAATATTAGTTGCATCGTCTTTGGTTATATTAAACTGATCAGTGAGCTCTTTAATTCTCAGAGCACGTTCTTCAAGGTATGAGTCAGATATATCTTTGATCACATCAGCAATTAGGATCTTTTTCATAGTTCTAGTTTACCATATTTTGCTTTTATTGACTTTAGACTTTCTAGTCCAGGTTGAGACTTTATGGCTAGGTGTTCCCATATATGTATCTTCAATCAAAGCTTTATTCTTATCTAGGTCTTGTATTGCTCTATTGAGTTCTATCATATCCTTAGCAGAAAGTCTCTTACTTTCCAATTCCCGCCCATCAATTGCTTGAAGCTTGCGTCTAGTCTTTTCAATATCAGATAGACTTTTCTTTTTCTCAGCTTCGATAGATGCTCTAGATTGACCCTTATATTTCTTTTTAGCCATATAGTAATTATACTATATTGATATAATTCTAGTCAACTGCTTTATGCTCTAATTTACTGCCTATTGCTGCAGCTTTCTTTCGTATCTTTTCGGCTGAGTTTATTGTATGTTCTATGGATTTCTGAAAGGATTTGCACATTTTGCAGAGATCGAGCATATCTGGATAGTTTGCCCATGCTGCTCTATTTGTCTCTATTGAACATGTCTTACACATTGGTGATGCCATTGTAGTTCTTTCTCTATTAAAGGGAATATTCCCTTATAGAACTATTATACACCTTTAGGCTTCCCCGCCTTCATCGTGCCCCAAGGGCTATCACTCATTGCCTTAAACACCTTTGCACTTTTAATTACATTACATCTTCCGTGTGCTGGTCTAACATTATCTAAGTTATCTGAACCACCTTTTGATAAAGGATATAGGTGATCTATATGCAAGCCATTATCCCATCCAGGCTTACCACACTGTCTTGGGGCAGATAAATCTATTGGGGTTTGGCAGATATGGCATAAATTCCCATACTTATCTAGAACCTGCTTCTCAGAGTAAGGTGCATGTGCATTGTTTCTTTTTAAAGCTTCACGCTTTCTATTTTTCTTTCTTCCCCATTCTTTTACTTTCTCTGGGTTGGATTTTTTATATTTTTGCTCATGAACCACTCTTTTGTCTCTATTTTCTTTATCATATTTTTTACTGGTTTGTCTACTTTTCTCTGGATTTGCTCTATGGTAGGCAGCATTATAAATAGACCTACATGGCTTGCAATAGCTACCACTTATTGATTCAGCAACCTTGCATGAACTACAAATTTTCATCAAACCCTACCCTAAATGTGTCAACGTAGTTGACTGGGATCTCTCTACCGCCGCCGATTTCACTAATTGCGATCTTATTTTCATGATATTGCATATGAAAGTCATATAATTGATGTGTGACTGAACAAAAGCATATGGGGCAGTGTGTGATCCACTGAGACTTGTCTTCCCATTGTTTACTCATCAGCTTCAGGTGAAGGAATCGGACCTTCATTATCAGTTTCGGAAACTGCTCTACGGCCATTATAGGAACCTGAACTGTCTTTAGGGACAATTCGCTTAATTTCATATAAACAGTTTGGACATTCGCCTTTGTGCAACCATTTACCTGAATCTAAGACAACCATCTCGGTTAGCCTTCCGTCTACGTTTTTATTACAAATAACGCAGAAAGCACTCAGCATTATTGTCAATGAGCATCCGCTTCACGAAGCCATTGATCTTCCCATAAGCCTATTAATGATTCGTTACCAATATCATCAAAGTAATAACGCTTAGCGTTACTATTGTAAGTCCACCCGTACCATCTATCTCCTTCTGACCATGTTAGATTAGTTGGTCCTTCTTTTTCATATTCCCACATTGATCTGTCTATGGACTGGTACATTCTTACCTCATCAAATACCGCCTTGCGAAGTGAATCCCATCTAAATATTCTATTAACTAACCAATCAATCATTTTCTGGATCCTTTTCCCATGTAAGTTTTCCATCTTTGTAAACTGGCCAATACCCTAACGAACGCCAGTCCATCTTCATTATTTTAGGCTCTTTCATTAGAGATAATTCTCATCTGCTCCATAATTAATGCTTGCTTTCTTTCAAATGCACTAGATTGAGGCTTGGATGCCAGCCTTTTTAAATTTTTCTTTTGGCGCTTTATTCCAGCCTGGGACTTTGCTACATTATTTTTTTTCATATAGTTAGTATACTATATAACATAAATGTAGTCAATAGTTTAAGCAGGGGGTCTAGGCTTTTTCTTGTTGTAGAAGAAATATTGGGAAGAGTATCTTTCGCCAGCAATAATTGGGAGTATCTCGTGCTCATGGTGGGATCTAAAAACTATTACGTCACCAGCAACTGGTTTGTAGACTATTGGCTCTTTTATAAAGTCGCTTTCACAAAATACTAGCTCGCCCCCTTCAAAATCATCATTCCAATAAAAAATTTGAGTAAATTCCATTAAAGATTCACCTGGAGCTGCTCCAAAATATTTAGCAAAATCTCCAGTTGGAACGTCTTGATGCTTTCCTAAGAAGGCACCTGGGCCTCTTCTGTCTACAATTCTTCCATGGTCTAGCGGGTGTGAGTAGCTGACATTGTTAACTTCTGCATTAAATAGCTTTGCCCATTCAAGGTAATTTTCTGCGCCAACTTTCCATAACTCATGATTAATTGATCTTGGCATATGCATTCGTAGTTGATCTACTGGGTCATTTGTGCAAGAGCTGTCGTGCCAAAACTCTTGATCCAATGTCTTCATCATATTTAAAAGCCTTATTCTTGTTTCCTCTGGCATAAGATTTTTATATACTTTGTACGGAAGCCCATCATCGAGCAGCATTCCGTGTATAGTCGATGTATCTTTAGGAGGTGCTGGTTTTAAATTAAGCTTCTCTAACCTATTGTGTGTGCCATCACAATATGGAAACTTAAGGGATCTTCCACAAACACAGTCTCTAGCCATTTATTTTGTCAACATCCTTTTGATAGCAAGATTGACAATAATTACCAGATTCTAGCAAATGGTTTACAGTTAATTCAATAGTTTCATTGCATGTTTCACATTCTATAGTTCCGATAGGTATCATATTGTTCTCCAAGTCTTATTTATCTCATCAAATTTGTATTGATTAGATATGTTGCCGATTACATTTTTCTTGCCACAATTGTCACATATGTCATACAGATTCCCAGTAAATGGACAGCTAGACTCTCTAGACATATGGCCCTTGATCATGCATATTATTCTTTTCATAAAGAAAATCCTTTAAATTTTGTCCATAAAGAAATTGTTTTTCTTGTTCCAGACTTAACCTCTTTGACTTCATGATGGAAGTAAAGGTTTCCAGGAAAAGCAATAAGCATTCCCTTTTCTGGTTTAATTGTTAAGTTGTGCTGCGGGAATACCAACTCCCCGCCTTCAAAATCATCATTTAGATATACGATTAAAGATAGATGTCCGCTCCAAGAATATTGATTTTGATACCAAGAATATACTGGTTCGAGCGGATCAAAAAAATGAGGTTGAATCATATCTGTATGCTCTGGAACAGAGGAACCAGCCTCACGATTATTAAAGTCTACTGTTCTATCTCTTTCAAACTCCCAGCCATAAAGCTTTTCGGCTTCAGATCTAAGCAGGTACTCGTATGCTTTTAAAAGCTCTCTTTGAGAATAAGCATTTTTAATTTTAATTTTTAAATCTAATGTTGGATTTTTGTCAAGGTATAGATCAGTGTAGCTTAAAATTTCATCAATATGATTATGCGGCATATAGTTTTTAATAATTTTTATATTATCAATGCTATTGCCTAATTTTTCTGACATAGGATCTGTTTTTTCTATCATACAAATCATTATCTCACTTTAGAGTAGAAAAGTCAACCAGGATTTTTGGGCAACTCAAATGCATCAAGCATTCCCCATTTAGTATATCTGTTTATCTGAATAGATGGAAGATTAGTATTTAATTCCACGTGCTTCCATTCTGTAAGATTTATTGAGTAGGCCTGTTTTATTGCATCCTCATAGCTATCAGATTTAACCCTTATCTTGTATTCGTCTTTAAGGGTGGCCGTTACCTCAAATAACTTTGACCCCTCCCCAAAAACTTTTTCATCTATCTTGTAATTAAAGTTATACAATTTAATTGTTTGATTAGATATAAAATTATTTGAGCTGTGGAAAGAAATAATGTCGCCAGGGCTAGCACTTATTCTTTTTTTATCTGGGAACCTTAATATATCTGCAGTGTCTTCAAACACTATTTCTGTATCATAATCGCTTACTACAATTACAGATATTCCGTCTCCATCAGACTGTTCATTTATTATTTCCATATTAAACTCTAAATTAAACTTACTTTTACAATGTAAAAACAGTTCATTAATAATATCTGACTCATTTTTATCTATATTTAAATCAAAAAAATTAGAAGAAAAAAATATTGTATTCAAATTACGCATTGTTACCTTTCTTTGCTGCCCCACCTGGCCTCGATCCAGGGACACCCGAATTAACAGTTCGGTGCTCTACCAACTGAGCTATGGGGCATCTTATAACCATTATATACAATATAAATTGTGATGTCAATATTCTTTGCGGTATAATTAGTATATGATAGATCAAGATAAATATAATGAATTTAAAAAAAATCAGGGTCCTATAATTGATGAGGACTTTGAAATTAGAGTCGTAGACGACGTTCTCACAGAAGAAAATATTAAAGATTTGTACAAAATTATTGAACAAAGTGAGTCTACTGTTCAAGCTTGGGGCGGAAGAAAAAGCTGGAACTTAATGGTAGACAAGCATATGTATCAAAGACTGAATCAAGTAATTAGAGATAAAATTGGAATAACTCTAATACTAAAAGAGTATTTCTTTATTAGATACAACCCAAAATATGGATATATTCCTAAATTGTTCCCACATTATGACGATAGGGTGTCTCAAAGAGTAACAATTGACATCCAGCTTAATTCAAATCAAGATTGGGGAGTTGTTGTAGAAGGCAAAGAAACAGTACTTAAATACAACCAAGGTTTAATATTCGCTGGAACCCAGCAGCAGCACTGGAGAGAGCACATTGATTTAAGAGAAGACGCAGAAATTGATATGCTTGTATGCAACTTCTCTTATCTACCAGACAGACCTTTGCAAGAAAATCATTTTAAGATGCAAGATGAAAGGTCTAACTTTTTAATAGATCTCACTGGCATTGGTAATAAAGACGAAAAGTATTCTAGCTAATTGCTATAAGTCCACGGATCTTTTGGGTGCTCACAATAAAACTTTGTAGTATCCACTGGCTTTTGTGGCTCACCTAGATACTTTTGTCCTGGGTACAGGCTTCTAATTGAATTACAAATATGATGATCACAATCTTCCATGTGCATCATTTCTCCCATAACAATAGTAACCTTAGTTCTAGTAGTAATCTTTTGCAGGTCTGGGTGCTTAGATATTTCGTGTGCCCACCCAGTAACTATAAACTCTGTAGGCAATGTTAGATCGCAGCAAAATGATATAAGTTTATTTGCATATTGCTCATTTTGATCTGTTTCCCACTTAAAATCTTTTTCAATAATTTCAAGAATTTTTGGTATATCCTTACCCCAGACATAAACAGTTAGGCTTGTCTGAACATCCTTAAGCAATGGGAATTCAGTATCAACATTTTTAGGTTCAATTGTGGGATGTATAAAAACCCTTCCATTTGATAGTCCGCTTGCTACAAGTGCCTGTATGCCTGCGTTAGGGCCTGGAAGCACCACGTACGGCAGGCTTAGCCTAATGCACTCCTGAATGTATTGTACTCCTGGATCGGATACGGCAACCTGGCCCTCCGAACAAATGATTAAGACAGTTAGCCCATCCCTGATAGAACTAATTACATAGTCTAGCTGCTCCCTATCTGCGTGACACGAATGAAAGCTTTTTAAGATTATTAAATTTTTATTGATTTCATATTTTTCCAATAGTTGATCTGCATATGTTGTCGGGTAGTCGGATAAAATAATATCTGCATTTTTAAATGCATCAAGCATTCTCAATGTTATATCTTCTAAATTGCCTAGCGGCATGGATCCTACAATTAATTTACCAGTCATTTTATTTCCTATCTATACTCTCTAATGTGAAAATCTACTGGTACAAGCCACTCTTGGTCTGACCCTGTATTGCTTAGTCTTTCTTTAAAAAATGTCATTTTGCTTGTTTTCATTTTTAAATCATAAAAATAGCTATCTTCTGTCCATTCGCCATTAATAATATTCATAATATGCTTCATGCTATATCTATTTTGTTCATTTTCATTACCATATAAATTAGACTCATCGCCATTTGAATAGTCATCCATATCTTTTGGAATAGTTTCAAGTAAATTTGGATATCTTTTTTTAAAATTTTCCATTGTCATTGATCTTGCCGCTTGGATGTCTTTAATTATTGTGTTAAAGTCTTCGCTCCTTAGATTATAGTTTAGCAGCATATTGTGATGAATTTTTCCATCACCATCAAATGTTACATTGTCTGGTAGCTTAGTTTTAGTTTTTGCTTTAGCGCACAGCTCCAAATCAACCCCAGTATTCCATCTTCCGCCTCCAATGATATAGTCATCAAACCATAAATGATTTGATGATTTCAGCTCATCGTCCACCTTTTTATAAACCTGCTCTAAAGAAAGTCCTTGAACTGATATCCAATTTAATACACGCATTAATTTGCTCCAAATGTTTGTGCATGATCAGAAACGTCTAACCATTTTTCTAGCCTTTGCCCCGCAATTATATCGTTTACTGTCGCATACTCAGCCCCATTAAATTTAACAGAGTCTGGTAGCTTTACCAAATGGTCCCACTTTTTGTCTTCAGCTAGCCTGATTGCTTCAATACAGGAGTCTATGAGATCAAGGGTGACTGGGGGGTAGTTTGTATTTTGCAAATGGTTAGCAATTTCATTTTTTAATTCATCTATGTTTCTATCTATCATTTTTTCTGCCCCACTTAACTCTATTCCATCCACGCTCATGAAAATAGTAAAGAATTGTTTTTGTAAATACCTCAAAGCTTGCAATTGCTCCTGCTGTTACTGGCTCTTTGGTTATGGCCCATGATATAACAAACGTGTCTGCTGTTCCAATTACACGCCATGTAATTGCTTTTAATGCTGATCTTTGTTTAGTAACATTCATGATGGCCACTCAATATTGTTTGGCTTAGATACAAAGTCCCACACCTTATATGCCCATCTCTTTACGTTTTTGAGTAGCACTAATAGCTTCAATTTCTGCTCCTAAAGATACCTGTTCAATCTTATATCCTACATCACGACCATAGACTATATTCGTAATGTTAGGCATCTTAATTACCATTGCTTTATCCATTACTGGATCCTCTGCAATATATGCCATTACTTGGTCAAAATCTAGTGGGTCTTTATTACTAGTCTTGTACGTATTTCTTACACCAAGCATTACTTGCTTTGTTCGTTCACCCGCCTCTTTATATAAAGCGTGGTGCCCCTCATGCCACGGCTGGTATCTCCCAAGCATTAGTGTAGTTGGCTCCCTCCAATCGTGTAATTGAAAGTCAACACACGCAAGCCTCGCAGCTAAATTTGATTCTGTATTGTCGTCAAACATTAGGTCAACACCCTCTGGGTACTCCCACATCGCAGTTGTATCTGGGAAATCTCTTACGGGCTTTCTATTCATCCAAACAATTTTATCTGGCTTTCCGAATGAAGACCTTGTTTCTTTTGTTGGATTAACAAAATCTACTACTACATGGTATCCTTGCTCTGAAAGAAGCCTAGACAGCGCACCCATCCTACGGGCTTGCTCAATCCTATCTTCTGGGCTAAATCCTAGATCTTTATTTAGTTCTGCTCTTACTGCATCTGCATTTAAATGCACAGCATTAATTCTATCTGCTAGCTCTTTTGAAAATGTAGTTTTGCCAGAACCTGGTAGTCCTATTACTTGAATAATCATTTGTTCATGTCTTTCTTTCTGTGGTGTGGTGTCAGCTGGTCTATCATTTTTTGCCTTAAGTGTTCTGGCATTAACTTTAAAGAGTCTGCGGCTTTATGCCCCCAATGACCTGGGGGTGCCAAATTAATAAGAAACATTACGCAGTAATCATTTTCATCTTCAGAAGTATAGTCTGGCCTAAAATGAATATCTTCTTTCCCGTATAGAAATACTGCAGAGTTGGGGTCGTCTTGAAAAAAATCATCACCAACGGTAAGTCCCCAATCTGGCAATGTAGTCTCTACACATAAATCAATAACATGGGTTGATGGCAAATTATCTAAATGCTTTTTAAGGCTAGGCTTTATGCCATTTACTATTTGGTACTTTACTGCATGTGTATAAACAATGTCTAAATCTTTTGTATTAAATTTTTTATTCGCCAAGTCAACGATCTTTGCCTTTATATTTTCTGGAAAATCAGTTATAGCATAGTATCTACTATAGGCTTCTGAAAAATATATGTTTTCTGATGACAGGTCTTTGAATGCTATTTCTTTTAAAGCATTAAAATCTTCTTCTTCAAAAACATTTTTTTCATAAAATGATTTCACAGATTGTTCCGTTCTTAAGGTTTTTTGTATCTTGGTTTTTTAGTGGGTTTTGGAATTAAGCTTGTCTCTCTTCTTATTCCGTGCTTATTTGTATCTATCTTTACACCCTGTCTTGGATACTTCTTTGGAGTATTAGTGCTGGTAACAGCACCAGCAGGCGCACCAGCATTTGCTGGTGGCACCATGCCAGTACCGTCTTCTTTTTTAAAACTATTACTCATTGGTTAAGCCCGACTCACCATCTCTAGATACATCTGTAATTGTGACTGGGGTAGCGCCTTTGGGGCTACCTAATGTTTCGCATCCGCATTCGTAACACATTAGTTGCAGTTCTCACAATTCTTTACTGCACAATCAGCTTCGCCTCTTGTGTCTCTTGTGCACTCTGCGCCAGACTTTACTGGTGCAGGCGTTGGTGTTGGTGCTACTGGCTTTACAGCCTCAGCGATAGCTGCTTCAATTGATGGAGCAGTTACTTCTTCTTTATCAAATAGATCCATTTTTACTTTGGGCCTTGTGCTGATGGCTGGTTAGATACATCTGATGCAGGGAATGCTGCTGATGGATCGGCAGCGTACTGCTCTCCGATTGTGTGCTGTACTGCTGGCTTTACTTCGTTAAATCCTGTTAAATTCAATCCGTCTGTCATTTTCTTACTCCTATAGGTTATTTATTTAAGCGGGACTAGTATTCCGCTCATAAGACTATTATAGCATTTAGTTGATTAGGATCTGTAATACTCGTGCCAGCATTCATCACATATATCTATTATCATTCCTGCTGGCTTAGCTGCTATCCTTGTTGCTTTTTTGCCACAGCCGTTCCATTCGCATAAATCACCAAGCACTATTTAGATCCTTTGGCTGTTTGGCCACGGTACCCTGTCTTTTTCTTATTCATTGATCCTGGCTTTTTGTAGCCAGACCCATTTGGGGTAGCGGCAATTCTTTGCTCTAAAGCCTTCTTAATTTTATCGTGATGCTTTCCCATTATCTTACCTGCCCTTGAAGTATAAAGTTTTCTTTTTTTATAGAGTTAGTATATCTATCTCTAATTTCTTTTTCTGACTCTGGATAAACCGTAGCCAATTCTTCATTGTATGAATCCATATGTTTTAAACCAGTCTCTGACTGCCATTCTAAGGATGGTATGTCTAGACTGTTGTCAGTATAGCTAAAAAATAGCATATCTAAATAATCACTGTCTTCAAACCTTAGTGGTTTTCTCCAATGAGCATTTCTAGTTATTTCTAAAACAAGAGCGTCATTTGTATTTAATGTATACTCTTTTATTTCATCATCTTGTGCGACAACTATTGGCCAGTCTAAAGTCGACCTTAGCTGTATATCAAACATGAAATGTTCTTTTGTTGGAGGATCTAAATGTGGCCCCAACTGTGGGAAACCAAAATCTTTTGAATATCTTACAAAAGAAACGTATCTAAATTCAGCATTTTCATTAAATTGTTTTGCAAATTTGGTTATTATTTGCTTTAATTCATCAGACATCTCCCAGTCCTGCAAGCTGCATTGAATTCGTCCAAGGTAGTGGTCGACCACCCAATCATTCATATTTGTTTCAATTGTTTCTCTAGAAATATCAGAAAGCATTATATAATTTTTGTTTTTTAATAGATCATCCATGAAATTTCTAAACAAATTTAGCTCTTCTTCAGTTAGAATGTCTTTTATTACAAAAGGGAATTTAATTTTTTTCCCTCATTTCATTCATCATTTCTACCATACAGCTTGGGTCATCATTTTTTTTCTTTGCTTCTGCCTCTTGCTTTAATGTATAAAAATCTTTTTTATTGTCTAAGAAGCTTATTTCATTGTCCTGCTTCTTTCCAGAACCCTCTTCTGCAGATACTGCATTTAGATCTAGCTTGCCCATCTGCTTAACATTATTTTTTGCATACTCTGCACGTTGATCAAATGTTATTGTAGTGTTTTTTGGATATATTAATTCAAGTTCTGCCTCATAGTCATCCATATACTTCAATCCGATCTCCGTTTGCCACTCAAGTGTTGGCGGTTCAATGTTGGGATCCTCAAAGCTTATAAATATCATATCGATGAAGTCCCCATCTTTAAATTTAACTGGGGTTCTCCAATGCGCTTGTCTAGTAATTTCAATACACAAAGAATCATTGTTCTTTAAACTATACCCCACTACATTGCCCTTCTTATCTGGGGCTTCTGGGTCTTCTTCTGCAACAACTATTGGCCAATCTACGTTACCGTCTAGCTGTACATCAAAAAAGAAATGTTCTTTTGATACTGGATCTAGGTGTGGTCCTAGTTGAGGAAAGCCAAATTGATTTGAGTATCTAACAAAAGAAACAAATCTAATCTGTGCGTTGGGATTAATTTTTTTTGCTTCTTCTTTTGGTTTTCTTAAAATTTCTTCTGGCACCTTATGTTCTGGAAGCGAGCATTGTGCTCTTGCTAAAAAGTGATCAACTACTGGAACAAGCATATCGGTTTCAATCTGCTCTCTAGTTATTTCTTTAAGCATTCTCCATGTTGGTGCATCTAATATGCTTTTCATAAAACTATTGGCTGAATCTAATTCTTCTTGAGTATAGAACTGTTCTTGCAATATTGGAAATTTCATTTAAGCTTATTCCCAAATCTTGCCCATAATCTTTCATGTACAAAATACCCTAAAGATTCAATTCCAATATAAACTAATGCCCCAATGCCCGAGTATTCCCAGTCGCCTGTAAATAAATAAATGATTCCAGCAAGCACTGTGAAATGAAAAGCTTCCCAGCTAAATGTCTTTATATAACTCTTTTTTGTAGTTTCCATATCATCTCCTATTATAGTATATCTATTATATCATTGTCCAAGATCTTGCTTTGACAGCCCCCAGTAATAGTTGTCTATGCTATTTTTGGCTAAAATATAATCTATTTCCTCTTTATTTAATGTACTTAATATATCGTTGGTAGTACCGATTGAATTATCTTTACCAATTTTATTGGACTTGAGTAAATTAATATTAAATCTATCATTTATGATGTCTATAACTTTTATATATCCTTCATACAGATTCTCTGTAGCCCCTATAAAAAGAAGAGATTCTATTTTTTCCTTTGCATTTGATTCGGTTACTTCTATATCTGTTTCCATATCAGATACTTCTTTTGTATCTATGTCGTATAAATAGGGGTATCTTGTATTAATTAGATTAGATATTTGCCCATTATTTGTATAGCGTTTAGACTTTTCATCATAGAGCCATTCTCTAAATAAATTTACTGGATCATCTTTGAATTTACTTAATCTTATTAGGTTAAAATCAATAGAATTTGCTTCTTGAGATTGGCTTTCTTTATATAATTTAGAGAACATGCTTACTACTTGATCAACTGGATTTCTTAAAAATGTAATTGTGTCTATGCCTGGATTTATTATTGATGGTGCAATTCCATAATGACCCATTATTATATCGCTATTTGATAAATTTGTATGGTTAAATTCTTTTTTTTGATAGGCTGACATCTCTTTTGTAAATACTTTTAATCTAGAGTTACCTATTCCAGAGCTGTACAGCATCCTGGATATAGTTGTCCCGCCAGTTCTTGGAATATGATTAAAATAGATTGATTTCATAAAAACCCTGGTGGGCTTTCGCCCACCAGGACTCAAATTACTTCTTTAATGCAACCTTCAGCTTAGGAAACTTCTTATTCCATTTAGCTGCTAGTGCATTGTATTCCGCCTTGTATGTAGCCTTAGCAAGATCTGCTGCGGCCTTTGATGAAGCATCTGCTGCAATCTTTGCTGCTGCTGCATCTGCTGACACCTTGGCTGTTTCTGCCTTAGCTAAAGCAAGTTCTGCTGCTGCAGTTGATGCTGCAGTTGCCTTAGCAGTTGCTGCTGCCTGTGCATCAAGTGCACGGCCAGCCTTTTCTGCTGCAAGATCTGCTGTTAACTTAGCGATTGTTCCATTAAGATCTGAAACTGTAAATGATGCAGTTGCTGCCTTAACTGGTGCTGTGAGCCCAGTAACTGTTGCTGCTGATGTGACACCAGTAACAACAACCTGAATTGTTCCTGCTACTGCTGTGGCAAGTGCCGCTGTCTTTGATCCAACTACTAAAGTTGTATCTGCTGCGCCTTCTGCTGTTGTTGTAGTAACTAGGGTCTTTGTGACTGTGCCATCAGCAAATGTTGAGCCGATTACTGTAGCGGTGATTGTTTCACCTGTTGCTACTACGTTTCCAAAAACATCTGTTGCTGAAACTGTGATTGTTGGAATTGTTCCAACTGCTGTTGCTGCAGGGACTGCAACTGCAACGTTTGACGCTGCTCCTGCTGTTCCCTTAACATATACGATTGTTGAATAAGCACCATTTGTAATGGTAACCGTTCCAACTGCTGTTGTGGTTGTGTATGCATAAACTGTAACCGCTACGCCTGCTGAAGTTACTGAAAGGGCTGGAACCCCTGAAGCAACTGTCTTTGGTGCATCTGTTGTGTTTAGTGCTGATACTAACTTAACTGTTGATGATGCAGTAAAAGAAACAACTGTTCCTGTATCTGCTGTTGCTGCAAGTGCGATAGTGTTTCCAGAAGCAATAACATTGCTTGATGGTACTGCCACCGTTGCTGGTGCTGCAGATGTGGTTGCGTTAGTTACTGTTGCCACCGTTACGACTAATGGTGCTGCCGATGCTGGTGATACAGGGACGCTGATAATCGCTAGGGCTGCAGCAGTAGCGATTGATAGTTTCTTAAATGAGTTCATTTAATTTATTCTCCTTATTTCCTCTGTCTCTTGATGAGAACAGAAATTTAGTTTAGTTCTATTACTTTCACCTGGAATGAACAAGGATCTCCGCCTTCATCCCATTCTTGCATTTCTTCTTCTGTCATAGGAGGACCATCGTGTGTATTGCAAAACACATCAGAAATCCATCCTCTGTCATAACCATTTTTGAGCCATATTTCAAACTCTACGTGATTGATGTATCCTTCTTCATCTCCTAGATCCATTCTGATAGCTCCTCAAGCATTACGTGCTTAGGTTTTGCACCAGAAATAGTTTTAACTGGGACCCCAGACTTAAATAGTACCATATATGGTATGGAGGTTACAGAGTATTCTGCTGATTTGATAGGATTCTCATCAACATTTAACTTTCCAACCCATAAACCACGCTCATTTGATATCTCATCTAGTATTGGAGATATCCTTTTGCATGGTCCGCACCACGGTGCCCAAAAATCTATAAGCACCAACTTGTGATTCTGCAGAACAGAATCAAAAGATTCGTCTGTGACTATCAACTTAATCTCCTTTTAGTTCATCCGCTGCGTTATTGAATTTATTCATAAATGTTTGGATCACCCAAACTGCGGTTTCTCCTGCGTTGGCTGACATTGCTTTTGAAGCCTCCTCAGTCCTGTCTTCAATAGCAAGGGCGTTGTACCATTTCTGGTACAACTCCTCACCAATCTCTTTAATAATTTCTTCAAGTACTGTTAGCTTGTTATCCATTTAATCTAGCTAACTGTGCTGCTCGAAGTGCTGCAAGTTTGTCTGATGCTGCTTTGACTGCTGCATCGTACTCAGCCTGCGCTTTTGCAATTTGTGCGTTAACGTCTGCCTGTAGTGCTGCCTTGGCTGCAGCTAATTCTTCAGGAGTCGGTCCTGCTGGTGCTGCAACTATTGCTGTATAGGAAAGCGCTGCGTTGATATTAATTAATTTAGTAAACGTTCCTTGTCTTCCAATTGTAGAAGATGCAGTAGAACGAAAAGCAGTAAGCAATTGATCATATGTAAATGTTGGCTTTGCTGCTTTTAGCTTCATCCATTGCGCTCCTGCAACCTGAATTGCGGAAGAAGACCCAGCGATATTCTTTGAGACATTGCCTGGACCAGCAATTGTAAAAAATCCTGGTGCAAAAAAGTCAAGTATTGCTGAATCATTGTTGCTGTTCGATGAGATTTCGTTTTGTTGATCGACGTAGCCGACTGAGATAGATTCTTCTAGGCATGCTGGCCAATCAATACGCTGGTAATCTCTTCCATTTCCTGAAGGGAAAAAAGTGGGGATACCAATAGCAATTAAATCTTTAATAGACTGCTGTGTTACTGGTGTTTTAGGGCAGTAGTTTGTTCCTGGGGCACCTAGGTTATGCATTCCCTGGGACATAGTAACTGCTTGAATGTTGTACTTTGATGCATTAGACTTTACCCAATTAAGAGCATTGTATACTGCAGCTTCCCCAGCATTCTGACGCATACCAGTTGAAGTATTACCAATAATTTTAATAAAAACAATATTTACATTTGGGTTGGTTGCAACAAATACCGATGTCATATATGTTCCGTGATCGAATCCATTTTTTGATATAAGGCCTGCTGGCATTGATGCCGCCCCAGGTCCTTCCATGAATGATGCACCGTTAGGGCATGTTGTCCATTCTAGGATACATACCTCTTGAATAATTTTTCCTTGAAATGCTGGTAGGGATGTGTCAATTGCTGTATCAAGAATAGCAACTGCTGGCTTCGAATCTGTACGATTCTGTAGTCCCGCTGCATGAGCGGTTGTAGGTACTGATAGTGTGAGTGCGATTAACGCAGATATTAGTTTTTTATTCATAACCTAATTCTACTAAATAATGGCAGGATGTCAAGGGGTGTCTGTTGGTTTTTTGTACCACTTACCGTTATCTAGCGACGGGGCGGTGTCCATGCCTTGTGAATCTAATAGATTAGATAGAGTTGCTGAAAGCAATTCGACATGCATTTCCATTCTAATAACAGCAATCTCAAGCTGCCTTAATCTTTCTGACTTTCTCATTCTTGTATCTCTCTGTCTAGTAGCGTAGGTGCTGTTGCCATGCTTCCGCAGTTAGCACATTCCATATCAAGAAAATATGTAGCTATTTCAAACTCTTCAAATATAACCTTTACATTCCATATATTGCATCCGCATGGGCATAGGTGGGTTGGTGCTCCTCTTAAATCCATCGCATGATCATAATTTTCTGGTTTCAAGTCGCTAATACTTAGAGGGTACTCTCTCTTTTGTGACTGCTCCCGTAGTTCTTCTAACTTGTTAATATAATAAATTCCAAGAGTGTACCTTGCCCTCAGCCATCTAAAAGATGAGATAATAAAAAAAGCTATTAGTATGTAGGCAACGGTTTCCATGATTCAATTATACACTAAACTTGGATGTATGTATAGGGTGCTGCTACGCTCATATTGAACTCGGTTGCCGCTTCTAATGCTGCTTTTAATCTAAGCTTTGGGTTTTGTTGCTTTTTTGTTGCATGAAGGGCTCCAAGGGCTATCTGTCCGCCGCTTCCTTCAGCCATGTAGTTTACAATATTTTCTCCAACATGAAAGTCTTCATCTATGGTAAAGAGTCTACCGCATACTCCAACTATAAAAATTCCACCAGTATCTTCTTCTGATGCGGAGCCAATACTTCCATAGCCATGATCTTTAAATGCAGCCTTAACAGAATCAACAAATTTGGTTCGCATAAATTTATCTAACCCAGAGTTAGTTTTAGTTGGTGTATATTTTGGAGGGGTCCACATGTACTGTAGAATTTGTCCCATACGAAATGAGTCTGTAAATGCAATTCCGTATTGACCGTTTTTAAAAACTTTTGGTTCTTTTCTTGATAGGATCCAGCCAGTTTTATCGTCTGAGGCGGCATGGTCAGACCCCATATACACAACCCCATTTTGGGCGATAGCAACAATACAAGTCATAATATTAGTATACTATTTTTATTTTTGTAGTGCTAGTGCTCATCAGAATGAATTTCTAGATGGCTTAATTTAAGCAGAGTTCCCTCTAATTCTGCCTTAACACGAATTAATTCCTGTAAGGCCTCAAAGTATTTGTCTTTCCATTCATTTAGATCTTTTTCTAATTTATATAATTTAATCTCAAGGTCTTTTAATTCCAATAGGAGTTGGTCGTGTGCCTTTTCTACCTGGCGCTCCGCCTTTTCTTTTTTTGACCTTCTAGCGCCTATCTGTGCTGTTAGTAGCCCACTTATAGCGGCTGCAAAGAGAGTTATTAGTATCTCAGTTAGAGGAATATTCATTATATGAATATTATACCGTACAATCTATATTAAATTAATAACTCAGAGGCTGTTATATCTACGCCCACATACTTCTTTTTTGCAATATGTTCTTTTACATGATCAGAGCCATATTGTCTTCCTGCTAAAATAACTATCCATCTTGGTTCTAATTTGTTGTCCGTACATGATTTACACAGCAACAAATTTATTGGTAGCAAAACAGATTTCTTTGCCGAAAGCTCGTTCTTGCTTTTATTGCAGGAATAACACAATACTTTATCCATGATTTTTTCCTCCTGGCTTTCCTTCAAGCTCTACTCTTACTCCGTATGATTCCAAGATATTCTTTACCATTTCTACATATTCTATAACTCTGACTCTCATTGAGCCGTCGTATTGTGCAAAATTATTCTCATATAATCTGATTGCTAAAAAGTCTGGGTACTTAACTATATCCATTTCAAGTGTTGAAGTAGGTTTTTTAAGTTCTCTTATTTTGAGCGCCATTTCTTTTGTGTAGAACGTTGGCTTATTTGGCTCACCTGTCCATTCGTTAATTCCGTACTTAAAATGGTTTTTATTCTTATCAATAAACATGCTTTTCCCTTATTCGCTTCCAAATATCTTTTGTTTTGTGTGCATTACGTGCTTTATCTGTGGACCCTGAAGCAAGGTATATTCCGCCCCAGACTCCGTAGTCTGAATTTTCTACACCACTTTCATGACATAACTTTATGACTGGGCAAGATAGGCATGCCTCGTCAATACTCTTTGCTACATTTATATCTGACTCGTATTTATCAAAAAATAAATTAGTGTCCATCCCATGACAAAGGGCTAGGTCCCACCATTTAATATTATCTTGCTCAACACCTAAGCTATTTAAAATATCTGACATATTTTTTCGGCAGTTTCCAGATTCCTTTTTTATCGACAGAAATTTTTTCTGCCTTTCCCCATGTATTGTTATAATACATGCCTTTTGTATCTGTGTACCCGCCGTGATCTTTTTTCCATATAACTAAATCATAGTTGTTCCAAAAAGATTTTTGTACGCTTGATTGAAATTTTTTGATAAATATTTCAACACCTTGTTCTGTTAAATTTAGCATTTATTCCATCTTTATAATTATACAATATTGACAAAGTGATGTCAATAGGATCTTAATTGATTTGTGTCTTCACCTTCATTAAGCCATAAATTTTTTGAGGCTTCAGGGTCGTAGATCATTTCTTTTTCTGGTGCGCCATTATCAAATGTGTACCATATTGGCATAGTGTATCTTGTGCCAGTCATTACATCATTAACATAATGTAAGTAGTCATTATTGGCTGGGAACACAGCAAGGTCTCCAGCAGATGGCTTGATTTCTATTCCATATTCTGGCCACCCTATTTCCCCACCAGTATAATCTTCATTTGGGTATATCAATGCAGTTAAGTTTAATTTATAATAATTAGACTTCATTAATGGATCCCCATTTGGATACTGGCAGTCTGAATGTAGTTTAGAGCCCATTCCTGGCCTCCATTTAATAAAATGTAATTCGACCCAAGGCTTTCTTTTAATCTTTATATTATACTTTTGACAAAAGTTTTTTTCAACAACATCATATATTCTTTTTTCATATTTAATTAAAAGCTGTGCAACTTCTGGATTTTCCTGGCTGGCTTTTTCAAAATTTATCATTTTGCCACCAGAAAACTCTGGATCATCCTGGTGTGTTTTTAAATAATTGCTGATGGCCAACAAGTCTTCTGGTTCTAAAAAATTTTTAATGTGTACTACGTTGTCTTTAAGCCTACCTATTTTGTTAAAATCCTCGGCGTAATAAGACCAAATTTTATTATCTTGATCGCTCATCTATTTTCCTTAATCTGTTTAACAAAATGATTATATATATCATTTTGATCATCTGGGTTAATCTGTGCTGGGAAGAAGTACTTAAAGTCCATTTGTGATAGTATTTCTGACGAGTCTCTGTCCCATGTTGTCCAGATTAGATCTATTCCAAGGGCGCTGCAGTACGACTCTAAAATTCTAATAGATCTTACATATCTTAATAGCAATAAGTTTAATGGAACATCATTTGGTATAGCAACATCGTTATGCTCTACGCCACCATTTCCTTTTAGCTGTCTATACATCTTTGGCTTGTAAACTTTGCCATCTGGCCAGTACCCATAATCTCTTATTATTTCTGGCATAAGAACAAACATTTTGTATGGTGCCCCATATGCATCAACATACTTAATTAAATTTGCAATAATTTTTTCTGGGTTTGCTCCTGGATAGGAGATGTTCCTGTACGTGCCAACGGATCCTAGTAGGTAGCTGTACAACATGTAAGCCCAAGAAAATTTCACCTCATGGCTTATGGCCAAAGAATACTCACATCCAGCAAAAAGTATGTGATCTTTTTTATTTTCTATTTTATAAAAATTATCACATCTAAGACCGTGGTTATTTAAAGTATATTCGTTATCTTTCATCCATTGAGTTTCAAATTCAACCATAGGCTCTATGTTGTTGGACAGCCATATCTTATAGTTTTCATTCAAACTATTTATTTCATCTTGATATATATTCATTCTATCCTTTAAAAAGCGTTATGTACGATTATACACTGCTTTTAAAATATATGTCAATGCTGTCTGCATTTACTTTTGTTGTATTTTAACGATATTGACTTTTTTAATTTCGTCATCTATATTAAATATGTCATGAATATACTCGCCTGCATCTTCTGAATTAAAGGCTTCTACCTCTACCTCTACATCTAATTTAATGCGGTATTTATTCATAGTCTAATTATAGCATTACTTAGAAGCTTTTTTATCTACTGCTAAGAAGGCAGCATTTATTTCTGCTACCGTTAATTTCCCGTCGTCTAGGAAACCTCGTGCAAGCCTTTCAACTACGGTGGCAACGCCAAGAGTACCTGCTAATATAACTGCTTTGTAGGTTTCAATTCCTACTATTGCTCCTGCTCCAATTACGGATAATCCAGATGCAGCAAATACTGCAATTATTCGCATTACAATATTATTAATGTTTGCAATTGCTCCTGAACCTACCTGTGTTGGCTCTTCAATATATGCCTTTGCCATTATTCTTCATCCCATTCTTTATTTCTAATTGGGTATGTAATTCCCCATGCAATTAATGTACCTACAATTGCATAACCTACTACTGTTTTTGCAGAACCATCAAGGACTACCCAGGCAATAAACATACCTAGAAGTGTCCAAAGTTGATCTATCATATCTTTTATTATTTTCTTTATCATGGTCTTCTTCTCCTTATTCCCTTGGAATCGCCAGAGGCTCCTCCACCACCTGATCCTCCAGAACTACTGCCTGTGGATCCTCCAGTGGTTCCTGTAGCGGCACTTACAGCATTCAATGCTGCACCTGTTGCTACAACTGTTGCTACAACCATCTCGGTTGCTTCTGTTCTTTCCTCATCCGTCATGTCAGCGCCTATGCTTCCAATAGCAGCAAGTGCTGCCTGTGGATCTGTAAATATTGCTTCTACCAATGCTCCTGGATCTGTAACTAATTCAATATTTGCTGCTACCTCAGCGGTAATAATTAAAACTTCGCCAGACTCTGATGTTCTAACTTCAATTGGAGTATCTGGTGGCAAATCTTTAAGTTCAACCCCAGCTGCTACAACTTCTGCTACTGAAATTGATTCTCCTGGTGCCAATGTTTCTATTAATGCCGCTACTACAATATCTTTTTGCTCTTCAGTTAATTCTTTACCAGACTCTACAGCTTTTTCTATTTCTTCGACAACCTTTTCTTCTTCTTCTTTAATTGCCGCTAACTCTTCTGCAATTTTTTCTTCTTCTGCAAGTGCTTTAGCCTCTGCTTCTTTCTTTGTTTCTGCAATTGCTTCTTCTTCTGCTGCTATACGCTCTGCTTCTGCTTCTTCAGCAATTCTTTTTTCTTCCGCTATACGCTCTGCTTCTATACGATCAGACTCTGCCTTAGCCTCTGCTTCTGCTTTTTCTTCTGCTGCTTTAACTTCTGCTGCAATACGATCTGCTTCTTCTTTGGCTTCTGCTTCTGCTTTAATTCTTGCTGCTTCAATCTCCGCTGCTTCACGGTCAGCCTTTTCTTTTAGTTCCGCCTCTGCTTTAATTCTTGCTGCTTCTTTAGCTGCTTCTTCTGCAGCAATTCTATCAGCCTCTGCTTTTGCTGCTGCTGCTTGCTGTGCAATTAATGCTGCTGTTTCAGCCTCTATTCTTGCTGCTTCTGCTGCTTGCGCTGCTGCTTGCGCTGCGGTTGTTGCTGCAATTTGTGCTTCGGCTTGTGCCTGTGCTGCTGCTAACGCTGCGGCATTTGCTGCTGCCTGTGCTGCCTGTGCTGCTGCCTGTGCTGCTGCCTGTGCTGCAATTTCTGCTTCAGTTGGCCCAGTCGGTGCTACTGTAACTGGCCCTGGATCTGGAGTCGTTGTTGTAACGGGCGTTGGTGAAGGTTCGGGAGTTGGTGTAGGAGTTGGTGTAGGCGTAGGAGTTGGACTAGGTTCTGGTGTTGGGGTTGGTGTGGGGGTTGGTGTCGGTGAAGGCTCTGGTGTGGGGGTTGGTGCTACATATGTAGACCCAGTAACAACATTTGAGTTTGCAGAGTAAAGAGCAAACGTGTCGTTATCTGATCTAATATGGAATGACCATACGGTTCCTGCAGGGCGAAGTCCGTCTAACAAGGAGTGATCAATTGTAATTGTTGTGTTTAAAGAATTTGGTCCGCCAACATTTCCAGTTGCAATTCCCCAGCCATTACACCCAGAGCAATTAAAACTTATAGCATATCTTTCTGGCTGTGTGTTACCAGTATCTGGTGCTTGCCAGGACAGGACGGTTGATGTTTCATTGCTAGATATAGTTAAATTTCTTGGGGCTCCAATGGTTTTAACAACTGTTGGTGTCACAGATAAAGAGGCATTAGTAAATATAGTTCCGTAGCATCCAGCCCAGCCTAATCCGTCTGTTCCGCTTATTGTTATTGTTACATTTTCATTTGGAGATGTGGTTGTTACTGTTAGCGTTTTATTAATTCCACTAGTAGAATAGTTGCCGCCTGTTGAATTATTTTGATTAGAGTCTTGAAGTCTAATTGTTGCTTGTGCCCCAGGAACATCTGATCTGTTCCGAGCATTTACTGTAAATACTACAGATGAAGGTTGAGATATTACTACTACTTGTGTGACTGGCCTGTCTGTGCCGTATGACATAACTAAAGCATTCTCTTGCCAAACTCCAAGGCTTGGTCCAGCATCAGCGCAGGCATCATTATTATTTACAGCCCCAGTAATATTTGCTCCAGACCATCCTCCGCCAGTTGACGAGAAGGATCCGTTTATTAGTGTGTCTGCAGCATTAGCTTGGGAGGGACCAGCAAAAAGCCAACCCACTGAGAGTAGGAAGGCTGTAAATATTCTTAACTTCTTAGTCAACTAAGGGACCCCCAGGTAATGCAATATTTTTGCTTACCTGTTAATTATAGCAGAATGTTAGTTTAAACTACTTAGGATTATCTGTTTTGTAAAAACCATTACCTTTAAACTGTATGCCAAATGGAGTAAAAAATCTTATCATTTCTGATTCACACTCTACACAAGTGTATCCTGGATCGTCATCTTTGATTGATCTGTGTATGGACATTGAAGCATGAGCTTCGTCATATGAACATTTGTATTCGTATACTGGCATTATTTTGCATTACTCGCTACGTGTGGTGTTAGTATGAGATTCGGACAATCCCATAAAGGGTGGTCTGCTGGAAGTGGGTCTGGATCAACCTGATCAATTGCAGCAAATATTCTATTTTTATGTAACTCTTCTACTAAGTCCATTGTATTTACAATGGGACCCTTGCTCATATTTATAAATAGAGATCCATTTTTCATTCTTGAAAACACATCTTTATTAAACATGTTTCGAGTTGAATCATTTAGCTCTGCTAATACTATAATTATATCAAATCTTTCTAGCATTGGGAAGAACTTATCTATAATTAATGAGCCTTCACTACCAGTTCTTGAGAAATTAGTTACCTGAGCTCTTGGGGCAAATGATTTAATTGCTTGAATTCTTTTACCAATATGGCCATTTCCAATTACAGCAATCATTTTCCCATCAAGGCTCTGCTGTTGGCTAAATATCCATTTATGATTTCGCTGATTTTCTAAATACATTGGTATGCCTCTATAAGAAGCAATAGCAAGTCCTATTGTAAACTCCGCAGTCAGGACAGCTGTATCATGATTTCTTCCATCAAGACCACGATCCTCATTAATATATCCCACTGTACTCCAATTATGTAGTGAGCAGTTTTAGGACATACTCAGGTCTCAACATTATTTAATTTTTAGAATTTTAGGTTGTTTTTCTTTTGGTAGATTTCTAACAACAAGAATGTGTAGCATTCCGTCTTTTAGCTCTACATTTGAAACTTCCATGTATTCACTTAGTTCAAAGATTCTTGTGAACTTACGTGCAGCAATTCCCTTGTGGACAACCTCTGCATCTGTTACTTCTGTAATTTCACCTGTAATCCAAAGACTTCCGTCTTCAATTGATACAGTTAAATCGTCTCTTGTAAATCCAGCAACTGCCAGCGATAGCTGGTAGTTGTCTTCGTCTAACTTCAATAAATCATACGGCGGAAATGCTGTATTATTTACTTTACTAAGACTATTGAATCGTTCCAACTCTCGGTTGAAACCAATAAAAAATGGATCTTTGAAAAGATCCATGGCGAACTGTGTTACCATTTTGTGCTCCTTTTAAGCGAGTTAAATTAGTACCCCCTTTTGGCAGGTACTAATCTATTATAGCATTTAGATAACTAAGATTGCAAGTTATTTTTTAGACTTTGCTCTTGCTTTAGCAAGTGCTTCAAAGTCCTTGACCTTAGTATCTCCAAGATATCCCCAGGCATAACCATCTGAAATCATCTGCTCATTAATTGAAGTTGTCTGGTCATCAATAAATATCCAGCCTAGGATTCTTCCATATTTTTCAGAAGAGTCCATTTTTTCTGTTTTAATTTTAACAGATTTGGCATCTTTTATCTTATATTTTAAATACTCTTTTGCTTCAAGTCCTAGCTTTTTTTCAGCCAAATCTTTAGTTCTTGATTCTGGGGTGTCTATACCAGCAAGTCTTACTCTTGATGCAAATAGTATGTCAAAGCCTAGGTCGATGAGGACATCAATTGTATCCCCATCGACTACACCTTCTACTTTTCTAACGTAGTACTCGTACATTACTTAGTCTTCTTGACTACAGATTTCTTTGCTGGAGCTGCTGTTTTTTTAACTACTGGCTTGCCAAATGATGGTCTTCCAAATCCAACAATTCCTACGATTTGGCTTCTGCGAAGCTTTGATCCGTTCTTCTTTTTGTAAGCACGATTCTTAAGGCAACACTCTCCACCATTTCTTTGATCGCCCTTCTTATCTGAAGATGTATTTCCTTCTACAACATCTACCGTTCCGTCAGTATTGACTGCGACAACAATTCCTACATGAGAAATTCTATCGACGCCATCTGATGGGAAATCAAAATAGGCAATATCTCCTACTTCTGGTGTTGCTACTTCTGCCATCTGCCATGCACCTGCTTTAATAAATGCCTGTGCTCCTGCTGGTGTGTAAACCGTGTTAGGAATCTTTACGCCAGCCTGATCTGCCACCCACATACAGAAACTTCCGCACCATGGTTGAAAGTTTGATTTTGTAAACTTACCATACTTCGTTTCATTTTCTTTTGGACCTTCGATAGTGCCAACTTCTGCTAGTGCTACCTCTACTAATCTTGCTGCCGTACCCTGTTCTGCTGCCATTTTACTTCTCCTATTGTATATTTGGTATTAAAGTATTAGTATACCATTTAGTGCCTCCAGTTGGTTTCGAACCAACGACCCGCAGATTAAAAGTCTGCTGCTCTACCAGCTGAGCTATAGAAGCTTTGTGCCCCCCACTGGATTCGAACCAGTGCTGTATGGATTTTAAGTCCACTGCCTCTACCGCTGGGCTAGGGGGGCGACGCCCCCTCGGCACGATTCGAACGTGCGACGCAGGCCTTAGAAGAGCCTCGCTCTATCCTCTGAGCTACGAAGGGATTGTGCGACAGGTAGGACTCGAACCTACGATTACCGAATTATGAGTTCGGGGCTTTAACCAACTAAGCTACTGTCGCTAGTTTGTTAAGTATATAATATAAATTAGATTTGTCAATAGTTTTTTACTGCTGGGGTCCTGTCACCAGTTTGCAATCTATGGTTTATATCATTAAAATCAAACATTGTAACTGCAGAATACTTTGTGCCAGAAATTACACTTTTTGCTTCATGAAGATACATAATATTAGATGGAAAAAATAATATATCACCAGCTTCTGGCTTATATGTATAGTTATCAAAATATGGGAAGGATAACTCTCCGCCTTCAAAATCATCATTAAAATATACAACACAAGAAACTACAGAAGAGTAAGATGGTCCGTGGTCTACATGTGATTTAAAATAAGCGCCAGGTTCATATTTTATAAAATTAATTGATTCCATATAGTTTAATGGCGGTGTATTTACAAACTGTTCCATGTATTCATTTAAACATACTACTATTGCATCTTTTGTCTCTTGCCATACAATCTCTAAATCTTTTTTATCTTCAGACATTAGCTTAAAGCTTAATTTATTTACCTTATGGTCTACACAATTTCTAACGCTGTGATCTTTTTTTCGAAACGAAACGGCTACATCGTTCCATTTAAATATTTCAGTTGGGTTAACTGATAGCAACTCTTCAAGTCTTTTTGGTATATCTTTAGGGTTAGGCATGGCATTTTTATATATGCGGAGTCCTAAAAATGGTTCAAGTATTTCCATTAATACCTTCCTTATTTGAATATTGATTTTCTACAATTTGCTGTACGTACTCGGAGAAATGTTTTCTAATACTGCCCATAGGTCTTGATCCGAAAGTCTCCCACAGCCTGTTGTACTCTATTATATTTTGTAGTGTTGTTGGGCATACGATTAGCCCATTGTATGTCTTCATTACGGTTGGCAAAGGCACATGCTTTGTGCAACACTTACACTGCCTTGCCATCTCTTGATATTCGCTCATAGTATTTGCATCCTGTCCATTGCTTCTCTCAAACCTTCAGGCATTCTTGGCGCCCTAATCATGTTATAAGATGTTGTGTCTGGGTCATCTTTGGCCCCAAAGTCATTATCATAGTTCATTGATTCGTATGTATGTATATTTATTTCTTGATTATTATCAAACCTTGTTCTGCTGATTGAATTAAATATTGCTCCACATGTAGCATCCGCCAAGTCTTTAGATCCTTTTCTTGGGTGGTCTACCTTATCTCTCATAATCCTAAGCTGACAAAGCTCATCTATAAGCAGGGGTATATGTGGACCAATAAGCCTTTCTTCCGCTACAATCATTGCCATATCATCATAATGTTTTTTAGCGACAGACAGAATCTCTGTATTGATACCATATTGTTTTAGTTGTTGCATCATGTCATGAGAGTTCCATCTGTCAAAGGTGCATATTGCTATGTTAAAGCCTCTAGTTTTAAGAGAAAGGATGTAGTCTTTAACTTCTGTAAAGTCAACTGATTTGTCTGGGGTTGGAGTCCAGTATCTTACAGCATCAACTTCTACTATTGGAGCTGGCTGCGAATAGGTGTCAGTCACCTTTACATTAACCCATTTATTAACATGCGCCATTGTTACAGCACAATGGTCGTGCTTTTGTGCTAAGTCTACATGTATATAATATTTTTTATCTGGGTCTGGGAGAAACCATTCTTCAAGTCTTCCGAAGTTATCGACTGCAATCGATCCGACGTTAAAAGCTTTCTCTACTTTTTCTCTAGATTTAAAAAATGCATCTACTGCATCTGGTGGCATACACGCAAATCTTGAAAGCGCATCTGTCGGGTTTGTATAGAATGCTGTTTTGAAATCGTCAATTTTTCTAACTGGGTTAATCTCCCAAGTTGGGCGCTTAATTGCATATACTTTAGGTATTTTATAAGATATGATATGGTCTTCTTCCCATTGTATCTCAAACTCATTTCCCTCTGTACCGTCTGGGAGCTCCTCGTACATCTTAAACTTGTGGTCCCTAATTACAGTTTCTTTTTCTCCTACAACCGCATCATATCTTTGCTGTATGTAATCATTCTTAAATCTAGGGAATGATAAAAGAATAACTTTACCAAAATCTGGAAAACGGGAATCTACTGATGCTCTATACATATCATAAACTGCACTACCTGTTTTTGCTTGATCGTGGCCAGTTGTATTGTCAATTGCAAAGCCAGAAATTTCATCCAAGATTACAACTAAAACGTTGTAGCCTTCCCAGGCCTCTCTCTCTGAGTGCCCTGAATGCACTGTTATAGCCTTGTTAAACTGAATTTCTGATGCCTTGGCATAGTATTTACCAATGAACCATGGGGATTTGTCTATGCGGCTTCTAAAGCCTTTAAAAAAGACATTGCTTGCTTGCTGTGAGTTAATAGCAATGTTAATAATATCAATTGAATCTCCTGGCGGCTTGCCATAATATGTTGCTGGGTCTTTTAAACACAATAGTAAATACACTATATAAGCAACTGCAATTGTTGAGCAGTAGTCTTTTCCAGAACCTTTTCCAAGCTGTGCTACAACTTCATTTGCCGTTTGCTTAAATCTAATAGATCCTTCTTCGTCTCCAAATAATTTTTTTAATGTTGCTTCTTTATATATCTGTGAGCTTTTTTCAATTAAAGTGTATTGATAATCTGAAAGTGGTGGGAGCCCTAGATAGTTTGGGTCGTTGACAAATGTACGAAGGTCTACTGGCTTTTCTTCAAACTCTTCGCCATCTAAAATGTCAATTAAATCTGAAAAATCAAACGACATCAGCATCCTCAATTATTACTGCTTCAACTATGCCAGTAATTTGAGAGAGCCTTTTTGCAACATCCATTTTACATTTAGGACAAGATGCAGTCACTTCTTTTAATATTCCAACTAATATTTCCTGCTTGCGTTCTGTCTCTGCAATTTGAGAAGCTATTTGAGTGTTTTCTAAAACACCTACAGACTGAAGCATGGCTATTCTTTTAGTCTCTATATCGGCTATTAGCTTTAAAGAGCCAGATTTTACCGCAAGCGCTCCTTGCGTATCGGCATCCTCTACTGTTTTCCAGGCTTCTTTTATTAGCATTGCATAATGCTGGTCTGCGCCAGATATTGCTTCACGAGCACGATCACGGATATTGCTATCGTTATGCACGACAGACTTCCATTCATCTACATACTCTAAAACTTCTTTGCGGGAAAATCCTGTAAGTGTAGCTATTTGAGTTGCTGAATTACCTTTTAAAAGCTCTTCTACAACCTTGTTCATACGGTCAAAGTGAACCGCTGGCTCTATTTCATTCATAATTAAATTATACCATGTTTTAGTTGACTAGGACTTATTGGCTATTTTAAGAAGAATTAAATATCCTATTAAATCATCAATATCATTATCGCCAGGAAACGCCTTATCATTTTGAATTCTATTTAATTTATCATCAATACGAACACGAATTTGTTCTGTTGAATCCGCCTTGGAAAATATACGAATTGGATCAAGCGCAGAGTTGCCATATGATATATTCTTCTTTATGAGCATCTCTGAAATCTCTAAACACTCTCTAATGATTTTATGTCCAGAAGGAGCATCTGTTGCAATCAACTGAAGGTCTGTTATCCAAGCCTGGTATCCGCCATCTTTATTTGGGTACTCACTCATTTTTTTCTCAACAATCCAAACTCTTGTAAATATCTCTGTATAGTCATAGCAGAGACCCCGCACTCTTTACCTATTTCTGTAACTGTTTTCTTTTGAACTATGTATCTTCTGTATAGCCAATCTTTGCTTTGATAAAGTTTCATCGCTTAGTAAGCACCTGGTTGCTATAGTGTGCAATTCCAAAGCTATCTGCAACATCAAAATCTATAATTTCTAAACCGTATTTTTTATTAAAGTAATCAGCAGTTCTTTGCTTTCTCATATTTCTTAACTGATTTTTATACCAAGACTCAGCATAACCTGGATTAGCCAACCTTATTGCAGACTTCTCATCTTTCGTAGGATTTTTGTTGCCAATGTACGCCTGCCACGATGATGGGCTAATAGTAATAACCTTAGCACCAGTAGACATAAGCTCAGCAATAACAACTCCATAGACATAAGACAATTTTATCACAGCATCTGGTGATCTGACAAGTATTGCACCCTCTACGGCAATATAATCACTCTTTAATTCATCTAGCATCATTGCCATTTTGTTTTTTGCATCATAAATTTTTTCATATATATCTTCGCCAACAAGATTTATCTTTCCCCACTTTAGGGGAATATCGTCTTCCATTAAACAAAAGGCTATAGAGTTGGTTGAGGCATCTATCCCTAAAACCCTATTTGCTTTTGTCTTTATGAGGCTAGCTAATTTCATCTACTATTCCTTGTAATAATTTCTTTGATTTAGAATTTGATTTCTTTAAACAGGAAGAGCAAACTTCATCTGAGTTGTATCTGCTAAGCTGAGATTTACATGTTTTACATAACCTGACTGCACCTTTTTTGATAGCTTTTTTTTCATAATACTTTTCCATGATTCTTTTATTTGTTGCAACTCTGCAACACTCATCTGTACAATATTTTTGATTATGGGTTTTCCCAATAAAATCTTTAGCGCATTCCTTATTAGCACAAATCATATCTTAGGAACCTTATATAAATCTATTTCTACTGTGCCCACTGGACCAGACTTGTCATAGCATTCCTTTTTAACTGGGCAATAAGTACAGGGCATCTTTGACTTAGTTGATCCTGATGGCCTTACTGGTAGGTCTCCATTTTGAAAGTTATCCCAGACTTGCTCCATCCAAGAAAATGCCTCTTCGATTATTGCTTTATTCTTATCATTCATTGAAATAGGAATAATTAATATCTCTTGGGTGTTTTTGTTTTCATACAGAAAGAATCCTTCTTTAGCATTCTTTAATTTCATATAGGTTAATAGCTGAAGCATATGGTTTGCTGACGACTTCATTTCTGACTGTCTGGTGTCCCAAACTTCTTGCTTCGCCGTTTTGATTTCACCAATTACAGTCTCGCCATCGTACTCCATGATTAGATCTATAAAACCTCTGATGGGGGGATACTCATTAATTATCTCCTCTTCTTCCGCTTTCCATTCTGGCATTGTAGCAATAAGCTTTTGAAGTCTTTCGTGAGCCTGGGTTCCTTGTGCCATATTGGCAACCGCTACAGCATCGTTATCATCAATAAATACTGCACCAGAAAAAGCCATATACCAATATCTAGGGCATGTTCCGTGCCCATATCCAAGTGAGCTTGGGCTAAATGACTTCTTTGTCATCTGTCCGTCTGCTCTTTTGGTATTACGATATGACTCGTCAAGCAATGACGCAAACTTTTCTGGGTCAAAGAACTTTCCAGTATGTTTCTTAAACTTAAGGTTCTTTACAATATCTCTAGCCATTTATGAGTTGTACCTAACGACATACTTGAGTGCATCTACAAGTTTGTCTATGGACTCCTTTACTGAATAATAAACGTTCTTTTTATTGTTATTTACTGTTCCCGCTTTATCCTTAGCAATGGTTGAATACACAGAAGACATTACGGCAAACTTGGTGGACATTGCTTGAAGTTCCATAATAAGGATAGGGGCTTTTGCTGATGGAACATCTGGTGTCATCAATAGCTTTACAACAATAGCCAATGCTTTGTCTAGGTGCTCATCTTGCATATATTCGTGCAGATCATTGAACTCTGTTATATCACTAATTAATTGAAGTGTGTTCTTATCTTCCGCCATTTTTAATCCTCTTATCCCACTTGTCAATGAATAGTCCGACTGGATACCCAATAATAAATCCTACCATTAATCCAAATAAAAACATAGTCACTGGTTGTTCTCCCAAAACTGAATCAGCTCTTCAAGAACTGCCCACTCGATAATTCCAAGTCGAACCTTGGAGTCTTTACCTATAATAATTTTTAACGCTGGGTACATATCTCTATTTACTTTAAATGTATCTGTGCATATCTTTGCCCAGATGTCTTTATTTAAAGTGAATGATGATCCTGCTTCTTTATAATCAACAAGGAACTGTTTCCATTGAGCGTCGCCCTTTTGATAATCTCCACGCCCACTGTTTTTTTGAGCCTTAGCCCCATCCCTTTTGACTTCTGATCTTTCTGACATCAGCCAACACTATACCTTGTCTCATGCCCATCCTTACATTTCCAGTACATCTCCATGGAATTTGTGTTGAATTCATATGACTCAACATATAAATCACACTTTGAGCAAGGCCTCATCTGTTTTATTATTTGAATATTTTCATCAAGAATATTTTCTTCAACATTAATATTTTTTAAAAATTCATTAAGATTTGGCATCAATGTCCTTAATTAGCTGATCAACAACCTTTGGATTATCTTTTAAGTATGTGACAGCTTTTGCACGACCCTGTAATCTTTCTCCATTTATAGTGTACCAAGCGCCGCCCTTTTCTATAGCGCCAACCATTTCTGCGACATCCAGAGTCTCTCCAACAAGATCAACTCCTAGAGATTCTCCTTGGTAGTAGAAATCGTATTGTCCAGATAAGTTAGGGGGGCCGAGCTTGTTGTAATCAATAATCCAATTGACTGGTCTGCCAACTCTTTGTTCAATAATCTTGTCACCAACCTTAACGCCTGCTTTGATAGCATTAGCTTCAGCCTCAGAAGACCAAAGCTTAATGACGGTGGAAGAGAAGAACTTGACTGCCATTCCTCCTGTCGGTATGTGGGAGGCATGCATAGATCCAAACTGATTTCTTTGTTGTGAGATGAGTACCAATAGTGTGTTCTTGTTTGCATAGTTTAACATCTTGACTGCGTGAGTCATATCCTTTGCTTCAGCGCCGATTTGCTTTGTGTCTTGCAAATCTTTCATTTCATTACCATCTTTTTCAAAATAAATGGCTGGCAGTAGGGCAGATATAGAATCTACTACAATAATATCAACACCAGCATCCATTAGCTTTGTAGCAACATCAACCATATCATTAACTGTTTTAGCTGGTGAATAGATAAGGGAAGAGGAATCTACCCCAAGCATCTCAGCCCAAGCCTGATCGTATGATGCTTCGGCGTCAATCCATGCACAAGTCTTGCCTTCTTTTTGAGCAAGCGCAATCATCTGTAAACAGAATGAAGACTTTCCTGCGGATTTATTTCCCCAAACAAGAACCTGTCTTCCGTAGCCAAGACCTCCCTTTAATGCCATGTTTAGGCCAATGCTTGGTGTCTTTTGCTTTTCTACTTTTACATCTTGTGCTGCTTTAACTCTTGCTCTTGTTTTTGGATCTAGTGCCGCTAGGATATCGTCTATCGCTATAGTCATTTATTCTCTTTCTTTTATACAATTATATCATTAAAATAAATTGCCGTGAAGCCTTGGTCTTTCTTTATTAATTTCCATTTTTTTAAATAAAACTTCATCTAAACTATGTTCTACAAATCCACCGTTACGCATTGATGCATATAGGTCAAGAGTTCTAATTAAGATGTCGACCATCTCTTCTACAATTTCTTCCGAGCCTTTATTCTTTCTAATAGCTTCAAGAACTTCAGTTACTTCCGAGTGTATTAAAGCCAACTTATTTCCAAGCACATCAAAGTTTTTTGGCTTATCCCAAAAACCTTTTTCAATTGCCGTCTCATGCAATAATGCTGACAGGACGTCTAGTCCATAATCAGTCACAAGCTCTAGATCTTTACTCGAAGTCTGTAATGAGCTGGTCGTTATCTGTCCCTGATTCATCTTTTCCTTTTAGTGTAAATGTAAATGTTTGATCATCTGAATTATAATCAACTTTAAGCTCTTGGTCATCCGTTGCTGCATTCATAAATAAGTCTGTTGACACAGTGATTGTGCCAAGTGTTTCTAGGGCAGCAATCAAAATCTTTGGTACACTAAGTGCGCCAAATACATCTTCTGCTGTACTTACTTTAATGTCTTCTGTCATTTTATCTCCTTGATATTTAATGTCCCGTCATCTAGTTTAGCTAACGTCACTTTACATTTCATTCCTTCTCGCATTTTTGCTAAAGTCATTTTATACATTGCTGGGAAAGCAATAGCTCTTGTTAACTTTTTGTCTCTGTCCGATAAGACGATGTGGCTCATTTGCTTCCCAGCCTTGGTTGTGTAAGGTGTAAAGTTTACCACAATGTACTCGTCTTCTTCAAGATCATACTTTTTTCTGTACAGATAATCAACAAATAGGTCACTAGAGTCTGGGCTTATATCGGACACCTTTATATACCTAGCTATTCTGTTGTCTCCAACTAGAATAAAATACATCTGTCCTGTTTCAATTTGTGTTTGCTCAGTATGGAATAAACCAACAGAACCAGTCTCATCAACTAGCTCAACTCTAGCCCACCCATTTCCACGCTTGATGGACTTAGCCATTCCAAACATTACAAATGAACCAAGATCGTCAAACTCTTCAATTGGTCTTGCCTGAGCTTTAATCCTTGGAGGAATTCCTTCAAGATTAAATGTTGGAATACCTAAGTATTCATAGTAATTGTCTTTTTCATTTCCTTGCCTTTTGTTATCAGTAAACGCAGCACCGCCGATGGAGTTAAGAGCAGCAATAGCACGGCTATTAATGCCAGAACCCTTTTTCGATGCCTTATCAATAAAGTCAGCATAGTCACTGAACGGTCTTCTTTCTATTATCTTGTTTGCAATACTGTCTGAAATAAACTTTACTTCAGCCAATCCAAATCTAATTGCATTATCTTGTAAAGAAAAATAAACCTGGGACTCATTGATATGAGGTAGCAGTACTTTTAGCCCAAGTCTTTTTGACTCAATTAAATATTCTGTTCTTGCGTCTTTATCATTTTCATTTTTAAGAATTGAAAACATGAACTCAAGCGGATAATAAAACTTAAGCCAAGCAGTATAATAACTAAGCATAGAGTAAGCAACAGCATGGGAACGGTTAAAAGAATAACCAGCATGCGCTTCAAAATCATGCCATAGCGCTTCGGCTTTTTTCTTAGTAATGTGTTCTGAAGCCCCAGCAATAAACTTATCTTTGAACTGGTCAAACTCTTTTGCATCCTTTTTCTTTCCAATAATCTTGCGGACCTTATCAGCCTCTGCCCAAGTCATACCGCCCAAGTGTACGCATGCCTGCATAACTTGCTCTTGATATATAATAACACCATATGTATTCTCGGTAAAAGGCTTCATGATTGTGTGCATGTAGTCCACAGCTTCGTTGCCATTCTTGCGACTAATGTAGGCTGCACCCACTGTATTCATTGCGCCAGGGCGCACAAGTGCATTAGAAGCAGCAAGATCTTCAAACTTATCTATACCCATCTTAATCAAAAGGTTTGTGTAAGGAGTTGCTTCTGCTTGGAATACACCCTTTGTATACCCATCGTTCAACATCTTGTAAACATTGGCGTCATCCATAGTCATTTCGGAAAGATTAATTGTCTTGCCGTGCCTATCTTTAATCGACTTCAATGTATCAGAGATCACAGACAAAGTCTTAAGACCTAGTGCATCTAGCTTAATAAGACCTATATCTGCAACCGTATCCATGTCGTATGCGACGACTGGAATTCTTCCCGATACTTTATCTTGAGAGTCTTCACGAGATTCAACTGGCGCAAACTTTCTTAAATCATCTTTTGCAACAACAACACCAGCAGCGTGTACGCCTACTGATCTGATTCTTCCACGAAGTCTATCGGCAAGCCAAACAACTTCTGGGTAGCGCATTCTAAATTCTTTTGTATTTGGAGAATCTATAAAGTCTTCAAATGTATCTACAGATTTTAGTGCACGATTAACTTCTTGAAGAGGAACCATAAATACACGAGCAGCATCTCTAACAACACCCTTATCTTTAAAATAAGTGTATGTAGAAATAGAAGCAACGTGCTTGAACCTTTTCTTTAAATAATCTTTAACTTCTTTTCTTCTGCGGTCTTCAAAGTCAGTATCAATATCTGGAAAGTCATTACGCTCTTCATTAATAAATCTAAAGAACAGTAGGTCGTACTTAATTGGATCCACATCAGTAATTCCTAATGTATAACAAACTAAAGATCCAGCGGCAGAACCACGCCCAGGCCCAACCATAATATTATTTTCTTTAGCCCAATTAATCATATCTCCAACAACAAGGAAATACGAAGCAAAATTTTTCTTGGCAATAATCCCAAGCTCTTCGTTAAGCCTGTCCATATAAATAGGGTCTGAAGCCTTCTGAAGCCTCTGTAAGCCCTTTTCAGCCAACTCCCTTAGTCTTTCATCGGCATCAGTCTTCGGGACTGGCAGTAGGTCCAGGCCCTGGTAGAAGTCATAGTCTCCAACCTTATCTGCAATTTCCATTGTATTTTCATAGATGTCTGTTCGATTAATCCCAGCTTTATTAAAGTCTGCCTCTATCTCGGAACGGCTTTGAATAAACAAATTCATATCCTGGAATGAGATTCTACGGTCAGGATAAAGATAGTTAAATCTATCTAACATATCCTTCATATTTCTGGAGATATCAAAGTCCATATCTTTATCAGCCTTTGGAGATGTTGATAGAATGAGTAATGCTTCTTCTAGAATTCTGTCTTCTTCTTTAGCAAAATGGGCATCTCCTGTTGCCACCGCCTTAATTTTAAGTTCATCGGCTAATTCAAGAAGCTTTGAATTTATTTCTTCGGGATTGTGAGACTGCACTTCAATATAGAAATCCTCAGCAAAATTTTTCTTAAAATTTTGTAAGATAGACCTTGCTTCTTCGAACTCACCCTTTTCAATGCACTTCGAAATAAGACCATTAAGACATCCAGAAAGAACGATAATGCCTTCTTTGTACTCATTTAAAACCTCTCTATCAATGCGTGGCTTATGATAAAAGCCTTCGTTCCAAGCAAGCTCTTGCAGAATGTTTATGTTCTCCAGCCCCTTTTTATTTTTCGCTAGCAAAATAATATGGTTGTAGGCCTGAATAGACTTATCTGTTTTAGATGATCTGTCAAACCTATCGGTTGGAGAAATGTACGCCTCAACACCAAGAATTGGCTTAATGCCAGTTTCCTTTGCGGCAATTTGCATATCTCTGTGTGACGAGAGAGTACCATGGTCTGTAATTGCAATCGCAGTTTGCCCAGCATCTAACGCTGCTTGGCATAATTCTTTAGGTGAATTTAGTCCATCCATTAATGAATAGTATGAATGAACATGTAGGTGTGTAAAACTCATTAATATCCGCCCATGCATTCGTTTCTAGTATGATAAAGTCTAATCTTTGTCATTGTTTTTTTATTTGGTGCATATAAATCTTCGCCACAACAAGCTGCCTTTAAATGCCATTCTTTTGCAAAGAAGTCATAGAGCATTCCCTTATAGTCTTTATACTTGTGCGCCACAAAAGTATCAAAAGGATCTGGTATTTCGTATGAGATCATGTTGTCATTCTACTAAATAATACAGGGGCAGTCAATAGACTGCCCCCGCTATTTAATTTTTTACCAGTCTAAGTTGCTGCTAGTTGCTGAAGGCTCATCTGCATGAGTACTTTCGCCAGCAAAGAAAGCTTCTTGTTCTGTATAAGGCATGTCACGAACTGCTGCTGTTTCAAGCTCAAACAGTTCTAGTGATGAAGCATCAAAAGCAGCCTCATCTTTTGCTAAAGGAATGATTGTGTAACTTGTATCTGTCTTTGTTCCAGAACGCTTAACACGCCACATCAGATTAGTGATGCTTCCCATTTCGCCAGCATATTCAATTAGTGTTGGGGTAATTGTTTTACCACTTGATCCCTGAGAAAGAATAGCCACGTATGGATCTTCCTTGCCATCGTCAACAAGAACATTAATGTAAAGTCGTGAACGACCCTTCCATCCCGCCTTGTAATCTTTACGGTGTTGCTCACATCCGTAGCACTTGCCTTGGTCTTCCATTGTGCAAAGACCCTTACGGCGATAATCTTTTGGATTTGTGTGCTCTACAGCAATAAATCCTAGACCAGCCTTTTCGTTGTATGTTGGTGAGTCTGGATCTAGTTCCTGCAAGAAGCGAATCTTTACGCTTTCTGCATCCTCTAACTTTACCCAGCGACCCTTTGTGCCTTCGCCACCACTTGATTGTGGTTTGTCCATAACTTTATTAAGATCTTTTAGACCTTTTACTATTCCCATATATTTCTCCTTTGTAGTTGATGGTATAAATCCATCTGTTTATTATTTTTGATGGGTCCAAGATTGATATTCAATATTGGAAACTGCGTTTTTAATACAGGCTTTAATTTCCTCTTCGGTCATATCGCCAGCATCTTTTGCATCATGTGGATATATCTTACCATATTCATACGAAGCCCACAAGAGGTCTTTATTGTTTAATCTAGAGACTATGCTATTGGCAAGCTCACGCCCAGCGTGGTCCGCATCAGTCATTAGAGTAACCTTATTAAAATATCTATTTATTAATGCCAAGTTTTCTGTGGATATATGGCCACCAAGTGTTGCAATAACATTGGGGAATCCAGCCTGATGCACACGGATTGCATCAAAGCTAGACTCTACAATAATAACATTGTCACCTATTTTTTTAGCACGGTGAATGTTAAACATAGTTTTACTTCTTGGTAAATTAGTACTGTTCTTAAATTTCTTTTCTGATATTGATCTGCCAACAATACCAACTGCAAGGCCGTCTGGGCTGTGTACTGGAACAGTAACCATGTCTTGCTTTGGGGAATAGCCTAAAGAAAAGTGCGCTATCGAAGACATATCAATGCCCCTAGACTTAAAATAATTTTGTGCCTCTGGACTGGCAATCAGGTCGTTATATAAATTCTTTAGTATCTCTTCTGGGAACTCTACAAAGTCTGGCTTGTCTTCTAACATATCGTTTAGAAGATCATCAAAGTTTTCTAGTGTCTCTGCCTCTTTTGAATATACGTATCTCATAGCTTCAAAATCATTCTTATGCAAAACTCTTTTAACTATCTCTATCAGCGATCCAGTTTCACCACAGGATGGATTAAAGCATAGCCATGCACCAGTTGTTTTACTTATGCTGCAGCTAGCACTATGTCTATTGGAATGAAATGGGCAGTAGAAAGAGATCTCTATATCTGTTTCACCCGCTACCTGTAAGCCAAGGCTTTTTACAATCGCCTTTATATGCTGCTTAGAGTATTGCGTGGTATCAGCTTTCCTTGCGTAATTGCTTCGTGCCGCCATGCCGTCTTCTTTCCTACATAAGTGCCATAGAGTGTCATTAAGAACATCCATGTTGTGCCATCAAATTCTACCGAAAAGTTAGTGTCTATGTCAAGTACCCTAAGATACCCTTTGTCTCTCATTTGGTGCGTAAGCATGCTTTCATATTGATACTTAATGCGAACCATATCAGAGTCATCTAAAAATTCAACTCTAACCTGGAATCTTTTTATCGGTTTGTGATTCATTATTTTGGAACGGATTCTCATAAATCTCTTTGACGATACCCCTGTTGATATCCCAATCTAAGTATAAACCAAATTCATGTCCATGTCGATTCTTGCGTGACACAATCTCAATCATGTTAGTCCCTGGATATCTGTGTACGGCCATAGCCATATCGGCATCGTACTCAATAGCTTTTGACCACGCAACCTGAGACATCATCGGCGGATTGTCCTGATCAGATACATCATCTGCAGTGGCTGCTGTGATATCGATAATAGGAATATTGTTAGATACTGCTAGCATTTTAAATTCACGAGAAACATTTCGGTTTCTTTCAACTTCAGAATTGCTTCGCTTGTTATCATTAAATAATTGATGATAATCAAGGATAACTAAGTCTGGCTTATGCTGATCAATCTTTCCTTGAATAGTTGCTGGTGTGACTTCCGTATTGCCCTCATTTGAAATAAGGATAAAGCTATTCTTATCAGCAAATTTCTTTGTTGACCATGAGCGGAAGTCATCTATATTAATATCTCCCTTTGAAAAATCGGAAGCCTTAAATAGTCCAGAGCCAAGCATTGTATAAATACGATCACGCATATTCTCTGGTGACATTTCAAGGGATACAATCATAGGCTTAAACCCTTGCTCCCACGCTTTACAGGCAAGGTAGGATGTAAACCATGTCTTACCACGTCCTGGCCAGCCAATAGCGACGATAAGGTGGCCTGGAGCCATACCTGTTGGGTATGCTAAATCTATGGCCTCAAAACCAGTCTTGATGCCTGGAGAACCGCCCATCTCGGCAGAGCGTACCTTTAATAATTCCATATATCTAATTGCTGCATCTGCATCCGTTATGTCTAGATCTCGAACATTGTTTGTGAACCTGCTGAGGCCAGCTAATTGAGACTGCATGTTCTCAAGAACTCTTGAGGCAGCATCTTCTTTAAGTGATGATCCAGCACGGAGAATAATAGTCTTAAGTTTGTTTGAAATAAATTCATTCTTAAGCGTGTCTAGATAGTATCCAGTCTGGCCTTTAACATCTACTGGCTCAAAGTCTTTAAACTTTTCTTGAAGAATTCCAGCTTCTGGTACGGCTTTAAACTTATAGTAGTATGACTTTAGGCCATCCCAGATATCTTTATGTGATGTAAATAAATCGTCTACGTTATCCGCAAGTAGCGTACTAATATCTTTATTTTTGCATACCGCTGAGATTAACTCTGCTTCTGTATTCACTCTAGTCCGCCTTGCTCTACCATCTTCTTCGTTTCCTCTAGTAACAAACGACGCTTTGCCTTATCCTTTTCAATCTCAGTCCTGACTGTATCCATCTTGTCAAAGTTGTATAAAAAAAACTGGATAGTATGTCCGTGCTTTGTTAGATTGAAATAGTATTCAAGCAACTCTTTAGCACGATCAAATCCTACACTATCAATCACATCTTGCATAGCCCATTTTTCACGGAACTTGTTTATTGATGGGGCCTTACCATACTTCTCTTTGTAAAGGTTTTGATAGAGAGAGAGAAGGATATATGGCTCTTTACTATTTGCCACGCTTTAGCTCTTCCTCGACCTCTTCTGTTTTTTGAATTAGTTTGTTCTCAACAAAAGTATATACTCTTTCTGTTGCAGCTTCTACTGTCTCTCCCTGCCTTACATCATCTTCAATGCCTACGCCAATCTTAATGCTTTCATAGTTACCAAGATTTCTAGTAAAGGAAAGATCTACTTTTACTCTCGTTGTCATTTGTGTTCCGCCTTCTTGTGTCTACTAAGTGTATCGCTAGCAAATATGCCCCAACGAACTTCTATGTCCCGCTTACAGATATCGCATGTCACGGCTCTACTTTTTTCCATCTTCTACCTTTTTTACTATCACAGGGCCGTTCTTAGAATTCCAATATTCAACTTCTGCTTCACGCTTGCGTTTTTTTGCAGCGCCTGTCTCTAGTGTGTACCGTGCCATTTCAGCCATTACTCCGCCTTCCATACTGGAACAAACTTTCCGTCTTCTGTCTTAGTATACAATACTAAGTTGTTTTTGAGAAGGGCCTGGACCTCTGCCTTTGAAGGAACTTCTTTTGAGTGCCCTGAGTCTAATATATGTTGGTGTATATCTAATATGTTCTTTTGATTAAACATATACTGAGACCAATTTTCGCTATCTGGCTGTCCGATTGGATATATCTTTTGAGGGGTAGCAACCTTCTCATTCAATATATATTCTTGTATAGTTACCCTATGCTTATTAAGCATAGAGGCAACTTCTACAACAGTGTAAGCGGTTTCCATATTCTTTTTAACCTGAGAATACGAATACATAACTCTTTTCTTGTCTGGATAACACCAGGCAACCATCTCATCCTTTGATCTGGATGCTTTTAAAACCTTATGTATCTTATCGTTTAAGAAGAAATACCGTAAGCTTTTTGATTTGCCGTCTCTTTTGATTCCAGCCATTTTCCGAAAGCACTCGTTTCTTTATTGCACATCCAGCGTTTGCCGCACATGATACAGAATAATTCCATATGTAGTTTTTGAGAGAAGACTCTGTCTACAAAAACTCGTCCATTGCATTTTCCGCACCACATTATAAAGTAAACAACTTCCCGTCAACGACACATGAATAATCAGGAGCGACGTGAATCATCTGAATATGTGGATAGTCATTAACGATGTGAGCAATTGCAAATCCCTTTTGCCAGTCATGGTGCTGCATGTACTTCATCCCTGGACCCTTTTCATCACACATATGGCCAAGCTCATAACCACGAAGTGTTTCTCCTTCGCCATTATTCCTTAACTCGTATGTGACTAAATGTGAGGCAATTCTGTGTGAGTGTCCTCTAATTAATGATATCTGTAGGTCTTCCATATCTTTACGGACTGAGCCTGTTGCTGCAATTGAAAGGCCGTGGTGTACGTGAATATCTCCAAAGCGTCGTTTTGGCAATTCGTTGTAATGAATGTACTCGTATCCCAAGGAGTCAAGGCCCCATAAAGCTTCTGGAGTTACTTCGTTTATATAGTCTGGCAATTTTGCATCTACATAATTAAAAATTCTAACATCGTGATTACCAAGCGCTGAAAATAGCTGCGCTTCTGGGAGCATGTCTCTTGTCTTCGCATAAAAGTCTCTTGCGCCCTTTGCTTCGTGACGCATCATTGGAACAATAAGATCACGGCTATCTGTTTTGTGAAGATTTAAAAACTCTGCTGATCTTCCTTCTGTGTACTTGCTATAGCATGCCTGATCATCTGTATCTCCAAGGTAGTCAACGACATCTGGCTTAAACCACTTCATCACTTTAAACCAAAGTGCAATCATCTTGTCATCCTGATATGGAAACTGCTGGTCGGATGAAATCATCCACTTTAAATCGTTGCTCATTATCTGCCTTCATACGAAAAAAGTCACGGGTACGTGACTTTGATGTTACAGTAAGTGTAACATATTGGTTAAGATTGTCAATAGGTTAAGCGGATGCTGGTGTTCCAGTAGCAAATACAACTACTTTGATATTTGATTTAGTTGCTGATCTAAATAAAACAAATGCTGCGGTGGTTGTTACCTTGGAAACCTGTGTAAATATTTGAGACTGTGCCCATGTTGGCTGGCTAATACCCTCAATATAAAATTGAACCCATACTGTTGGCGCTGAAGCCCACTTTTGTGTGCCAAATTTAAATTCTTTTGGTTTGGGTGTACCTGATTCTACAGTGACTGAAACAGGGCCAGAATTCCACAGCATGGTTGTAACTTGATCTTTCTTTCCTTCTTCTTGAGCATTTTGTAATATGATGCTTTGGGCTGTACTTTTTGCTTCTATTGCTCCTAGATCTATAATAAGATTATTAATGATCTCTGCTGTTACTGGATCTCCAGGAGTTATAGCTCTTGATTTTATTGCCATTCTTTACTCCTTTGGCTGTTCCGCTGGAACTTCCTGTGACTTATTTGCATCAGATAGTTGTGTTATCTCAGCACGAAGAATTGCTATATGTGTCTCATATTGTGAGACTAGGTCACCAATTCTTTGCTGCAATGCTTGTATTACTAGTTCTGCTTTATCCATTATATACCTTTCAGTGTATTTATTTCTTGTTGTAATGATTCTACCATATCCGATAGTTCTTGTACAGCCTTAACTAATGGAGATATAAATTCAGCATATCTTAGATTTTGTGTTGACTCTGGGTCCTCTAAGTTTTCTATAATCCAGCCAGCAAAATTATCCCCAATGCCAACTTGATCTAAGGCTTCTTTTACCTCTTGGGCTACAAACCCATAGTGATTTCTTGATCCTTCTCTTGATGTTGTTTCAATAATATCCTGACCATTTTCATCAACACCGATTATCTTTGGAATTTTTTCAATTTCAATCACATCAATATTGCCTTGCTGATCTAAGTGCTCAATCTCTTTATCTATAAGAACTTCTTTAACGCCAGTCTTTTTCCATTTATAGGATACTGGTCTTAGTAAATTAATGAAGTTTAATCCTAAGCTTGAATTAGTTATATCTTTTTTTAGCCTGATATCTGATGTATTAATAGTGCTGTCCACTGCCCAAACATCTTTCCACTTATGACCAGATATTCCAAGCGATTCGGTGCCATCTGTTCTTGGAGACCAGTCAGATGTAATTCCGTACCCTCCTGAAACACCATAACCGTTTAAATAAGCATCTCCCGTAGAGCCAATCTTATACGTAGTGCCATTAGCAAAATAAGCATTAGACCCAATATAAATTGCCCCCCAGCTAAAGCTATTGTATCCCAAGTTTGCAGAGTTATCTAACCATGGATAAACATTGCTAACAAATCCTGAGTTTGATACTGACTCTAGGCCAATTGCTTTAATCTTTAAATAATTAACTGTGCCGTATCCACTAATAGTTTTAGTTGCTCCAGTGTCAATGAATCCAGTAGCATAGGTATCTGATCCAGCTTTTAATCTCTGTCCAGTAAGAGTTCCAACTTTAATTTTTTCTGCATCAATATATCCAGCATAAATCCAATCTGCAATTACTGAACCTGCAACAACAGTTCCAGCCTCAACAACTCCTCCTAATAAATTAGCACCATTTGTGCTTTCATTAATAGCTTGAAGAATTGCTGATTTATTAAAACTGCCATATGGGACGGCAGCCTCTGCTTTGGTTACTGCTGCAACTGCTTTGTCATATGCCGTATCTGCCTTAGTTACTGCTGCGGCAATTGACGTGTCTCTAGATAAAACCCAGCTACCTGTACCTGCTGCTGTTGCAACATACAGCTTATTTTCATCATTAAAATTAATCCATATGTCTCCAGCCTTTAAAGCACTTGGAGTAGAGGAAGATCTAAATATTGAATTTTTTCCACTTGCAGTTGTTAATGCATTTCCCGCAGTAGTATTTGCTAAACCTGCTGTGCTGTTTGCTGAATTTGCTGCATTTTGTGCAGCAACAATTGAGTCATATAGTCCGCCGCTAGTCGATGAAATAACAGCGTTGCTTGCATATAAGGTTCCATCTTTTGAAACTTTAAAAGCTGCATTTGAAGAAGTTTGGCTTCCAATCCATAATCTATAATCGTCGGTGGCGCTTAATCTAACTATAGAGCCGAGTGTTCCTGTTATGTCTCCTAAAGTTATGGTTCCATTACTTTCAATTTTTGTGTTTGCACTTTGAATGTACCCTACTGTTTTATCTGTTGCATTTAGAGTCCATCCGCCTATGTACCCTTTGCGGGCATCAATTAGTCCATCTGACGATTGAATGAAAACACTTTGTGCGCCTGCGGCATCATGTGCATATAAGCCGCCAGATTGCATAACAACTCTGGCTCCAGATACAGATCCATCTGCTGCAAATGTTCCACCAGCAATTATGCTTCCTGTAGTTACTCTGACGTTTCCAGTAAACGTTCCACCAGTTGCGTTTATTTTACCAGTTGTATATATATCAGACCCGTCCCAGTACAGGAATGAGCTTGAGCTTCCAACTCTAAATTGGCCAGTGTTTAGCCAGTAGTTGTGTCCAAAATTTGTTGTTGATCTGTCTAATATAATTCCGTTATATGTACCAGCTGTTTGTGTTGGAGTAATTGTTGTAGATGTATTTATAGATTGAGCTATACCAGTTCCTATTTTAAATAGGTCAGATGTTTTCCCGCCAATAGATAATATAGATCTTAATTGTAAATTTCCTGCTGGTGCATTTGGGTCTGAAACTGGACCAAAACTTCCAGATGCTACTTGTCCAGATATTCCAGTATTCCAAGATATGCTGTTGAACGGGCTTTTTGCTGTAACCTGCCAGTAGTAAACTGTGTTTGGAGTTAACCCTGTTATAGAAAACTTTGTTGTTGCTTTTCCATCTACCTGCCCATATTCCCATAATGGATTTGTAACGGTTGCGGGATTATTAGGGGACCATCTAATTACATAGCCATTTGTATCTGCGTCTGTACTTGCTGTCCACGACACATCAATTTTTATACTAAACCCACTTTTATCTTCAGGATCAATTGAAGGAGTTACTGCAACTCCTGTAGGTGCCTTTGGAACTTTTGTTGTATCTATTTCAGAATTAAGAATCTCTACAGGCCCCGCCGTTACTTCTGATATATTTAGATCATCCCACCTATCTCTTGATCTAACCTTTACCCATCTTGGGGCATAGCTAGAGGCTTGTATGGTAACGTTAGTTGAAGTTCCAACATAAACAATATTCTGGACAGCAAAATCACTTGTAAGACTTTCAAATATAACTACATCTTCTTGTACACTAAGCGGATCTAAATCAAATTTAACTCCATAGGATTTAAATCCTGAAGTCAATGTTAGATTTTTAACTGGGAGTGTCTCGTTTTCTATAATATGCTTTACTAAATATGCAGGAGACCTTTCACTTTCAGTTATTAATTTAGTGTCTTCATCTTCATAGAGATAGGTGAAAAAAAACCTATAGTTATGATTTTTGTCTTTTACTGGCACCATTCTTATTGTTTTTGTATATGAGTTTGCAGATGTTGCGCCAGCTGCTTCTGCTGCGGCATCGGCGTCTTTTTCGAGATCGGCTGGAATTCCGCCGCCGTCAGTCATCATTGGGCCTGTGTATACCATTTAAAAGCCCAAGCCCAACCTATATTCAATATCCATCTGTTTGCCTAAAGTTTTTGTAATAACATCAGTAAGTACGGATCTACTTATCATTCCATAATCTGTTCTAAAAGAATCTTCATCGTTTATTCTAAGTCCGTCTAGCAAGACTGTTGTTGCTCCAGAGCTTTTTGCCTTAACTCCAATTGATATTTTAACTATTGATGATTTGTCTGGTGTGCCAGATGTAAAACCGCTAGTGTACAGATTGCTTAGCTTTAATGGCTTAACCTTATATCCTATTGCGGAATCTCCCGTATACTGTGTCGATGTCTCGCCAGGATATCTAATTTCATAGTAGTTGTTGTTTGAATCATATGCTCTTAAAAAAATGTAGTCTAAATTTAAATCGCTTTGATAATATGCTAAAGTCATGCTATCGTTTGCGCTATAGCCAGAAATATCTAAATTAAAATCATAAAAATACTCTTTTGTCTGTGACGATGAAGCGCCCATTGACATATAGTACGGACCTATTTTAGGGGATGACACGGTAACTAAACTTGGGTAATTTCCAGAACTGTCAACCCAGGACTGATTGTCTTCAAATGAAGATATGGACCTGCTTGCAAAGTCAGTTGTTCCAAGAGTTATGTTTGGGAATAAACCAATCTCATTTATTATTCCAGATACATCTACTGGGATTGTTGTTTTATACACAACACCATATGTGCTTTGGCCAGTTATTTGGCTTGTTTGGATATCTACGCTTGTTATATTTACTTGTGATCTATAGAATTCAAAATTAAGCTGCGTGTCATTTACTGTTGCTGGTGTCGAGCCAATTCCCAAAGCAATGTCTTTTGCTGTGGTTACCGCCTGGCCAGCTAAGTATTCAGTTATATATCTTTTACCAAACTTAGTTAAAATATTTTTAGACCTTGCGATCTCTTTTCCATCTTCATAGAATACGTATTCTCCGTAAATATTACTGTCCATATACATTTGCCCCCACAACTGAATCCCCTACGTGATTTTTAACATTAAAAACAAATTCAATATACTGATTTTTATTTTTATCGGTAACAAGCTTTTTGCTTACCAAGGTAATGTCTTCAAGGTTAGGTGGCTCAAATTCATTTGGTAGCGGTGGTGGATCTACAACTTCCCCGCCCTCGCCGCCTTCTCCGTCAGACACAACAACCTGCTCAAAAGAATATGGGTCAACTATAACATAGTAGTCTGGCTTAAGTGTTTTAATTAATGGGTCTCCTGGGAAAAGGAAAAGCTTTTGAGGCTTTGCCGAGGCTGAGGAGGGCTGTCTATTAGTCATATCTACATTCTACCATTTCATCCAGTATAAATCGATCTACAGACGATGCTTGTGGTTGGTGCAGAAGTAGAGTCATAAGTGTTGTCTAACGATAATATTACAAATTTGCTAGCCGAATATCCTGTAGGTATACCAACATCTTCTGTGGAATATATTTTATTCTCTGGATACGATATCTCAATAACATCTCCGACCTGCAAAAGAGGGTTAATAAAAGTTTGAAGAGATAACACTTTCTGCTGTTTTGACCATTGGTCTGTCATCCATTTTGCAAGGGCTTTTGCCTCGTCCTCTCTCTGGATCCAAGTAGAGTCAAACGCCACCTGCTCCTTTTTATCCTCATCTGTTAGGTCTGGGTTAATATATTCAAACTGATCTGAAGGAGTTATAAAGTCCCCGACAACAATAAATTGTTTTTCTTCTCCGTTAGCAAGAGATGTAAACGCACCAGTGTTATTTAATACAAACGTATCCATGGTAAATGGATCAAGGGATGCCCCGACAATCGTTACATCTTCATTATTTACCAGCTTCGTATATCTTGGAAATCCTGGCGTTGTGTATCTTGCCTTAATTCTTCTTAGTTCTCTTGCAACTGGCCCAAATTCTTTTAGCCATGAAACGGTAGATGTTGTTTCACCTTTATTGAATATGAAATCCCCAAAAGTTTTTATTACAGAGGAAGTTCCACCAACAAATCCTTTGTATAAACTATACTCATCTTTTGAAAGAAATTCTTCTTTTGAAATTGATGTTGTGTAAACATAGTCAAATGCTGACACTCCTTGCAAAGACAACAGGCCAATTTTTTCTGTTATATTTATTGGGTCTGTGTCAATTACTGCGATGACAGCATTGTTAATTGATATTTTAAGGGCTAAAGCTTTTTTTGTTCCATTCGCTGGAATGGACCAGTTAGCCTTTATATCAATTCTATAAAGCTCTCCGCCATTAATGTTGGTTATAATTGTGCCGTCTGTTTCTTTTTGAGACGTTGTCATCTTGATAGGCTTGCCAGCAGTTATTTTATAAAAATTAACATCTCTATAGTTTTTGTCAACTGTTGCGTTCTGTGAAGTTCCTATTGTAAGCATATATCCACTTTTATTGTCTGGGCTTAAAGCAAATGCAATACCAGATATTGTTTTTTGATTTCCTGTGGCCTTTTGAGATACCTCATCAACTAATAGCGGGAAATACATATTAGTTCCAATTGCAAAGCTGTTATTGCTGGTTGGTGTTACATTTCCTAAAAACTCTGCATCCTCTTTAGTTGTTACTAGCGAGTATACTGTGTTTGGTACAATTATGTTTGGTTTGGATGGATCTTCATTTGTTTTTTCTGTGTGCAGTGGGGCATTGATTGTCATCATTGATCTTGGTATAGAGTTTAAAAGGTTGTCTTTATTTTTTATAGGGTTGCCCTTTTCATCTCTTTTTACTTCTGTCTCTGTTAATTTAAAAATAGATTGATCTACATTGCTAAATGTTCCTTCGGCTGAGGTCCACTTTCTACCTTCCCATTCATTGGCAAGTGAATCTGTATCTACGTTATGGGTTAATGACGCTGTGTCTGTAGGCTTTACTACTTCAAAAACATTTCTAGCTTTTATTCTGTATATGCCAGTTGGCTTAAATGTGTTTGGTTGTGCCAAGCCTTGATATTTTTGAATATCGGTTTCAGATGTTATCCATTTAGATTCAGAGGCTTCTCCTCCAATTGGTATGTATTCATACAGGATGGCATCGTATTCAATAATTTCTTTTTCTACAACTAAGTATCCAGTAAATGAATAGAATTGTTTTTCTTGTCCCGATATAACTACTGGCTGTAATCTTATTACACCGTCTTTTGCATAGAGCTCTGGTTTATCTTCATTCCATTTTGGAGCTACTGGAAGCAATTCGTCCATCAATGCTGCCGCACCCAGTGTTACTACTGGGGAAGTATAAAGATTGTCAGCGTTTACTAAATAAGAAGAGCTTAGTTGTGGGCTATATAAAATTTTAATCGCCTTTACTGATGGTACGTTGTCAATAGATAAAGAAGCTATGTTTGCTAGGTTCGTAACGGAGCCAGAATATTTTGGGGAATATCTAAACGATGCTCTTATGGGATTATCTTTTGAGAATATCTTATCTCTAGGATAAAACTGCAGGATGTCATTGTGATCAAATATTGCTACCATTTGTGTGTCTTTACATAAATCTTGTATGTGCTGCCATACAGTTTTTTCTTTATCTGTATACCAGTGGAAAGGAGTTATAGTAGAAGTATCGCTATCGGCTAAATTAAATTGATAATTTGTAAATCCAATTGAATCTAAGAGCCTTCTGATTATTGCAACGGAAGACATGTCTGATGTTACTATGTCTGGTGGCTTTATGTATTGAAGTTCTCTAGCACCGTCCAAGGACATTATGTCTACCAAGCCAAATTCATCAACGCTATAAGAATCTATGTAGAATGTTCCAAGCTTTACAATCTCCATATCAACTCTTACGTATGGCTTAAGGATAACATTTTTATATAAATTGATTTTATTTTTATTAAATGAATTTATCTTATCGTAGTTTTCATATCCTTTGTCGTATGCATTTACTGAAATTCTCATTGAGTTTGCTGTTACATCTCCGACTGGGACTATGCCGTCAACTTTGTCAGATGAGTTTGCTGATATATTAAAAGACTCTACCCTATCTCCTATATCAATAACATATCTTGCTGACAGCTCGACCATTCCGAGAAATCCTAATTTAGGCGCAGTGCTTGTATCTGGTTTGGTTGATATTGGAACACTTATCTTTTTTACTTCTAGCTTTAATTTATGAATGTCAATAGATTTTTGAGTATCTAAATCTGCCTCAACAGTTGTCCATGTTGGAAGTCCGTTATAGTATATGTTTATAACACCATTAACAATCCCAGCAGATGTTCCATTATAGATTGTTGTTTCGACCCCGTCCTTAGTTGTTGCTTTTAGGTTCCATTCTGTTGGAGTTGAGTGTGATGTTTCAAACTTAACAACTATTTTATTAGCCGCCGCTGTTTTTAAAATTGGGTACTCTACAGTTAATATGCAATTGGTTAGAGATGTATCTCCTGTTGGGCTAAGCACTACAGATGGGGATACCCAATATTTATATGGCAGCTGCATGCTTGAAAAGTATAATCTTTTATTAAAAGAACTTGACGATGCATATGACTGCTTTGACCCTATTCCACTTTCTAAGTTTGCCTTTACGCTTCTGTCTCCGTCAATGATATACTGAATGCCAGCCAGCTTTGGTCTTCTTGGATCTATTATGCTGGTTATTGGAAATAGCTTTTCAAATGGTCTATAAGTATTTCCATAAGCATCTGTTTTTGTTACCTGAAGATCACCAGAAGGATTTGCGGCTGTTCCATTTGGGCCACGCATAGTAACGCCATCAATTAAATCATTCATGTTATATTCTACGAAGCACCCATTAGTCATTTTAAATGACTGTGACGTGTTTAAATATCCAAGTAAGCCTGGTGATCCTGTAATCATTAAACTTCTTCCAGTGCTATAGATACATCCCAGAATTCTTGCGCCTCTGGCAGAACCGTAACAGCAGATGCCGTTGATGAGGCAGGTGTTCCAGATATAGTTCCTGCAACAGTAAATGATGTTGGAGTTGCTGCGGTGATAGTAAATACTCCGTTATATGCTGCAAATGTTGCTCCAGATACGCTAATCTTATTTCCAACTGCAAAACTATTTCTACCAGTATATGTTGTTACTCCAGCAGCATACGATATAGCGGTTATGTTTGAATTTTTAAATACTCCACCCGTTTTTAAATTTCTTTTTGTAACAGTAAAACTACAAGATGTGAATGACATCATCATTGTTTTTTCTCTTGAGGCGGTTCCGTTTGGAGAAACTTTTACATTAAACGCACCCTGACCAGCAACTGACTCATAGAACTCTTTAATGTTCATAGCTCCCCAGGCTCCATCTACAGTCATAGAAGAATATGTTGGCAAGCCTACCCAACTAACTGAAAGCATGTCTTTATCAGCAATAAATATCTTTCTTAATGTTCCATTTGACATTCTCTGGGTTTTTTCAATTCTCTGTATATCCAATGTAGCACTTGCCCTATTGTGCTCGCTTAATGCCTGCCAGACTACAGGGGTAACCGATGTGTTTTCAAATGTTATAAGGGATCCAAGCGGAAGGGTTAGTGCCATTATTTAACTCCTACTGTCATTGATGTGCCAGACATTTTAGAATTGCGGGAATCAAGAGTCTTGATTGCTGTGATAGTCTTCTGTGTTACTATATTTGACAATTGATTTATATCCCCATCGAATCCATTAATGTTATTTGTAATATTATATGTTGCTCCACCCATTGTAGCATTATTAGCGTTTGGATTAAAGGGGTTCATGTTAGCAGGAACTACTGCTTCATTCTTATGAAGCATAGCAAGCATATCTACAGGAACACTATTTATTCCAGTTTCAAATTTAGGAATAGAAATTTTTCCATTACTAACATATCCGCCTGTAGCAACGGCTGTTGAGTTATGTCTAGCTGGCCAGATTCCTTCTAGCAGTGGTTTAAAAGATTTTCCATATTTTGCATACTGCTCTATAAATCTTTCAAGAGTAGAAGGCAAAAATTCATCAAGAACTCCATGGCTTTTTATAAGTTCTGTTTTTGGCAATATATTTTTTAATAATTTTATACGGTTTTCTGGGTCTAGAGTGGCAACAACGGCATGGAATGTGTCGGAATTTGTTAGTTTTCCACCAGTATGAACAATAGTGTCCATTAACCATTTTGGACCACCTTTTCCATTTACGGAAAATGCTTCGTTTAAATGTTCTCCCTGGAATAAAGATAGCCTGTCTATTAACGCTTTGCTAAGCCTTGCTACGCCTGGTACCCTTTCTCCAGCTAGCATCTCTCTTGCTTCTTCTCTTGACATTTTTAAAACATCAATAAAATATTTTTCTACAGCCGCATAACCTTTTTTGTTTTGTGACCATAGAGAAGGAGCTCCACCTCGCATATCCCATACCTTTGACATGTCTTCTGGGACTCTAAATAAAGTTTTCCATAACGATCCGCCACTTTCTGCATTTTTGCCTATTGCATACTCTCTTGCCATTATTTTTTCTACAGTAGCAAATAAATCAAAATTAAATATGTTTCCGTTTAAAGAAACATTTTTAGAAGATGGCGTTAATCTATTTAAAAGGTCTTCTGGTAAGCTTCCTCCATGATAAAAATCTTGTTTAAAAAGTTCTTCTAATGAAAGGTCTAGACCTAAGCCTGTGTCGGCTGTAGTTTTGCTCATATTCATCTTTTGTGTTGATCTTAGTGCCTGAATACTTCCTATGGGGGTGTATCTGTAAAGAAAATCAGATATCATTTTTGGTGAAAACTTTAAAAGTTTTTGTGAGATATTGTCTTTTGAGAACATTGAAGTTAATTTACCAACTCCATTTTTTAATGGAGTCATGACTGGGTTTATAAATTTATTTTTCATTGCCGCTGCGGCCTCTCCCAATGCTTGCATGGGATGTAGTGTAGATGGAGGCAAGTTTGCTAACCAATCATCAACCTCGCTTGTGGCGTCAGTTACAGGCCCTGGTGGGGCACCTGGTCCGCCGCGCCTTGGCGGTGGGGTTGGTTTATTAATTATATCTTCAAAATAAGATTTTCCAGTTTTTGATGTATAGTCAAAAGCATTTTTAAACTTACGAATTAGACTATCTGGTTTAAAGCCTATTGCTTTATATAAACTACTTTGAAGTGGCTTTACTTTACCTAAAGTGTTCCAGGTGCCTAACTTTAACAGATCCTTTCCAAGAGACGGTATTTTACTAAGCGCTCTAATTAAAGGTGCACCAACTGAAGATGCCTGTTTTGCTACATTTGCTGTCGGCTTTGCCAGTGCCGATTTGGCAGACCCCATTCCCATAAAGTTTAATGGGAAAAGTATTGAATTTAAAGTATCTCCTTTCTCGCCTTGTCCAGCTAAATTTCTTAATATGGACCCTGCACCTAAAGCATCTGCTTTACCATTCATTCTCATAAAAGACGGGAGCATCTTTCCTGCATCCTGTTGAGATTTTGTTAATTTAGAAACATAATTCTGAAACCAATTTTTCTTTTCTGGAACAGATCTTCCATGTCTGTGTCCTACTGCTCCACCCTTATGCAGTCTGCCAGGAATCTTTAAGTCTAATAATGACTTTATATTTCTTTCAAGTACAATACGAAGGACCTTTAGCTGACCCTCATCAGTTATTCCGCTCTTAGTTAAGATATCGTCTATAAATTTTTCTGGGCCCTGCTTTGCTATTGACTTTCTTACAGAAGCAAATCCTTTAGTAAATTGAGAAGCTTGTTTTCCAACTAAAGTGCTGCCAGCCTTTAATGCTGTTTCAGCTGGGTTGGTTAAATTATCTATTATTCCCCAGTCAAATGCTCCAAGAGTTTTTTTGCCCTTAAGCAGTAGGTTTCCTGGATGCATGTCTCCGTGGCCTAGTATAGATGAAACTGCTCTCATCTTTCCAAAGCTCTTCATTGAAGCATTGGCTTTAAGCCAATCCATGTCAAGGAATCCATGTGGCAACATCGCACCAGCGTCTTCTAGTGTTTTCATTCCCTTTGATGCAAAATCTTTACTTAATATGACAGATAAATTCTTCCACGTGCCCAAGATGTTGTCGGTACTTGGCATTTTAAATCTTTTAGCTATTGTAGAGCCAGTTACTTCAAATGCACCTTCCATTACATCCTGCATAATCTTCATGTAATGTACAGATCCATCGGCTGCCTGCATTATAGACGGCCTTGACTTTCCTGCTGTGGACTTTCCTATATTTATTAGATCGTCAAAGTTTCCAGCCTTTAATTTTTGTCCAACTTTAATTGCTGTAGGTATTTGCTTAATTGTTTTTAGTGCTTTAGGAACTGCTTTTACTAATGATCCAAGTTTTCCAAATGGAATAAAGGTTAAGCCTGCATTTAACCAATCTCCCTTGGTTCCGCTTCCTGCAAATATTTCTTCAAATGGCTGCCCTAAAATTGAGTACGCTGGATCTACCATAGAATTTGTTATATTTTTTGGCAAGAGATTAAGCAATGAAGATCCTGGCATTGCACTGGTAAGCATTAGTTTTATAAATGATTCGGTTAGATGTCTATTATTCCATTTATCCCCAGGTTGCATACCTGACGTGTTGCCATTTGGTGTCACAGCATTTGGAGAGCCAATGCCATTTTCTTCACGGTATTGATCTACTGTCTTATACTTACTCTTAGTCTTCGGCAGATTTCTTCCGTGACGATGACCCACTTCGCCGCCTGTGTGGAAACCAATAGCTTTTTTAACTTTCTTAAATAGCTTGCCCCAGTCAATAACAGACTCCATAGATCCGCCAGAAACTAATGTACCATTTGGACCAATGCTTCCGCCGCTTGGACCAATGCTTCCGCCGCCTTCTATTTTGCCTTTACTTAAAAAGTTTTTATGCTTTTCTGGAATAAACTCTGGATAAATTGTTTTGTATTTATCAGGCAGGAATAATTCTGCTCTTCTGTTTCTGGCTCTGTTCTCGGCAGTTGTATTTGGAACAAGAGGTCTGTACTCCCCGTATCCCACTGGCGTAAATGCTGTACCAGGAACAAACTTTGACATATATTCTGCAATAGCATTTGCTCTATTTTGTGAAAGGATCTTGTTGTCTTTTCCTTTACCTACAGAGTCTGTGTGTCCTTGAACAACTATTGATGCCAGCTTATGTTTAATAAGATCTTTAGCGATTGCCTGAAGTTCTAGTCTTTGCTCTTTATTTAATGTGTAAGAGTTTGTAGCAAAATTAGCTGTGATTGGTGGAACTTCAATTTTAATAACCTGCTTATTAGCATCTTGCCATGCCTCTATTGGGCCCATTAGCTTTCCGCCCTGCATGTTTACATTTATATTTGATGTGCCAGTTCCAAATGAGCTATTATGCTTAGATTGAGGGGTTGGATTTATAGGGCCACCTTGTGCATACTTGCCAGCATTTAATGCATCAAATGTGTCTACTCCATACTTAGCTACGGAGTCTGCTTTAATTACATATTCACCATTTGATAAGTAGGCTGGGATAGAATCAGATGTTGCAGTTCCTGCTCCCCTAATATGTCCACCATCTGCTTTTTTGTAAGGATCAGTTACTTCAATTATCTGGCCCCTGTCGTCCATCTTGTATACAAATACTTTTTCATCTTTATCAGTTAATGAGAAAAATTGTCCAGGCAAAATTCCTCTTTCTTCTGCAATGTTCTTAACCTTTTGTCTAGTTCCTAACTTACCAAACCCGCCAAGACCTGACCAATCTGCCAAAGTTGTTTTACTGATCGTGTTTGTTCCGACACCAGCTTTTCCTAAATCATAAGGAGCATCTTTTGTTCCAGATCCTCTTCCACCAATTTCAAACTTTTTGCCATCGACATAGATGCTAACATTTCCTTTAACATCTATAGTGCTCATTGCGCCAAGCTTGCCTTCAAGGCTAGCAACCACTGCAGCGCCTAAGTCTAGATCTTTTAATCCATTAAGTTTAACTCCAGCTTTTTCTGCTGCGTCAGCAACTGCTGCGAGCATCTTCTTTGATGCTTCGCTTGACTTCCAAGCGCCTCTTGTTGCTTCTGGCTGCTTTAGCAATTCAATTTGCCAATTAAGCATTGCAGTATTTATTGCTGAAATAGAACTTTCTGCATTAGTAATTTTGCCACTTAGATCCCCAAGCTTTTCTCCTGCTAATTGAGCATTGTCTGAGATTCCTTGCTGCTTGCTCTGTATGGCTTCAATTAGTTTTTGAAGTGGAACATTCTTTAGAATATTTGAATCTTCAATTGATTTTTTCTGTGCGTTATATTGAAGCTCACTTTGGTATCCTTGTATATCAAGGCTTGCTTGTTGAGCACCAGCAATGTTTCCAGTTGCAAGTGCGGCATCATATTCTGCCTGCTTCTTTGCAATCTCTCTTCCTATATCGCCTTCTTGCTTTGCTGCATCTAGCGCCTTAAGTCTTGCATCTGCAAGCTTATTGTTTGCATCTATTTGTTTTTGAAGTGAAGCAATCTTATCTCTATCTGATATTTGATCTGCTACAGATTGTCCTCTTGCTGCCTTTTGATATTTTGCCTGAAGCTGTAACATTCTGTCTAGATCAGCATATTGCTTTTTCAATACGCCTTCTCTGTTGGCAGATTCAACTTTTTTACCTAAAGATATCTGAAGGTTATAAAGATCATTTGTCTGCTCTGCGTTAAGGGCTCTTAAGTCTCCCGTGTATCCCTTAACCTGAATTCTTGTTTTTTGCCATAAAGATAAAGCAGTTTCTTGCTCGTTAACTATTTGTCTAATTGATGGGTCAATTTTTGCCATCTCATCAACGACCTCTTTGGTTAAGTAAACTTGATCTTTAACTTGTCTATTAATTTCGTCAATAGCAATTTTTTCTTGATCAAGCATTAATTGCTTTTCTTGACCACTTGAAAAGTATGTTCCATCCTTAGCTGCTTTTTTACGTGCTTCCTTTAAAGCTTTTGCTTGTCTAGACTCGACATCCGTAGACAAAGCCATCATTGCAGTATTTAGCTGATTTGCTTGTTCTGTGGCATTACGGTTAGTTGCCATTGCAGTAGTCAAACTATCAATTGCAGATGCTGCAGCAGACGCTGTATCCTTTATGTCATTAAATCCTTGTGATCGAACTGTGTAGGCAGCGGCATTTGCTGACTGGTCTGATAATGCGTACATCGTATATATCTTTTTAGCCGCATCTTCTGCTGACATGCCCATAGCAATTAACTGTTCTTTAAGTCTTATGGCAAGCTCTCTTTGTTTTTGTGCTTGTTTTTCTGGATCTTTATCAACTGTTTGATTAATTAAATCTACTTGATCAGAATAATTAGTTTTAACTTCTTTTTTTAACTTTTTATACTCCTCAATAGTTACATCTATAGGTGTTCCAGACCCTTGCATGCTTTCGTATAAAAGAGTATTTCTTTCTTTCAATGCCTTTGCATTATTGATCGCTTCTTTGATTTTGTCATTAAAGTTTGTAAACTTAAGGCCTGCTTTTTCTGCAGCTTCTGCAGTCATGCCATATCCTAATGCATTTAGTCTAAGGGCTTCTTTGTGAGCCTGCCATCTATCCCACGCAATCTTTCCTACTGTAGCGACTGTGCCGAGTGCAAGATTAAATCGTGTAAATATACTTAATGATTTTCCGAGTGCTTTGCTGAAAAGGTTTGAGCTTCCAGTTAGCTTGCTTAACATTGTTCCGTATTTAGTTAACTGTGGTGTACCAAGAACTTTATTAGATCCAACTGCAAACATTGGGGTTCTTGCTTTTATAAATTTATCGCCCATAACGCTTGCGCCTTTTCCTGCACCTGCATTCATCATATTTCCCATAGCCAAGTATGGAAGGATGTTTCCAACTTGTTTAATTGCATCTCCGCTGGTTCCGCCAACTTTATCGCCAGCATAATTTGCACCTTGCTGTATTCCAAAAAATAATAATAGCTGCTTTAGCATTGGGATTATTCCACCAAACCTAAAGCCATTTGGAATAGATCCTCCAGCTTTATATCCATTTGGAATTATTCCACCAGCATTTCTTGGAACAAATAGTTCTGGCCCCTTCTCTCCAACAATGTATGGCTGGCCTGCATTAACTGGTCCGCCCATTTCTCTTTTTTCTATTCCGAAAACCAACTGTTTTAAAGTTTCTGTTAACGGTGTATCTTTTTTAGATTCCCAATTTGCAAACTTCTTTCTAAGTATTTCTCTATCTATAACAGAAAGAACCTTTCTTCCCTCTGGTGCAGATAGAGTGGATGAGGCTGCGGATCTTATTACAGAGTCCATAATGTCTGGCTCTAATGCTTTTACTAAATGTCCTTGTGCATTCTTTGAGTATCCATACGGCATTTCTTTAGCAAGCTCGGCTGCAAATTTATCGTATAGAATTTTTTGAGTTCTCTTAGTTAGTCCAGTAGACCCAAAAAGCTTTTCGGCCATTCCTATTTGCAAGGACGTTACTCCCCATCCGCCAGTAGAATCTTTTCCAAATCCTGCACCAATTTTATGCATTGCTTTGCCTTTTGTTAATGCTTCAAGCAATCCGCCAAATCTAAATCCGTTTGCATCAGTTTTAAATGCATTGTCTGAAAGACTTGCTGAATGACCAGTTTGTCTACGCTTTAGTTCATCTGCTGCTACCATCTTTGCTATAGCCGCTGGTGTCATTTGTTTTTCTGGTGACATCTGCAAACCAGAGTGTATTCCATGAAGCTCTTTCCAATTGACGCCTCTTGCATCAGACAGTCTTTTAATCATTGCCTCATAGACAACTTTTTCTTCTGGGTTTAAATCAAATCTTGAGACTGTCTGCTTAAGCTTTGGCAAAGCGCTTTCAATTTCTTTAAGCATACGGCTATGATATTCATCTGCGGTCATACCTTTTGGTATTTGATGAGTTGACTCAGCAAAGAATTTCTTAGCTCCGCTGCCTTTTCTTCCTAATAGATTTATATAAGCCTGATCTTTTACTGACGGCATGACAGCTGAATATCCTCTGAGGCCAGAAGCTGCTGAGAATACTCCAGCTGGCCCTACGTCTGAAAGTATGTTTCCAGATAAATTACCTCTTGCTAAATCTTTATCTCCACGTAAAGCTGATGCAACTAGCTGTCTAAAGTATTCGTCTGTCGTAAACTTAGCATCTGTCGCTGCAATCTTTGGATCAAATTTAGATTCTAGTGCTAACAGCTTTCTTCTACCAGTTGGATCGGTAGGGTCTCTCATTACAACAACTTTTTGTGTTGGAGCATGTAATCCATGAACCTCACGAGCAATTTGTGTTGCTCTCATTTCTGCAACTGCCGCTCTTTCGTCTAACACTGGCTTTACAAATACTTTTTCATCGCCCTTCATATAGAGTCCGCCAACTCCTGGAACAGGGAAGCTGCGTCCTGAAGTAGGGGATAGCATCTCTCCGTATTGAGTTACTGGAGTCTTTGCAAATCTAGAATTGGTAACTGCCTCGTTTGCTTTTTCCATTGCAACTCTTTTTGCTCTTTGTTCTTCAACTTGTTTGATAGTTTTAGGCATACCAATAAAGAAAGGCTTACCGTATCCGTATCTTCCCTTTTCTACAGTTCCTCCAGGAATAGATCCTCCAGCATTTCTTTTAAGAAATGCTCTTGACATCATTATGGCAAGTCTTTGTCTGCTTGCATTAAATGAGCTTCCGCTGAATGTTCCAAGCATTCCTTTTGCAAGGCCAGCCAATTTTGAATTTTCAATTGTAGTTAAACCATTTCTGGATTTAACAAGCGTTTCTAATGCCGCGATAGGCTTTCCATCTCTTGGCCCCATAGGCTGTAGCACTGAATTAAATATTGATCTAAAAGACCTGTCTCCAACTCTTATATCTTTAAATGATTTAGAACCAATTACTTCTTTTTCAAACCATTTTTCAAATGTCATTACTCCATTTTTACCGCCAAATACTCTTGTATCTTTTTCAAGATTTTTAAGCATTTCGTTAAATACTTTATTAAATTGAGCGTTATTTCTTGGATCTCCACCCAGCCCTTGGGCTGCAGTCATCCATGGCTCAAATGGGTGTCTTCCTGCTGCAATTGCTTTTCTAAATTCTTTTGCTAGCTGCGGTCCAGTCATTCCGCTGCCGACTGATCGAGTTTGTTGATTTGCATCTCTGCTCATCCAAATCGGAATTCCTCTACCAACACTTACTGAATTAGCGTATCCTCTTGTTGCCCGTACTCTTTTTAGATCGGCAGCAGATGCTTCAGAAACGTGACTTCTTTCAAAAGCTGTTTCTCCACCAAATTCGTGCATACCGCTCCCAGATGTATTTCCTGGTCCGCCGTTTAGCTCGTACATTAAAGGCATATTTCTTTGTGCAATGTGCGCTGGTATTACTGCTTCTCCAGGTGTTAATACAACTGGGACCTGACCACCTTCTTGTGCATAATAAGATTTGCCTCCAAGAATATTTGTTATTAATGGTAGATGCTTTTCAGTAGCAGCTTTATTGATTACAAATGATCCAGGCTCAGCTGTTGTATGGTATGTATCTGTGTCGCCAGTTCCTGGAACAAAACCACCTTTTGCAAACTTTGGCTTTGTTGTTTCTATGTTGTATCCAGCACCAGAAGTTCTTACCCCGCCAAGAGCTCTTGCGATTCTATCAACCATTGCTTTTGTAGGTCCTTTATGAAACATCTCTTTCATATTAGACTTTCCTGTAACTGGATCTACTACTGGCTGAGAGGTTAGTGGTACTGTTCCTAGGTTTGCTGTTCTGCCCATTCCCGCTGCAGTTAGTCTTGTTGTTTCTGCAAGCATTGCTTCTACGGTTGCATTTAATGAAATAATTCTTGCTCTAGCTTGTTCTACTGTTATTTTACTTTGCTGAACTTGCTGAACAATTGCTGCAGTTTCTTTTGCTGCAAGGTCTGTTATCTGGCTAAACTCTGGCAACAATGCTTGGTAAGAATCAGATAAGCTTGATGTAACAGTTCCTGTTGCCATCACTTCCGCCTTTAGCATCTTAAGCTCTGCTTCAGATTGCATAGCAATAGCGGCTGTCATTGCATGCCATTTTGCAGCTTCTGCTGCAACAATTCCTGTGGAGGTTCCTCCTATTGATGTTAGTCCAGGGATTTTTGGTAGATCACTGTCCATATAAGCCTGTGGATTTCTGCCAACTCTTATATTTACTGGCTTTGATCCTGGTACTGTTCCAAATATTGTTCCTGCCTGTGGATTTCCAGATGGAATTAAGTGAGACATATCTCTAGAATATGGTGCACCAACTAGTGGATTATTTTTATCTACCATTCTTCCAGCGGGTCCTGCTGCCATAATTACTCCGCCTGCTACTGTTGATACTGCTGGCTGAACAGATACTTTGGCTGCATTTGCTTTTGCTTCTAGATTTATAAATGATTCTGCAAGTGTATTTACTGCATTAGATAAAACAATAGTTGCTTCTGTATCCGAGTAGAACGATGTTGCAAGACCTTTAGCAGCAGCATCTGCGGCGATGATCTCTGGTGTTAATAATTTAAATCCTTGCCCACCCTTTGCTAATTGTCTTAGATGGAATATTCCCTTGATTACATATCCAATAAAGTTGCCCATAACACCAGCCAACATAATAAGAGGTCCAGCAATTGCTGTGAAACCTCCTAATACATTTAATAATGTTTTAACTGGCTCTGGAAGCTTCTGGAAAAACTTTATAATTGAGTCGACAACTTTTAATACCTTTGTGCTTATTCTTAAGAATTGCTCTCCTGCGCCAGCTAGGTCTGCTTGAACTGATGCCCAAGCTCTCTTGAACTGCCCAGAGGCTGATTCTGTCATCATCTTTAATTCTCGATCTGAAATTGCTGCTAGGTCTGTTACGCTAGCCTTCATTAAGTCCATTACCTGAAGTGTTTGTGATCCAGACTTTCCTAGGTTTTCAAATAACGCCGACATTCTTGCAAACTGGAACTTGCCAAATAGCTGTTCAATTGCTCTTGATTTATCTAGAGGATTAAGTTTGTCTAGAGCTCCTTGCAATTCTAATATTGTTGCAGTTAAGTCTCCAGCATTACTATTTACAATTCCTTTTAGATCAATTCCAAATCCAGCAAACTGCTCTGTTGCAACTTTAGTTGGGTTAATAAGTGATGCCATTGCTGACTTAATTGCGTTTGCACCTTCTGATGCATTTACTCCGCCTTCTTTCATTGCAGTAAGGTAGAGAGCTAAATCTTTTACATCTCCGCCAAGAGATTTAATTACAGGCCCTGCCTTTGGAATAGCTTCTGTCAGGTCTGCAAGGCTTGTGGAAGTCTGGTTTTCAACTGCGTTAAGGAAATCGATTGATTGTGCGAGTTCATCTGTGTTTTGCTTAAATGCATTCTGAATAGCAAGAGTTGCTTTCATTGCATCTTGTCTATCAACTTCACCAAGAACTGCAAGTCTAGTTGTTTGCTGTGTGGCTGCGATTAATTCATTACCCTGTTGTCCAGTTGCTGCTAGGTCTGCAGCGAGTGCAATTGTTTCTTTATAAGCAACACCGTAGGATCCAGCAATTTCCCTAGCTGTGGCTGTTACATCTTTTCTTACCTGTGCCAGATCTGCAGATGAAGTTGCTGCAAGCCCTCCATAAACTTTTGTTAATCTTACTAATTCTGCGTCTGCTTCTCTGAATGCTTTTTGTGCTGCCGCTCCGAACATAACCAAAGGAACAGTTAGTCCTACTGTAAGCTGACGACCAGCCCATTGAGTATTTTTACCCCAGTTAATAAGACCTGTTGATCCGTCAAGCATTACCTTGTTCATTATTGCGGCTTCTTGTCGAGCAATAGCCATCTTGTTCTTTATTTCATCAAGACCTTTTGCAACCATGACATTGTATTGCATTTGTCCTTGTGCATTTTTGCCTACAGGCTGAACTATAGCCTGTTGCAGCATTACCTGCTGCTTAGCTAAGTCTCTAATTAAATTGCTTGTCTTCTTTGTATGGCCGCTCCAAGCGTTGTAATAATCGTTGAGCTTGAGACGGCCTCTATCTAAGTTCTTTCCGAACTTGTCTACGTCTGATGATAGGGATACAAAGTGTTGCGAGAACTGTCCTGTTGATGTTAGCGTTGTTGCAAACGACTTGTTCATTACAGCAATTTGATTTGCTAGTTTTGCGTTTGTTCCCGCTGTTGTTTCTTGCAGTTTTATGAGTTGGGCAGTAACCGCAGCTAGCTGAGCTCTTAAGCTCGTGAAGTCTGCGTGGGCTGTAATATTGGTCGTTATTATATTATCTGCCATATATATATGTTACTCTATAGAGTATCCTAATCCCGCTCCGACACCAAATCCAGCTTCCGCTGCAAAGCCACCTTGTAATGAAACAACATCATCTGCTGATGCGTTAATACCAAGTGCTCTTCTTCTAACGTCTTCGAAGGTTGATCCCTCCCCATTTTGATTACTGCTTTCATTTAATTCAACACCCTGAATTAAAGCTAAGAACTTTCTTTTCTCTTCTTCAGTTTTTTGCATTGACTTAAAAGTCTGGACCATCTCTGGCATTGAAAGACTATCTTCTAGTTCTTCGTAATTTTTCCAATTACCTAAAAGAAATACTTCCCCTTCTAAAGCGGCTAAATCTAGTTCTGACCAGCCAGTACTGTTGCCGCTAGTAGGTTTGGGTCGTCCATCTTAATTCCTCCGCATACTTCAAGAATGCGATTGATTGTTGGAACGTCAAGTGTGTCTTCAAATGCGTCAATATCTTTAACTAGCTCTGGGAGTTGCTTTTCTAAAGCCACTGCACATGCTTCAATTAAAATTGTTAGTGTTTCGTCTTCTGATGTTACTTCTGCTGTCTTTTGAATGACTATCATAAACTTACGAAGCTCTTTAATTGTTAAAGGCTTAAGTTTAACTGTTGCGCCATTTGCTAGTTGAATTTCTTCAACATCATATACTGTACTTGCCATTTTAATCCTCCTAGGATCTTGTCTTAATTATTGTATCATATTCAAAATACAAGAGCAATAGAAAACCCCCCAATTTCTTGGGGGGCAATCTATTAATTAATTAATATTAATTATAGTGCTACTAGGGTACGATCAACGATAATACCGTATTCAGCGCCAGACTTTGCCTCTACTGGTAGTAGACGGAAGGTTACTGGGAATGTTGTTGCTGCGTTACGTGATAGTGAGAACTGTGACTGTTGTACAGAAAGAACACGACGTGCATAGTATACACGCTCTGCTTTTGTTGCATCTTCTGTAGGTGCCTGTCCAACTGCTACTAGCTGGCGCTCTGTTGGTGCAATACCAAGAGCTCCTGCTTCTAGACCAATTGTAGACTTCTTTGAGTCTCCAGTGCCTGTTACTGCTGCTGATCCTGACTGACCGAATACTGCAAGAACGTTCTCAAGAGTACCTTCTGCAAGCTCTGTTGCGATCATAACTTCCATTGACTCTTTGAAAAGCTTTGCTGAGTCAAGAAGCTGATCTACTGTTACTGAACCGTATGATGGGTTGTAAGTAATTTGAAGACCGTTATTTGTGAAACCTACGTTTCTCCACTTTGCTGCATTTGCTGCTGCGTTAAGTGTGTCTGCGTATGAAACTGTTGCTGGAACTGGTGGTGTTGCTGCTGCGTTCTTTGTAACGAATGCTACACCGTCGGTTGAACCTGGCTCCATGTCTGCCTTGTAGCCCTGTGATGTTGAATCAAGTGCTGACAAGAATAGTGGAGAAGCTCCAACTAGAATATTTTTGGCTGATGCCATTTGTATTACCTCCATTAAATAAATATATATATTGACTTACTTTTAAATCTAAATCAAAGCTGGCTAGGCTCTCTTTTTCCTCTTGCCTAATTTTACTGGATAACTATACTAAAAGCAACTAGTTGAATCTGCCGCTTTTGTCTGTGGTCCTTGAATACTTGACTTCTAGGATCACATCTGTGGACATAAAGCCCTTTAGCTCCATGGACGGATCTATGGGGGATGTCTCTACAATATGGATGCTGTGAAACTTTAGCTTGCTAGGCCTATTTTGATCATTTACATCTACTGCCGATTCGTCCATTCTTCTAAATAGATCAGTCATGAGGTTTCTAATCTCATATATTTCCGTGACGTCTGTGGAGTATATTGTAAATAGGATCTTCTCGCAGCATATTAACCAGTTCTCTTCATATGACATCCCTATCTTGTCATAGATTATATGCTTCTTGCCGTTTAAAAATTGATCCATTTCTGGGGATTGCTGTACTGGGATTATGGGTATTATTTCCGTACCAAGATTATCTGAATAATAGTCGTAGGCATCAAATATAAAAGAATCTTTTAGTTCTTTCCACAAAAATTTACGGAGCTCAAACATTGCGTCTATTTTATAGTCTACGGTCATAGTGAGCCTCCAAATGCTGCATCCAAGGATGCGTCTGCCTGTATCCTTATTTTACCAGGGGTAAAGCTATATTGCACCTTTTTAATATTCATGGGTACGTCCAAAGCCTTTGCCATTTTTAAATTAAATATTCTTTGTAGGCCTGATGATTTTATTGAAGAGTTTACTAATTGCCCGCCAAAAAATCTTCCATAAGATAGTGAGAACTGATGGGATGCTTGTGCTCCACCAGGCTTCCTAACGGTCACTGAGGTGCCTTTGGGCATAAAGACTGTTTCACCATCCATCTCGAATACAAGGCGCTCAGCGGACCTTGGGCGGATTACTATGGGCATTCCAGCTTCCATCACGTCAGCCTTGTTTCCAAATACATATTTTTTCTTTTGTTTTTTATTTTTGGTGGGTACAGATGATTTTGATAATTTAAAATTATAGTTTATTCTAAATGACAAGCCTTCCATTTCAATTGCATAAAGTTTAAATAGTCTAGCAGAAGGCATGCCTGTTTTATTCCATTCATAAACATGGTGCAAGGACCTAGGCTTTGTTCTTGCTTGTGAATCCATATATAGTCCAAAATCTTTTTCTATCTGATTAAAGATAGTTGTTTTAAATAAATTCTTGAATGATTCATTTGTAGTCAATTTAGATATTACTGCTGCTTCATAATATAGGAATGCGGATATCTGTGCAACAGTACTGTCCTTGATAACTCCTGGAACTGAGCCTGCCATTAATCTTTCTAGGCCGCTTGCTGTTTGAATTAAGGCTACGCTAGAATCCAATTTCCTGATTCTCCGATCTCTTTGCAATAGAGTTGTATGCAAGGACATTACCAAATGGATCGGTAATCGGGGTAGAGCTTATAACTTCAAATACTGTTGGAGTGTTATTTGGATAGTTTATTTCTTTCCATACTACATTGCCATTCATATCTCTAACGTTAGTAATTTTTTCTCTATACGTTATTGGGTCTGGCGTTCTTATCTCAAGCATCTGCTCATTCATATACTTGTTGTTAAACGTTTGCTTGTCCCCGCCTCTTCCTGTACCAGAATTTGAAATCATTCCTTTTGCAGAACATGGAACAGACCTAGTGAATATCCATTCTTTTTTAATAGCACCAGTATTTTCATCTTGGGTGTCTAATTGAAGATAGATGTCTAGCTTCATTGGCATTAATGAAGTTGCCAGGCTCATTTAGAATACGACCATGCCATTTGTTACATATGGCGCAAGCAGTTGATCCGCGTATAAGTTTCCAGTTCCTCTGTGTGCGTCTTCCATGAACTCAAACTTCCAGTCAAATGTGCTTATGTTTTTTACGTATTTATCTTTCCATGCACGGTCTTGCTCGAAGTATTGTTTCATTAAAATTTTACAGGCCTCTTTAACATTGTCTGGCACATAGTTCCAGCCAAATAAGCCTTCAACCTGATATCTCAAGTCTTTCTTAAATGTTCCAGAATGGCCCCTGCTATTAACTGATGGGGTAACCATTCCGTTTGCCGAGTATATTGTGTCGTCTTGAAGATCTTGTAGATTAACTCTGACTCCATAATTTGATTCAGAAACTATTGGTATATAAAACCAGTTGTTTACGGAAAGTTCAGAATCAAATACTTTAACGTCTTGCTCATAAAGTTTTGTAATTTGCTCTATTCTAATTGGAAGTGGGAGAATGTCTGACCCATGTCCTTGTGCAATTTGTGTACCAATATAACTATGAAAAAATTGATTTGTATACGCTTCAATTAATTTTCTAGCATACTTCTCTGCTTGCTGTAGATCATTGTATGTTCTATGATTCGGGTCAGAAGGGTCTGTCCCAATATTTAAATCGTCAATTACATCGTATATATTTACATACGGCATAACAATATCTACCATTTGAATGTTTGAAGAGGATACGCCAGATACTGAGTAAGTCCATTCAATTCTAAGCTTTTTAGGTTGGCTTGCAATTGTATGTGGAATTATAATCTCATAAGTTCCAATATCTGTATCTAGTTTTGTGGCAGTATAAGTTGCTATTGTAGCGCTTAGAGTACCAGATGGCAATGCTTCTTTTACTACTGCAGTTACATTACCAGTTGCATCTGTTATTTCTCCACCCCAGTATAATTTAAATCTTACTGGTGAAGCTTGCTTTACATATATTTCTGCCATTAGCTTATGTTAACGTTTAGTTGTAGAAGTCTTGAACTTCCTTTGGTGTCGCTAAACGAAAACCCTCCTCTGTATCAAAGATTTTTTGAGCATCATCTTCAGACATTGCTATAAAAGGATGATCTTTTGTAAAGGTATATCCGTGGATATCGTATCTGTGATTATCTCTTGTCATTCTTACAAGCAGGGTATCTTCTGGTTGCGCTTTTGGATCAAACTTTGGAAGAATTTCAATTTCTTCTGTGTCTCTTTCAATTGCCTCTACCGTACTTTGATATACACTCCAGGTAACGCCTTCTTCTGCTAGAGCTGCAATAATGTCTTTTTTATTCTTTAGGCCTTCTGTATCAACTGCAAAATCTGTTGCAATTACTTTTAATTCAGCCACCTTTAATGTGTCAAACGACATATTTTATTTCTCCTTTTTCTAGGTCCTTTAATTATAGCATTGTTAAATTTAAATGAAAAGCCCCCAAAATTAATTGGGGGCCTTTCTGTAGTCTAATTCTTAATTAATTAAGAAGCAACCTTAACGTTCTTTACAACGACCCAAGCGTCTGCCTGCTCGATTTGAACGCCAACACGAGTATACATTGTGTACTCGATTGTGTCCTTACGTGGCTGGAAGAAGCGGTAAACAGTTACATCACGCTTGATACCAATAACTACGTTATTTGGGAATGTCAAGTGGACGTCTCCGTGTGAACCTGATGGGCTTGCGTATGTACCTGTCTGTGTCTCAGGAAGCAATGGAACTTCAACGATTGGAATACCAAATGCGTATGGAGCTACATATCCTGCTGGGCCTCCAAGAACAGGAACATCGCCACGGATAATGCCAGAGGCAATATCTTGTGGAGTAACGTTCTGAATGTTCTGTGAGTTAGAGAACAAGTAATCTTGGATCAAGTTTGATCCAGAAAGGAAGCGAAGGTCTGTACGACGTTGCTTGTACTTACGTGGCATTGCCTTAAGAGCCTTGTTGAAGATGTCACGAGAAATTCCCGCACCTGCTGCATCTACTACGCGACCATGTGTCTTTGCCTTCTTAACTGCACCGTCAAATGACTTGTACAGCGCATCGCTTGAAAGTGATGTATCACCGTTAAGAATAAGATCTTCGATGTCATTTCCAGCTTGTGTTGCCATCATACGTGCAATATGATCTTCAAGATCTGCACCTTCGATGTTGTCTTCTAGAGACTCAGTTGAAAGTTCCCAGTCCATGCGGAGCTTCTTTGTTGTGAGAGAGATCTTTGAGAATGTTACGCCTTGGTTTATGGCTGTGTTTTCTCCTTCGGATGCAAGCTTTACAAGCTTTTCTCCTACTGACATGCGATCAATTTCTGTTGTGTCGGATTTCATACGAACCGTACGTGCAACCTTACCAATTACGGTAGCATCGAACATATAGTCCAAGAATCTTGCTGATTGTTCTGGGTTTAGAAGTCCACCGTTGCCATTTTCTGAAGCAACATGAACGCCTGAACCACCTGTTGAAGAACCGAACCCAGTTGATACTGTTGTACCAGCTGCTGCGGCCTTTTCTAATAATTCATTACTCATTTTTATTTCACCTACCTTATTTTAGTTAAAGATTTCATTTACGGAACCGAGGAAAGCTCCAGACCATTTTGATTTTGATTTGGTAAATACCTCAGACCCGCCAAGGTCAGAGGACTTCTTAATTGCGGTATCGCCTTCTACGGCATCAACCTGCTTTTGAACACCATCAATGGTGCCCTTTATTTCTGTCACAGCAGCACTAAGTGCGCTGTGCTTTTCTGCCAACTCAGAAATTCTATCGTCGACGCTTTTGCTGAAAGCTTCTACAGATGTCTTAATCTCTGTAACTTGTGCAGCATTTGCTTCTGTAGCTTTTGTGAGTGTCTCTGCGAAAAAGCCTTTGAGATCGCCTAACATTTTTGCAAAATCAGGTTCATCAACCATAACTTCTACTGTATCGGCTGCTTTTTCAACGTTGTCGGCAGAGGCTTCTTCAGTTGCAACTTCTGCAACTTCTGATGATTTGTCAAAAAGATCGACATTTGCTTCATCTGCTGCTGGAGCTTCTACGGCTACTGCGTCAGTTGATTCGATTGCTGCTTCTGCTACTGGAGCTTCTACAACATTATCAATGTTTGTATCTGACATTTTATTACCTCCTTCTACGTTTGCCTGTTTTGCTAATTGTGTTTCAGGCAACGGTAATCTTGACTTCTTAAATGAAGCAAGAATCTTATCTATTTCTTTTGACTTGTTAATATCTGAACTTTCTACCCAACCAATTAGCGAGGCTGGTTTTCCAGATATAGGTGAATCAAAAGTTTTTTCTGTAGACATAAACACTGAGTCGCTGTCTTCGCAATAAAAAATATTTTCTGTTACTACATTTGTAGCAAGGCCTTTGTAAATCATTTGTCCATTAACCTTTTCAATTGACAAGATATTACATAGCTCATTTGCTGGTGAGTCAACAATTGAAAGTTCAACTAGATCATAGTCCTTAATAAATCTAACTGCTTCTCCTGTTGCTTTGTTAACTTCGTTGTCTGACTCTTTAATCTTTCCGCCGATTGAAAAACCAGAAAGAGTGCCATCAAGAACTTTTTCCCAAGTATCTTGTGCACCCTTTGAAATGTATGAAGTTACATAAACGCCATTGTAAAAAGTTTGAGACTTTTGATCGTAGTATGTTTCTGGCTTGAATGAAACAACTTTACCAACTGCATTTGACTGATGCATCTCACGAAGATTTCCTCTGAAGTTTTCAAAAGCTTTTACGCTTGCTTCTGCTGTGACTACATCGCCTGTCTGGTCAACATTGTCTAATGTTGCAAAACCAGATACAGTTCTATTTTCTCGATTGACCTTAGTAAACGGAATCGACAAATGTAGATTTTCGCCATTACTAGACCAATGGCCTTTTTCAATGTTCATATGGTTAATTTTAGTGGTTTATCTACTATAACGCAAATAACAGTTGATTAAACTTATTTGACTTTTGGACCATCGCCCTTGGGGTTTCTGGCTTCTCCGCTTTTATCTGGGGCATTAGCGGATCTTTGCTGATCTCGCTTTTTATTTCCAGTGGATTTTGCTTTCTGGTCAGCCACCTGCTGCGGCTTTAAATCTACCATTTCGTCCCCGCCGTCAACGGTTGTCATATTCTTTCTAATACGAACTTCGTTTGGAGTTATTACCTGCATTCTTAAATAAATTTCATCAATACGGCTTTGAGTCTCTTCATCAGTAAGGCTAAGCTCGTTGAATTTTAATTGTACAACATCTGTTTTTTCTGCAATTAAATAATTTAATTTCTTTTCAAGTCTGTCTTGTGATGGTCTACAAACCTGCTCTTTAAATGTTTTATCTGCATCTCTGGCAGCTGCTAGGTTAACTCCCTCTGGGATACCGATCTTGCTAATTGGAACACGGTGAGCCAATAGAATTTCATCTCTATTAGACTTACGATAGATATTAAATGAAGACTCTTGCTCTCCTGCTTCAATTGGCTCCATCTTAAATTCAGTCTTTGAGTCTGGTGTATCGGCTGGAAGTGGGATATAGAGGGATCTGTGATTCTTGCCTTTTAGTCCAACCTGGAAAAACTCAAGCAATTTTCTTTCTGACTCTGGTGAAAGCTTTGCTCCCTTTACTGTAATAATATATCTTGGGACCGCCTTGTTTTCAAAGTAGTCTAAGTTGTATCTTCCAGCAAATTCGTTTCCTGCCAGCGCTTGTTGTGCTGCAATAATATCTGGGACTCCGTAGTAGTTATTCATTGGAGTGTATTTCTTTAAATGTATAATTTCATTTGGTCGATCTTCTTGACCAGCAATTGGGCTTGGTGTTTCAAGGTCTCCAAAATTGCGGAAGTAAACCGCCTTGCCATAAAGCAATTGAATAAATCCATCACGGAATCTGCGTACACGCATTGTCTTGGCTGGTATGTGGCCTATGTAGCCTATGTCTCCAGCAGTTGTACGTCCAATCTCTATGTAGCCGTTTCCAGTCGCCTCAAGGTCCGTGTAGGCCTTTATAAGGGTCTCTGTAAATGACTCTTCTTCGTTGCAATCATCAAGCCAGCGATCTAGCTGTGTTTTAATTCTATCAATTTTTGCACGTGCTCTGTCGACCTGCTTTTGATCGGTTATGGCATCCATTGCATCTTTTGCTTTTGATGTCTCCGTAAACATATATCCTAGACCAACAATATTTGAAACCTTGGCATTAATTGCTGCGTAGTTATATGTTGAAACCTCATAAATTTTTGAAAGGTATTCTAGGTTATAGGTTGGTTCTACAAGATCAAATAATGCATATCCGCTAATTGCTTGCTGCAAAAGATTTTGTTGAGTACCAGCGTCATCTTTTCCAACAAATGCTTTTGAAAAATCACGGTTGATTTTGCGTTTAAAGTTTGTTCCTAAACCTCTAAGCTTTTTAATTTCTTCTAGTCCCATTTTAAATGGGTCTTCAGATTCTTCTGCTTTTTGAAAATGAAACCAGTCAGATGTATTTGAAATATCAATTGTATTAGATGACTCATCATCTTCTAAAACTTCTATATTACGTGTCATTGCACTTTACCGCCTCTTGATACAGAGTCCTTGTAAACTCCTATGTCGTATGGATCTGGGGGGAGTCCCCATCTAAGTCTTTGTTCTTGCTCTTCAAGCTCTTCGTCATTGATCTTTCTTCTCCCAGAAAGGAATTTAGGCTGGCCCTCATGAATACCGTATGAGCGAACTTCTCTAGCCAAAGCATCGATTCTGGATCTATTGCCTTTGATTGATGTGATCGAAAGAAAATTGCCATCGTCATCCCCAATCCATCTGCCATCAGGCATTTCCCACACATAGATTCCTAGGGTTGTCTCTTCAACAATCCTGGTATTTTTATTTAAGATATCCATAGACCACAATCATACCATTATATAAGACCAAAGTCCAGATTTGTGACAAAGAAATGCAATATTTAAAGGCTTATTGACAAAGGCTCTACAGAAGTCAATGTGAAGGGGGTAAGGTTATTGCCAGTTGTTGCTTCAAGGATGGTCATGCTTGTGTCGTTTACTGTATTTACAATATTTCCAGTATAGAGCAGGTAATGATTTAATACTTTGGCCTCTGATAGAGCAGATTCATATATGGCCAGGTTGTTATACATATGGCCTATGCCGTATTTTGAGTCAGACTGATTTTGATTAAATTTAAGATTTGTCGCATCGGAGGTAAAGGTAATTACAATATGATGAGGTAGGCCTATTGCTAGAAAATCAAATACATTTGTTTCGGATGTCCTATTTATACCATTTACATATATTGATGCAACCGCTGTTTTTGATATGGCTCCTAAAGATGACCACTCATATATTTTTGAAGATGCTGAGACTAGAACATTTTCTCCAGATTCTGGTGTGAATATCATTTCTACCGATCTTACTGGAGGTACATTATTTAATGAGAAGCCGTGGCCAGCATGCATCCTTAATCCATTATTTTTGTTATAAGACAAGACTCTGCTATTGTTTTTAGGCAAAGCATAATCAAAGCTTGAAGATACATAGTAACCAGAATTATCGCTATAAAAGTTTTTTGAACTATAGAACATGATTTCTAAATTTTTTAATATAGGCTGATACTTACTTGTATCGTCTGATGACATGGTAACCCTAATGTATATAACGGTTCCTATTTTATTACTGTTCTTATTAAAGTATGGCATTGGGCTTCCATTTTTACATTCCGCCCATTCTTCTCCGCTTATTTTTACATGTACCTTTATGCCTTTTACATCATTTGACCAGTGTATTTGGCTGGTTGATATATTTAAATAATCGGGGACAATAAAATAATCTATAAATGAGTGGGTTGCTGCTACTGATACATCTGTCTTTGGGAAATATATATACGACCCATCGTCAGATACAGATATTCCACTTCCCACAACATCAGACCAAGATTTAGAGCCTGGATAAGAGAATTTAAATTTAGGTCTTATAGGGAAAGAGTTCATGCTAAACATGTATCCTCCATCTGTATCAACTATTTGAGATGAGTTAATTTCTTTTATACCTTCAACATAATGATTTTTAATTTGGCTATCTGAAAGATTAAATTTATAAAATCCTACACAATCTATTATAAATTTACCATCTGCTGGGCCTGTTTTAAAATCAATATCCGAGTTAGAAAATCTATACCCTTCTGTTGATACTGAATCAACAATGTATCCATTTATATAAAGAGAAATTGAATCGTTTTGATATACTCCAGCAATATATAGTGACTCTATATTTGACACGGTATGTTGTGCTTCAATAGAACCTATTCTAAAAATAATATTTCCATTTTTATAAAAAAGACCTGCATTAATTGATGTGTCTGCAACTATTGTTATATCACTTTCAACTGTCGGTAAAAGGCACCAGGCTTCAATTGTAAAAGAATCATCGCTATTATATTCGTTTGCAATTCCTTTGGGGGTATAGTGAATTCCTGTATCTGCGAGTACCTGGGTTCCTCTTATCCCGCCAGAAATTAAAGGCATTAGTTCTTTGTTTGAAGTGTTTACCGCATAGCCATCATTAACATTTCCAGAATAATCATAAACTGGAAGTCCGCTAAGGGCAGAATATGTGAGGCCACTGTCTTTTAAAGCCTGGTATGTTGCAAATTGTGAGATTATTCCAGAGTATGATCCAACGCTTCCAGATCTAACTTCATCTAATAGATAAAACGATGTTGGATGGTCATTTAAGACTACGCTTTTATATGACATCCAGGACCTACTGCTCTTCTAGTATTTTTACTCTTGCTGTAAGCTCTTGCACCGCTTTAATTAATGGGGATATAAACTCTTCATATCTTAGCGCTTGCTGTCCTTCTAAATCATTAACATCAGATATTAGCCATCCACCAAAATCGGCAACCCCAGAAGCATCTACTACTGATTTGACTTCTTGTGCAATTAAACCGTAGTGTGTTCTATTTCCTTCAATTTTATTATATTTAACAGGATGCAAATCATTTATAAAATCTAGCCCTAGATCTGATGTGGCTATGTTTTCTTTTGTTCTTGCATCAGAAATTGTTGTGGCACTGTTATTCGAATATATATTTTTCCAGCCTCTTGTTGTACGCTGCTCTGGGGGTCCTGCGTTTAGCGGTCCCATGAGACCCAAGGTGAATGTGTTGTTAGACAGTGGAAACCAGTTTGAATTAACTCCAACTGGTGAAAGATCTGTTGCTGAAAAGTTTAATGAGATTCTTGTAGCGATTGGATCAATGTTTGCATTTGTTCCAGCTGGTCCTGTTGCTCCAGGAGCTCCAGGAGCTCCATCTGCTCCAGGCAATCCGTCTGCTCCACGAGGTATTGTAAAGTTTAAAATTACATCGCTAGATGTTCCAGAATTTGTTACTTCCGCATTTGTGCCAGCTGCTGATGTTGTGACTGTTGGAGCGACTGTTATTGTTGCTGCCGCATCACCTTTGGGACCAGTAGCGCCTGTTGCGCCAGTAATTCCAGTCAATCCAGTATCTCCACGAGGAATTGTAAAATTTATTGTTTGAGAGGGGGCAGTTCCTGTTATAGTTACCTGCGGTTGTGTTCCAGAAGCTCCTGATGCCACGGTTCCAACACTTAATACGTTTGCTGGTCCTGGTCCGCCTAAAACGCCATCTACACCTCTTGGAATATTAAATGTTAATGATTGAGATGGGGACGTTCCGCTAATAGTTACTGAAGCATTTTGTCCTGGAGCAATAGTGTTTGTGGCAGCAACCGTTATAACATTTGCTGGTCCTGATGATCCTTGTGGTCCAGGGTTTGCTGCAATAAATGCAGCTATATCTGCACCAAGAACACCTAGATCTCTAGGTACGTCTGGGGAGTCCGTGTATGTTGGGAAGTGCCAACCGTTTATACCTGTAGTAGCCATTTTTTAATTATACCATAAAACTACTCAGTGCCATCTGAGTAGTAGGGGTGCTTTCTATTATGATACCAATTTGGCAGGGAATACCTTGTGCCAGAAGTAACTGCATCTACTTCATGGACATACACAAAGTTTGATGGGAAAAACAATATTGTGCCTGCCTGTGGCTTTAGCTCAAGGCCAAGGTGTGGAAACCTTAACGTCCCTCCTTCGTAATCATCGTTTAAATAAAGAAGTGCAGATAAAACCCTACTGCTAATTCCGTGGTCAGAATGAGCTGGGAGGAATCCGCTTTCCTTGTACTTTAAAACGTGCATTGTTTTTTCTCTAGCCTTAATATTTTTTTCAGCATAAGGGTAAATTGTAAAGTAATGTTTTAGAGCTGTTTCTAAAGAACCAAAAAGCTCTGACGATATGAAGTGTTGCTCTTTGTAAAACTTGTCATCTAAACTAATATCTTCTGGTTTTGGTAAAAACTTTTGCCAGCAAAAAACAGTTTTCTCTGGTCCGCCATGATCATAATCCCAGGCAGTCCATTCTTTAACAAACTCTGATTTGTAAGAAGGGTCTTCCTGTCTTTTTATTTCTAAATCTTCAATCTTATCAATAATAAGTTGTGGGCTTTTAATTATCCCATTATACTGAACTACGCCCAATGCAAGCTGTTTAAATTCCATTAACATCCCTCAAAATCTGGATCCATAAATTCTTTTTGCGTTGATTGCATAAAGAGTGCTGTGTACCTGTTGCCAGTTTCAATTTTTGAAACACCATGCAAATACTCATAGTCGTTTCCTGGAAAAAATATTGCTGAGTACTTTTTAGGGCTATGCGTAAAGTTTTGTTTTGGAAAGTATATGTCTCCTCCAGTGTACCCATCATTAAGATATATTACAGAGCTATATTCTATAAAAGGCTCTTTTTCTATTGCGTCTATGTGTGGGTTTCCGCTCATACCTGGGCCCCATCCAGAACCAAAAGACTTAGTAATTATTACATCCCTGTCTGTTTCAAAAAATTCTTTTTGAATTAAATTAGCTTCCTTTGCATACTTTCTAAGTATGCTTATCACTGTATTGTTGTATGGGAATGCCGTTCCGCCATTTCTATCAGCATAGTAGTCTGGGTATTCATTTACGGATGATGGGTTATTTATTTCAGATATCAATGAATGTGCGTCGTAATCAGTAATAAAATCTTCAATTATTTTTATCTTCATGCTAGTGGTATCCACCTTTGTTCTGGGTAACCGCCGCCAGATATCATTGAAAGCGGTGTTATATCATATGCAATTGTAACTCTTTGTTCTGGCTGATCCCATACCCCTATTGCATGTGGGTGCCCAGTCTCAGAAATAATAGCACGGTTGTTTATATTTATATTTTCAAAAGGCCTATCTCTATTTATTTTATAATACGTACTTGATGGCTCAGCCTTTACGCAGTAATATCCATGAAAATATGGCGCACCAGTACCACCAGAGTGATCGTGATAAAGGTTTTCATTATTAAGGTCAATCTCTTTTTTCCCGTTATCTGAATTAAACCATCCATGAATCATAAACTTTTCTTTTTCAAAATCAAGGCCATAGTGTTGGCAAGCCTCTTTTGTGAGATCTCTGAGGCCGACATACAGGTTGTATATCTCTGGATTATAGAACTGGAATACATTGAACATGAAATCAACTCTTTGCGGATTATAATTTTCAAAATAGTGCTTGGGAGCTTTTGATAAATCTATTCCTTCTAATGACTCATTTTTAATATCTTCCTTTTTGGACATTAAAAAATTATACAATGAATCTAAGTCATTGTTTAAATGTTTTTCAAAAAATCTATGCTCTATGCTCATTAATCTATGCTCCTTGTTTTATTTAAGTATCTTTCTCCTGCAATTTTATTAAAATCTGATTCGAACGGGTCATACTCTACATCATCATTTTGATATTTTATTTCTTTTAAATTATTAAATATAATATTGTCTTTTATATTGTATTCATCAATTTGTTTTATTATAGTGTTGTATTTATGGGTTAAAGAAAATGGCACATAGTCGTATTCGTTAAGTTTTTTGCCGCTGTCTTTATAGATATAAGTGGGCACCTTATGAACTTGTATATTATTTTTTACACAAGACATATATAGAACCTCTTCTTCTCCATAATATTTTAGCTGCACTGGCCAATCGATCTTTTTTAATAATTCTGTTTTGCCAAAAATAAATGACCTATCTATATTATTTGATAAAGCGTATTCATCACTATAGACTGATTGTGTTTTATACACCATATCATTATATACCTCCAGAGATTTGATCGCATTGCCAGACAAAATAAAATCTTTTTTATTTATGCTATCTATTAGGACCATGTCCCACTGGTCGCATAAATTAATTCCGTCTGAACATATCATTGCATAGTCAGTATTTATGGAATCTAAAAAATGTTTTTTATATTTTATTGGGCTATCTATTGCGTCCCAAACTTTGTGCTGATAATTCATATAAATATTTTTTTGTCTTATATTAAATTTTTTATAATGGTTTATTGAATTTTGATCTATTATAGAAATCGCTATAATATTGTTACCGCTAGATTTACTTATAATATCATTAACGACATTAATCAAATCGTTATTTTGAAAACTATATATAAATAAAGCAATTGTTGACATTATAGCAAAGGTATCCAATGTTGTGGTTGTGCGTCTATTGCAATTAAATTGCTTAGTGGAACTATGTCATAGGCTATTGTTATTCTTGGGCCTTCCCAGTCCCAGTCTTGCATTGCATGTGGATGACCCATTTCAGATATAATAAGTCTATTGTCTTTATTTTCATTTGGAACATCTTTGTCAAAAACTTTATACCATGTCGTTGATGGTTCAGCCTTTACGCAATAGTATCCGTGAAAATATGGCGCCCACGGTCCTCCATGGTCATGCCAATCCAATCTTCCTTTTTTGTTGTGGTTTATGTTGAACCATCCTTGGATCATATATTTCTGATCTTCAAAATTAACTTTGTAGTATTCGCAAGCCTCTTTAACGACATCAGAAATGTTTTTATATAAATTATAAATACCCTTATCGTAAAACTGAAATACATTATACTCAGTCCACTTAATTGTTGAAACACTTGAAGAAGATAGCCATGCATCTTTTTCAGTAACAGCAGTAGTTCCTGGTAGCTCACGCCTTTCAATTCTTCCGTATTGTTTTTGCAAGAAATCAGATAAAGAATCTAGGTCATTGTCTAAATACCTTTCAAAAAATTTATGCTCTGCACCTGTTGGGTGGGGTGGTAATTGATAATTATTATTCATTTTAGTCTCCTTATATATATGTTAGCATTTAATGTAAATAATTGCAATGCTATTCGTATTTCTTTCTTCTCCAGGCGTGGCTTTTATAATATGCAAATATCTTAGATCTTCTTCTCTCTTCATCAACCTTATTGATTAAATGTTTCTTTACAGAGTAATCTATTTCCATTTCCCACTCATCCCTTTTAATTGGGATCATTTGGAATAAAGGGGTCCCTTTTGGAATAATGCCAACAAAATTTCTTTTTACAAAAAATGATATGAACACTGGCAAGCCCCATATGTCTGAGTCGACAATTCCAGACAGAACAGTAAACGGAAGATCGTGTCTATTCATTGGGTGTGTAATCAACAAAGAATAGCCTGGGGGTGTCTCATAATACCAATGCATTTTAAATCCAAAATGTACTGGGTGATGCTGGTACGGTACTGCGACATCTATCATCAATCTTTTATCGCAAACCATTACATCTCCGCCCCAATTTAAAATTGGTTTCCCGTTATCGTCCAAAGACACTTCAACATCTGTGTCCAGCCTATATATATAACCAGAAGTAATTGCATCAAAAAATGGCATACACAGTTTGGTCGAGGATGCGCTTCCATCTGTTCCTCTGTCGTTAATTGGATTTAATGAGGAAATGGTATTGTTTTTATAAAATCTAGATATTTTTTTATACCACTCAGGAATAAATTTAATTGCTGGCTCTGGTTGAAGGAGACTGTCCTTTAGCTCAATTGCTGACGGGCTAAAAATAATTTTTAGTTTATTTGTCATACATTTCCTGTATTTGTTTTAAAAGAATGTCATCTGCTATAAAAGAAATTGTATAAATGTAAGATCCTTTTTCTATTATCCCACAATCATTTTCAATCATGTGCTCTGGGCTATTGGTAAAATAAAAATCTATAAACTCTGTATCTTGTTGATCCAGATCTGGGTTTCTTTTAAAAAACTTAACTTCTTTTGGCATTATGTTAAACGATGTTGGTTTATCTGAGTAAATCTTTGCGTCCACATTATAGTCTACTATCCATGGCATAAACATTCTAAAGCATTGGTTTGACAGCATGCCAGTACTATCAATATTATATTTATTCCTAGACATATAAAATTGTCTTTGGTGTGCTTTATCTATTGCATATATGCTTTTATCAAAATTAATTAATAGGTATATGTCTGAGTAGGTGTGCTGCTCTAAAGTAATGACGTTTTCTTTAATTGAAATTAATTTCGGCCTTTCTCCAAATATTCCAGAATACATGTTGATTGGCTTAATAGGATCATCTTTATGCTCAGATAAAACAAAAGACCAGTTTTTCCATTTTGGAGGAAGTAGCGACTTGCTAGATATATCAATAAAATTAAGATCTTGCATCTCAATCCAGGACTGGGATTGCTCTAACATTATTTAAATATTTTCTTTGTCCAGAACTTCAGCCTATACCCATTTTGAAAAACAGTTCTTACTTTTAATTGCTGGCTTAATATGGTGTTATCTGAATTTTTATCTTTTGTAATGAAGCTTGTCCAGCTATCTCTTTTAAATGGAAGGACTTGAATTATTGGTGTTCCTTGCTTAATTGTTCCCTTAAAACCCTTTTCTACAAAAAATGATAGGTACCCGTCTGATATATATGCATCTGTATCAATAATTCCTGGAATAGAGTGTATGGGTATTCCATCTGAGTGTATTGGTTCGATAAATAGAGCGCTATAGTTTTTAGGAGTATGAACTAGCCACATTGGATGAACCCTTAACACTTCAGGGTGATAATATTCTTTTTTTGGATATTTTTCAACTTGCTCTGGCGTATGGTGAGCTATTATTTCTCCATATTGAGAAAACTGACTTATTGGTATTTGAATTTGCAGCCTAGGCCCAGTGGCATCTATATGAATATCTACTGGGCATAGCAAGTAGTATCCCGCAGTCATCGAATCAAAAACTGCTTGGCATTTTTTTACAGTTAACTTTAAAACTCCACTTACTGGATTCTGGCTATTATCAAGAATAGATGGCTGTGTTTTCCACCAGGATGGCATTGAGGATACAATTGGTATTGGCTGGGGAAAGACTTCGGCAAAATCTTTTCTCTTGGGGAAAAATTCTATTTTTTTCATATCATTCTTTTCTCATGGCTTCATTTGGCATAATGTCAACTACTAAGTGTATTCTATCATACTCCCCATCATTTCGAACAGAGTGATATTTTGCATTATTAACTTCCCAGCATTGTCCAATAGACATCATTACAGAGGACTTTTCGATATGGAAAACAACATCTGGATTTGTTTCTAGAGGTATGTGGAATCTTCTCATGTATTCATAGTAGTCCCCTGTGTCGTAGTGACCAATTATATTGTTTCCTGCTTTTAAATTATTTAAAGAAACTTCAGCAACTTTGCCGTTTACATGTTTTTCTAAATGTTTAATTATCGGATCTATCTCTTCTGCCAAGGCAATGTCGCATTTTTGATCTGAGTGTATATCTTCTCCGTATGTCCAGCTTAAATTAGTTTCATTTATAGTTATTGGCGTTACGCTATCATAAACATTTCTAGATCCGCCGAGAGCACCAGAAAAGGTACTGTCTCTTCTGTCATACTCTGATTGATTTTTGTCAAAGGTAATATTTTTTACAATATTCTGCAAATTATCTATATTAAATATATTTATATATTTAAAATGAAAATTTTCTTTAGATTTTTTTAGCATATAACTGGACACCATTTTTGGTAATATTGTCCGTTTAAATAATGTAGTGGCATAATATAAAATTCAATTGCATTAAAGTTTTCACCTAAGTCTTTAAAGTTAATTTTTTTATTTCCACTAATTATTAGAAGGTCTTTATCATTTAGATTTGTTTCTTCATCATTAATATATATTGTAGAATTGTTAGAATCTATTACATATAATCCAAAATAGCATCCAGGAAGTGATGAAACATAATCATACTCATGTGTTTTAAAAGACCTGTGAGCATAAAACAGATTGCCAGTAATATGCTGCATGCTTTTTTCTGAATTTAATTTAGATTCTAAATTTAGCTCTTTTAAGCATTTTGCTATATTTTGATAAATATGGTTTATTTGCTTGTTATAGGTAGTAAAAATATTAAACTGATCTTCGTTAAAAAATGAATACTCTTTATCAAAAGAATATTTTACAAGCAGACCATTTGAACCTATATGCATCTTTTCATTCATTTGAGAAAAAATTATATTGATATCTTTTTTCAATAAATCATTATTTATGTTAATAATATTCTTAATCATCTTATTCCCATATTCTTTTCTCTGCCCATATGCACGGATATATGGCGTCTCTCGGTGGAGACTTTTCTACTTCATATAAAATCTGTGGTTTTAAAAAATGTTTAGTTTCTCTTACCTCATCTTTATTGTTAATGCCTAATGCTTTACCTATTGCTCTTGCATGCGTTTCATCTGCGGCTGGACTAGACGATCTAGAGTGGTCTAGCAATATTTTTTCATAAGGATAGAATATTAAATTTCTTCCATAACCACCGAGTGCTGCTAGGATTCCTTTTTTTCTAAGGTCTGGTGAGGTATAAACTCTATCTACGTTGCCAGTTGGTTGAAATGATATATATGCATCTGGGTGCTTGTTTCTGATAAAAGACGAAAAAATAGTTGTTCCTTTATCATGCTTATTATCAAGATATAAAGAAATAACCCCATACATCGCTGAGTCATTACTAAATTTAGTCACCTGTATCCAGGAATCCCCAAGTTCTTTTGGGTACTCCTGGATTTTAGGAAATATCATTCCATCAATAACTTCATATGGTTTTTCAGAAGTATCTGACATAAACCTTACTTTCTAATTACTGTCCTACGACTGGGTTGTCTGAGGCGATTGTATAAGAATCGTGAACAAGGAATCTTTCGGTATAAAATACATCGTAAGGCTCTGTGTTTATACATACTACTGGGTAAGATACATTTGGAATTACATCTACCTGTATAACCTCAACCCATTCTTTTGTATCTGAAGAGAAGACTAAGTCTGTTAGTAGTAGTTCGCTAACATTTACAAACTTAGATAAGCCATCTCTTTTTACAAATATGTAGTGTGAGTCTGCGTATGTCTCTCCATTTACAACTATAATTGTTGAAGAGTTTCGAGTTGCAATTGATGTAATTGTTGTAGTCTTTGGTGTTACTGTTGGATCAACCACAGACCAGTCTGGATATTCAGACTGAGGTCCAGGGAATTCTGTAGGCATTGTTTCAATATCTGCTGATAGAAGAACGTCTCCTACTGCTAAATCGTGAGCTGCTACTAATCCATTTGTTGTCTGTACCATTGTTGTTGCGCCAAGTGATTTAAAGCAAAGACCACCAGAGAACCCATATGGAGTAAATCCAAATGGAGTAAATCCGAATGGTGTAAAGCCGAATGGTGTAAAGCCAAATGGCGTAAAGCCGAATGGTGTAAAGCCGAATGGTGTAAAGCCGAATGGTGTAAAGCCAAATGGCGTAAAGCTAAATGGAACAAAGCTAAAAGGCGTTGTTGTAATTGTGCTTGAATTTGTTGATCTTGCTGAAGTTCCATTTGCATTTATAGCTTCGACATTAAAGTACCAACCAAAATTGTCTGCCTGGCCTGTAAAGTCAGCCGTTGTTCCTGCAGTATTTATTGAGTCTGGGGCATTGCCGCCATTATCAAAAACATTGTAGCTAGAAATTGCTTTCCCACCAGTTGCTGGCGCAGTCCAAGATGCACGGTTATTATTTTGACCATTATTTGCAGCAGATAATCCAGTTGGTGCAGCTGGAACTGTTGTAATTGTAATTGATGCTGTTGCAGATGATGCTGCAGAAAAACCATTTGCATTTGATACTCTACCAGTAAATGTATATCCTGTTCCAGATGCCATTCCTGTTGGTGTTAATGTGCTTGAAGCACCTGTAACTTCTGATAATCCGTTTGGAGTTGCTGCATATGTTGAAATTGCTTTTCCTCCAGTTGCATTTGCTGTAACTATAACAGTTGCTGCTCCATTATTAAACGGTCTACCTGTTCCAACATCTGTTGCAGAAACTGATGGTGCCTGTGGAACTGTAGTAGCAGTTACTGCTGACGCAGCAACTGCATTAGTATTATTATCTTTATATGAATCATATGATGCTACAGAATAAGTGTGGCTTGATTCAGAAGCAAGCCCTGTAATTGTTGCAGTATTTGTTCCATACGCAATTGTAGCAACTACAGAGGCCCCCTCATACACCTTATATCCTGTTGGGGTATTTCCACCTACTGGCGCTGTCCATGAAACACTAATTGCACCATCATTGTATGCCCGTCCTGTTCCTATATCTGATGCTGAAACTCCAGTCACTGGATTTGGACCAACAAAGTTATCTTGTGCAGATGATTTCTTACCTATGTGTTTTGCCATCTTATACCCCTTTTTATTTTATATTAATTAAGCTTTTAGATCTCCAGCAAGTAACCATGCATTAGCTCCAACTTTAGTTAGTGTTGCTGATGAATATAGTGCTCTTAATGTTGATCCTGGTGTTGAATAAATTGTAACTGTGCCATCTACTGGTGCAAAGCTTGCTCCGCCTGCGCCAGATGATTGCCAGAAATCAATTGATGTTCCAACTGGATATGCTGTTGTTGTATTCGTTGGAACTGTAATTGCAAATGCTCCAGCAATATTAACTAGCTGATCCCGCAGAGCAAGTCCACCAGTTGACAAGTTATAAGCTCCTGAAACTGTAGTTGTTGTAGTTGTTAATGACGGCACTCCAGCTTTTGTTTGTGTTCCGTCTGTAAATGCTACTCCTGCTGCTGCAACTGTTACTGTACCAGTAAATGTTGGTGAAGCAAGAGGTGCTTTTGCTGCTAAATTAGTTGTAACTGTTGATGCGAAGTTTGCGTCATCACCAAGTGCTGCTGCAAGTTCATCAAGTGTATTGAGTGCTGCTGGAGCTCCTGTTAATAGTGCATTTACTTGTGATGTTGCATCTGCGATTGCTTCTGATTTAGCAGTTGCAATTGCTGTAGCCTGTGCTGTTGAAACTGGCTTTGATGCATCTGCTGTATTGTCAACATTTGCAAGTCCTACTGAAGACTTTGTAAGTGCTGCTACCGCAGTTGAAACCTTTGTATCAGCTGCTGTTCCCGCTGCTGCAATTGCTTCTGATTTAGCAGTTGCAACTGTTGTATCTGTTGCAAGAACTGAAGTGTCTGCAATACCGTGAACATCTGTGGTATCTGAATTATGTGTTGTGATATGTGCTGTGGTTGCAAGCGCTGAAGTGTCTGCAATACCATGAACATTTGTTGTGTCTGCTTCATGTGATGCAATCGCTGAATTTCTATTTGATACTTCTGTTGCTACTGCTGCAGAGATTGCTGAAGAGCGATCTGCTGTTTCTGCGGAGACTGCTGCAGTTATAGCAGAGTTTCTTGCAGTTACTTCTGCACCAATAGATGTATCTGTATAAGTTCCTGCTGTTACAACTGCTGCTGCCTGTGCTGCATTAGCTTTTGTAGTTGCATCTGCTGCTGCGGTTGAAGCTGCTGTTGATACTGCTGCTGCTGACGCGGTTGCTGCTGTTGATATTGCTGCTGCCTGTGCTGCGCTAGCTTTTGTAGTGGCATCTGTAGATGCTGCTGCAATTGCTTCTGATTTAGCAGTTGCAACATCTGAAGTGGTTGCAAGCAAAGAAGTGTCTGCAATACCATGAACAGATGTTGTCTTATTTGCATGTGCAGTCTGTACAGTTTGAGCATTTCCTACTGCGATATTTACCTGTGCATCTGTGTAAGAAGCTGCAGTTGTTACTGCTGTTGAAATATTTGTAGCAACCGTAGTTGCAAAATTTGCATCTGCTCCAAGTGCTGCTGAAAGCTCATTAAGGGTATCTAGAACTGCAGGTGCGCCATTTACTAAATTAGTAATTGCTGTATCTGTGTATGTTCCTGCTGTTGTGATTGCCTGAGACTTTGCAAGAGCTATTGCTGAAGTTCTAGCAGTTACTTCAGCATTTATAGCTGAATTTAAGCCAGACTGTCTAGTTGTTGATTCTGCTGAAATGCCTGAATCAACATAAGACTTTGAAGCAATCGTTGATGTGTCTACTTCTAATGTTATTGTATTTAATGTATCGTCATAAGCTTTTGTAACGCCTGAACCTGCAACTATTGCTCCTGCAATATTGTCTTGAACTGCCTCTGCAATATCTAGTTGACCTGCTGGAACTTTACCAGAAGAATTAAGTGAAGCTACTCCATTTGCTTGTCCAAGATCTGCTGCTAGCAAATATGTCGAGTCTGCTGTATTTTCAATTGCTGTCGCTGATGCGCTGATTGCTGAATCTACATATGACTTAAGTGCTACTACTGTTGAGTCCACTGTTATCTGGATTGTATTTGTTCCATCGTTGTATGACTTTGTGAGTCCCGCTCCCATTGAAAGGGCGGTGTTAATTGCGTCTTGGGATATTTCACCAATCGCTACATCTGAATTGTTTGCATATGCAAGGGCAGTCCATGTAGAGGATCCGTTACCGAATTTAAATAGGTTGGTGTCTGACTCGACACCCATTTCTCCTGCTGCCAAAATTGGATTAACTGAGGTCCACTGTGAAGCTGTACCTCTTCTTACTTGAATTCTTACTGTTGACATATTTGCCACCCCTTATTTAGACTTATTTGGTAATTATAGCACTACAATAATTCCAAAACAATTAGTTAATTGTTCCAGAATCAAAGGTCATGCTGTATGTATCTGTTGAGTAATCTCCACCATCCGCAAATTTTGTGGCTGTTGTATTTACTCCGTTTGCATAAACTGTATAGATTGGCTGGCCGTTATAATCCATAGCCAATCCAATATCCATAAATGTTAAAGCGCTTGTGTCTTCCGCCGCATCTGTTAGAAGGGCAATTTCCTTCCAAGCACCATTAATCTGGATCTTTAATCTTCCAGTTGATGAATCGAAGGCAAGGGGGGTTGAATTTAAGACTAAGTTGTCTACATTTACTGCTGCATCAAATGTTGCAGGTCCTGCTACGTTAAGGCCATTTTTAACCTTGAAGTTTTTATTTACTATTGCCATTTAAGTTCACATATCCCCTAATTGTTTTGGTGGGGTTTTGAAAGGACCCCATACCTTTTATTAATTATTTAATTAGTGTTGCATAAACCATTACATCTGTTGATGCGTAGGTTGTTGTTACTGATATTGAAACGCTACCTGAAGCATATGCTGCTGATATTGTTCCTAGATCGGTTCCTGTATTAATTGAACCAAATTCTGTTACTGAAACGTTATTGCTAGTATCAAGTGTAAGTAGAACCTCAGAAACCTGAGTATTAACACCATTCTTTAGCTTAACAAGTGCCTTTGCTGTACGGTAGTCAGATCCTGACCATGTTAAAGCATTTACAGTTCCAGCTGAAGAAACTGTTGTAGTCGCTGCTCGTACCGCTGCTACATCATTTACATTTACTACTGTAAACGGTGCTGTTCCGTCTTTAGCATCTGCAAGTGCATCTGCTGCTGTTGCTTCTGCTGCAGATTGTGCAGCAGCCTGGGCTGTTGCTATTGCTGCATTTCTATCAGTAACTTCACCTGAGATTGCTGTTGAAATTGCTGAGTTACGGGCTGTAGCTTCCGCTGCTACCTTTGTAGTAGCGTCTGTTGCTGCTGCAGATATTGCTGCTGCTTGAGCGGCGCTGGCCTTAGAAGTTGCGTCAGCTGCTGCAGTTGAGACTGAGGCTGCATCGCCTGAGACTCTAAGGGCTGCTTCTGCTGCTACCTTATCTGTTGCATCTGCTGCTGCGGTTGAAGCTGCTGATGCTAAACTTGAAGCTACATCTGCTGCGTTTGCCTTTGTACCAAGAGCTGTTGTTAATGTTGTTGAATAATTAGCATCATTATTAATTGCGTCTGCTAATTCATTTAAAGTGTCAAGAATTCCTGGTGCGCCATCAACTAATGAATCTACTGCATCTGAAATTGCTGTGTTACGGTTTGAAACTTCTGTTGCGATTGCAGCTGAGAGCGCTGTTGCTGCTGTCGCTTCTGCTCCAGATTTAGCGGCGTTGGCCTTAGAAGTTGCGTCAGCTGCTGCAGCAGATATTGCTGCTGCTTGAGCGGCATCTGCCTTTGTACTGGCATCTGCTGCTGCAGTTGAAACTGAAGCGGCATCTCCTGATATTCTAAGAGCTGCTTCTGCGGCTACTTTAGCTGTTGCATCTGCTGATGCAGTTGCCTCTGCTGCGGTTTTTGCTGTTGCAATTGCTGCATTTCGGTCTGTAACCTCTGTTGCAATTGCTGTTGCAATTGCTGAGCTACGTGCTGTTGCTTCTGCCGCTACCTTAGCTGTGGCATCTGTTGCTGCATTTGCCTGTGCGCTTGATGCTGCACCTGCTGCATCGTATGCGGCAGCTGTTGCTGCTAATGCACGAGCATTTGTGAAATATAGATTTGATCCTTCTGCAAGATCGGCAGTATCATGGTTTGAAAGGCTTGAAACTGTTCCTGTTACGTTACCAGTTAAGTTACCAACGATAGATGCTGTAATTGTGCCTGCTGCAAAGTTTCCTGAGCCGTCACGCTTTACTACAGTATTAGGAGTATTGGCTGTATCTGCTGATCCGCCAACTGTGCTGATGATAAAGGCTGTTGATGCCTCTGTTAATACGTTATAGCCATTTACCGTTGCGACGGAACCGTCGACGATAAGACCATTTTTTACTCTAAAATTCTTATTTACTATTGCCATATTTTATGACTCCTCTTACTGCTTTATTTTAACGCTGTTCTGAAATATCTTACAGTTACTTCGCCTGATACTGGGGTGACTGTTAAACTAATTATACCATTCGCAGATTCAAAAGCTGTCGTTGCAATTGATGAATTAGCGTTAGTTACAATGTTAGATTCTGATACATAGATATCAGAAGATCCTCTGAGTGCTGTGATGTTTGAAAAATAGGACTCTCCAGTAGATGCCTTTACAATCTGTAGGGCATAAGATGCTGTCCGATAATCTGCAGAGGCATAGGAGTCAACAGTTGTCTTATTCTGTATACCAGAAATTGTTAGATCATTATTTCCTTCTAGGCCCATAAGTGTTTCTATGCTTGTTGCTGTATTTGAAAGTGTGCCGACTGACTCCGACAATGCATTTATTTTATATGTCAAAGAATTTGAGTCTACTGAGTTTGTTATACCGACTACATTTTCTAATGCTTCAATTGCGTCATTAGCGTTAGCATGCTGTGCTGCGTGTCCAGATAACTCATCTGTTGAAAGTGGATTAGATAGATTATCTTTAGTTGTTGGAAAAGTACTTGCCATGTTGCCTCCTGGCGTATTGCATAAACTAATTATATCTTATGTATAATTATAATTTAAGCAATAACCGCTGCAATTTGACTTTGCTTTTCTGCAATTGATGTGTTTAGTGCTGCAATTGTTTCTGCATCTGGGGTGGACTTTGCATTTTCTGCAATAAGCTTTACCTCAAGTGCATACATCTGGTACTCTAGGTTTCTTATTTCTCCTTGAGCAATTGCTGCTTTTTCATCATTAGTTAGGGCTGTGTATGTAGTCATTGTATTCTCCTTAGTTTATATTTCTTTTTTCCGATTCAATAGCTTGAATCTTTTCTTCAATTAAAGATATGGCAGAGTTTATCTCTGAAATCTCATCTTGAGTCAAATCTACGTTTATTTTATTATTAAGCGTATACTTTTCACCATTTAGGTTTTTTAAGTATGTGTTTATAATAAAAATCTTTTCTTCTGCTGTTATAATATTATACATCATTAAGACCAACCTGACCAAGTGCCATCTACAAATGTATTTGTAGCCGAATTATACCCATACATTCTTGCTCTTAGATATCTTGGAGAGGAGCTGTATGGGAGGTCTGTGGTGGATCTAACCCAGTAGTTCCAAGAATAGCCGTTTACGGGTCCCTTTGTCATGGTTGTTGTATAGTTTATAGTGTTTCCAGAAGTTATAACTGTTCCGCTGCCTGCCCCTGTTCTAACTTCCCACTCTATGCCATATGCATCAAAAGGTCCTGTCCAATATCCATTATCTATTCCCCATTTTATCTGCGTTGCAGTTCTTTCAAATTGAACGTTGGGGGCAGATATATTAACTGTTGGATCTACCGTAGTAGTTCCTGTGGTATATCCATTTGATCCATACCCATATCCATTTTTATAAGCAGCAATTGTTACATAATATGTTGTGCTGGCAGATAGACCTGAAATTGTTGCAGAGGTATTTGTTGTTGTTGTGTCTAAAATATTGCTTCCCCATGCAGATGTTCCAACCTTTACGGAGTAAGATGATGCACCTGTAATTGCAGTCCATGATACGTTAAATTGGTTATATGCTGCTCCGCTTGTAGAAGGAGATGGAGTTCCTGGAGATTTTACCGTAAAAGTTCCACTGCCAGTTCCTGCATTTGATGTCCATATTCCATCAAAACCAGTTACAGATATAGTGAATGATCCTGTTGAAGCAACTGCCACGCTTGTACCAGTAGTAGTTCCAGATGTATAATATGAACCATCTCGATTTATTGTATATGAATGATATAGTATGGTTCTACCTATTGGCGAAGTTGAGGCAGACCAAGAAAAAGATCCACTATCTGCACTGGAATCATCACTACCAATTACATTAGTTGGGGCAGTAGGATATGGCTCGTAAAGAGAAGATGAGGCTGAAGCTGATCCATATTTATTTGAAGCTGTGACAGTCTGCACAACACCATATCCTGTTCCAGCTACTGCTGACTTTGGATATACTGAAAAATAATTTGTTTCGTTGCCGTCTGCAATGTTATCCCATATATAGCTTGTTTGATTTGATGGAATATTTACTTTTGTTTCAACATTATTGCCATACTTGATTACATCGTAAGATGCTGCTCCTGGTGCTGCAGACCACTGAAGGTAAACTCTTTTTCTAGTATTTGTTAAGCTTGCATCTACTCTAATCGGTCCAGCTGAGCCAATTCCAGAATACGTACCAGATGCACCAGATGAATCTGGGTAGGCTTGACCGTTAGTTGAGCTAATTGAAACTGTTGTGGCATTGCTAGAAGACCAAGATCCTGAATATGACAAGCCATTTACACTTAAAGATACTGTAGCTGTGGGGGTTAGGGTCGTGTCAAATGCTGCTTCCATGGTTGCTATTCTTGGAAGTATTGTTGCTCCAGTTTCCAGTAAAACCGAGGTCGTGCCTCTAGCATTAGTTGCTTCTACTCTACATGATATTATTTTATCAACATCAGCAACTACTGTTAGGTACGTTTGTGAAGTTGCTCCAGAAATTAATGTTCCGCTTCTGTACCATTTATAAGAATATGAAGATGCTAAATATGCTGGATCTACTAGCCATACTATATTTGCAGTATAAGTTGTTCCTACTGTAGCCACTGGTGTTCCAGAAATTGAAAGAAAACCAGAAGATAGTACAGGGTAGTTTGGATATGATAACTTCCATCCATTGTCGTACACCCAGCCTTTGGCAGCAGAAACCCAGCTAGAACCATTATTAATTCTTAATGATTTAGCCTCTTGCCAGGTCGTTCCATCATGTATTTTCATTTATATCCTAGTACTGTATATAAAGATCTCCAGCAACCATACCCGTAGCAGGTAGTGCGCCAGTATTGTTATAGAATGTTTTTGCTCCTGCTGAAATTGTTGTTGAGCCTCCAAGTGCAACAGAGGTTCCGTTTATTGTAATTGATGAATTTGCAAGCTTTGCATTTGCAATTGATCCAGCAAGCATAGCGTTATCTACTGTACCGATGTCTGTTCTAGTAACCGCTGTGCCATAAATTTTTGTTTTATCTATTGCTGCTGAGGAGCTAATGTCATTGTCTACAATTGTTCCATCAGCAATTTTAGCTGATGTTATTGAGTTGTCTGCCACACCAGTCTGTATTCCAGTTACTGTTGCGTTGGTAAAGTCTACTGTTCCCAAAAATACTGGATTTAATTTAGTTGCATAGTCTGCAAGGTTTATTGTAGACCAAGAAGCCTGAGAACCGTTACTTGTTAAATACTTACCTACGGAAGAAAAGCTTTGAGCTGGTAGTACTCCTAGAACTACATCTGCACCAGAAAAATCTACTGTTCCAGTAAATGTTGGTGATGCTTTTGGCGCATATGTTGTTGATGCGGTTGCTACTGCTAATTTAGCATCTAATGCTGTCTGAGTAGCTTGGGAAATTGGTTTTAAGGCATCTGTAGTGTTATCCACATTTCCAAGCCCTACCATTGATTTTGTAATACCAGAAACTGTTCCAGTAAATGTTGGTGAAGCAAGTGGCGCATATGTTGATGCGGCAGTTGAAGAAGAAAGCTTAGTTCCAACTAATGTAGTTAATGAAGATGCAGCTGTTTGATCTGTAGAAATATAATCTGCAATTTCTTTAAGAGTATCAAATGAGTCTGGTGCTGCATTTACAACATTTGCTATTGCTGCTGTTATATCTGAGGTTCTTGCAATTGTAGTAGGAATAACTGAGTCTAATATCTTACCGCTAGCAACTCCAATTTTTGCATACCCTCCCGCTAGATCCGCATCAGCTTCCATAACATATCCACCTAATCTGTTGTCTAGATTTGATATTGTTACATAATTATTTGCTGTGTATGCCATCAAGTCGTCTGTGGCCTGATTTATGTTTACATAAACATCTGTAAATCTTTGATTGTTTGCAACAGATGCTCTTTCATTTGTAAAATAAAGATTTGCTGTTCCTTCAGTTACAGAATCTGTTGTTCCAGAAAACGTTGATCCTCCAGTACCCGAAGCCCCTGTGTCTCCACGAGGAATTGTAAAATTAAGTATTGCCGCGGATGTGGTTCCAGAGTTTGTTATAGACACTGAAGATCCAGCTAAGCCTGTTGTAACTGATCCTAGTGCTACTGTTGCAGCTGTGCCGCTAGATCCTTGTGGGCCAGTTGCGCCTGTTTCGCCAGTGTCACCTTTTAATCCTTGTGGACCAGTTGCGCCTGTTGCGCCAGTGTCACCTTTTAATCCTTGTGGACCAGTTGCGCCTGTTGCGCCAGTGTCACCTTTTAATCCTTGTGGACCAGTTGC